ACCAAGGAGTTTCTTGCGAGGATCCACGACTTGATGAAGATTGATTGAGCACAACAACAACGGGGTTTGGTTTATACCCCATTTTTTTTACCACCTGACCAGTGCCGCGCTGAAATTGACGACAGACACACACCACACTACTAGACGATCGGAACACGGATGTCCGAGTGGTTAAGGAGGCCGGTTTAAGCCCGGCTGGCGAAAGCCTCGTGGGTTCGAATCCCACTCTGTGTACCAAACCAGATCCGTAGCTTAGTTGGTTAGAGCGCCGGACTCATAAACCGGAGGTCGCGGGTTCAAATCCCGCTGGGTCTACTTTTTTTATTGAAAAACCACGCGACAATTGACGGACACCACATGGTTACTATTTTGTAGACACCTGTTCAATATGAACACCATAACCATAGGGAACACCACCGTATACGTACCCGAAGAGTATACCACGATTCCATGTGGGGATTGGGACAACAACTATGTACTAATGCCTGATGGTTCATGGTCGGCAACCGAATCGATGTGCGAAGGATACGACGAGATTTCAACAACAGACTGGTTGGCATACTACACCTACCTCAATGAAGAGGGACAGTATGTATTCAATGGGAAGCAAACGGAGGTCACCCATCTCATGAGTAAGTACCGAAATGAATATTGCGATTACGATGAACCATCTGTGGCTGGGTTATTCGCAACTGACTCAGATTCAGATTCAGAGTAGTTACCTTGTATTCCATTCACGTAACGTACAAGTAACAAATATATAGACCACTAGCGAATGTTCTCTAGAATAGACGATTTGTTTGTTATGATTCACACAGTATTTTTTGTACATATTCCTAAGAAACACAACGTCTTTGATAAGGGTATGGTGGTTGTGTTTGTATCTTGGCGAGTGTAAACATCCTTTAAAAACCACATCGGATGTATCAATGTTACACTCTTTCATTCGCTTGTTTAAATCATCGGTAATACCAATCTCAAATTTCAGATTCTTATTCTTATAAATAAGTGGATCTAGTACCATTTTACGAATAAAAGAGCGTAAACTACCACGAATGTCCAACCTTGTTGAAAAATATAAAGAACCAAGTGACATAACATTTACTGTGTGTGTAGACTTAGGTTATAAAACGACTTTATAAAACGTTAGTCAACTGAAAAACACGCCACGATTACCCAAACACGTCAAAACGTGGCTTTTAAGCCTATAAGAACATTCATTTCTAACTCGTATAAATTGACCCACTCAATGTTTTCATTGTACATTGTACAACAATGTGTTATGATTACAAGCCATATGCACGAGAAATTATATTGAACGACTCATATGGTGGTTTTGGGTTCTCAGATGATTTTGCAGAGTTCATCAAACAAAAACACGGAAAGGCATTCTATCAACTTACGGATGAACGTACCGATCCAACAATCATCTCCTCGTTGAAAGAGTTTGGGCTAGAAAAAGCATCTGGAGAGTACTCCGAACTGACCATACGCTCGATACCACCGTATCTGTGTGCAACGATTATAGAGTATGATGGGCTTGAATCACTCCATTTACAATTTCCATGGAAAGAACTTGCTATCGCACTGTACATGAACCACCCGGATGCACCCTTGCTCATTGCTGTAAAAGAGGGGAAGATCTCAGGTATCGAAACTGGTAAGATTATTATATCGGAATGATGATTGTTCAAATACATCCAAACACCAAACTCCAAATAACGTTTTCAATCCTGGCGGATCAAAATTTGGCTGATTCAGTAAAAATGCTCAAAAACGCCTACAAGTGGCTCTCAGCGCCTACAAGTGGCTCTCAGCGCCTACAAGTGGCTCTCAGCGCCTACAAGTGGCTCTCAGCGCCTACAAGTGGCTCTCAGCGCCTACAAGTGGCTCTCCAGACCGCCTACAAATGGATGTATACGGTACATAAATGACACACGACGATATTTCAAATGTATTACGGATATAACCAAACACCAAACTCCAAACTCCAAACAACGTTTTCAAGCCTGGTGGATCAAAATTTGGCTGATTCAGTAAAAATGCTCAAAAACGCCTACAAGTGGCTCTCAGCGCCTACAAGTGGCTCTCAGCGCCTACAAGTGGTTCTCCAGACCGCCTATAAGTGGCTCTCAGCGCCTACAAGTGGCTCTTAAACTAGTATATGCTATGAATAGACATGTTCATCCCATCACACACTCGGTTTATGAGGGACCACAACACGGATACGTACCAAAAACGGTATGTAATATCTAATAATGTTTACAGAGTCATTATACCAGCAAATCACTGGGATAAAAATACTAACAAAAAAGTGCTGCGCTGGTTAACATCACACAATCAGTGTATCCATAGCCCATTCCCACACGGAACCCTGGTGCACGAATCAGAAGTCACAAAAGATATGCTCATAAACCATACGTGTGAAAAGTGCGGTAAAATATTAACATCCTTAAAAACAAAATCAAAACATATGAATACGTGCGCATCCAAACAGGGTTCCTTGTTGAAACAAGACTCGGGGGAGCTTGATAATCCACGTACTACAGCAGATAAAACGATCACAAACAATCATAACATACAAACCCAAAACAATGTATATGTACAAACGAACATAGAACTACGAGAGTTCGGTAACGAAAACCCCAAATGGCTTACTAAGAATCTGCTGCATCAGATGATGGACAATATTTATCGCGCGATACCAACGATGATGGAAAAAAAGCATTTTAACGATGCGTTTCCAGAAAATAAAAATCTAAAAATGTCAACATCTAAAGATTTAAACAAGCGCATTCAGGTATTCAGTAATGGAAGGTGGCATTATAAAAATAGCAAACAGACATTCTACAAGGCCCTTGTGAATATATACGAGATTATGTCGGATGCTCTATCGGAGGAAGTAGATGAAGATGACGATGACGTACCCGGTGAAATCAAAGAGTTTCAACGGTCTCAGAGATTCATACACAAGATGAGACAGATCCGACCCGTTTGGAAATCGTTCCAGGATAAGATGGAAGATTATGATAAGGTGTTGATGGATGAATACTGGGAAGATTTAAAAACCCTTCTCCTGGATAAACAACTCGGTATCGAGCAGGGATTTGACTAGATTTCCGAAATGAGTTCCCTGATTCCCTTGACAGGGTCATCGTGGTACTCGAATATCTTCTGCGTGATCTTGGCAGGAGAAAACCGATTATCCGGGAGTTTAGACAATAGAGACGTCTCAATCGCATCCCCGGTGATACCCTCGTAAATCTCATTGATTTCACTGCGGGAACATTTCTTGAAATGTACAATCATATCAATCCTTCCTGGGCGGATGAGTGCCGGGTCAAGCGCAGATGATTTGTTCGTCGTCATAATCAGGATACGCCCGGGTGTTTCAAGAACACCATCCATCAGGTTCAGCATCGTGCCCAAGTCAAGCTTTTCCATAGAAGAACCCCCTTCTGATGGGTGAGCGTTCGCCATTGGGTCTCCCCCTGTAATCGGAAGTGCCGTGTACATATTCCCAGGCATACCACCACCCCCTCCCATCGTCGGCATCATCGTTGAGAATCCGTCGCTGCTCATACCAATCCCCGCATCTCTCGGGTTGCTTGTTTTAGAAGCAGGCTCAATAATATTCCCCTCATCGTCGATTCCCTCGCGTTTCCCGACAACATCCCCCATCGTATCAATGTCCTCAAATACGAGAAGGCGCTTCTTCATCGGAATACTCAAGGTCCGATTCTCACCGCGCTGGTTTACGTGAACATCCTCCGAAAAGAATAGATTTGTCATCTGGTCACGCGTTGTGTTTACACCCATCTTCACCGAAAACACGTGTCGGTCACATTCGTTCGCGATCGCCTTGATTAGAGACGTCTTGCCGCACCCCGGCTGACCATACAGAAGAAACCCAAGCGTGTACGGAATACCGTTTCTGTCATACCATTCACGGTTTTCCATAAAGAACCGCACACGCTTCCGCACAACCCTCATCGCATCACCATATACATTGGCGAGGTTTTTAGACGTATAAAATGGAGTGAACCGGTACGTAAGAACCTTTGGTGCCACTTCGTATCGGATATTTCCATTGGTGTCCTTCGGGAGTGTGATGGGTAAATCTTCAAAGTAGTAAAGCCGCTCACCCAGTTCATTCCGCATATCAGACATGTAATCATCATATAGTTTCTGAATCCTACGGCGGAGATACGTAAGGGTGAGGGTGTATGAATATACCTCAATCGTAATCTTTTCCAGTGTTTCTTCTTTTCCAAGACTCGCATCCATCTGCTTGAAAAACACACCATCTTCTAGTTTTACCTCGTCGGTATGGGCCATATAATATCTCCCGCTTGAACGGAGGAACTTCGCCGAGTCCCGTTTCGCGGCATAGTTTAGGATCGCATCTGTGATGCGGTGCTCCTCCCTCTCGACGTCAGACTGTGATGACTCGGTCTTGTAGGAACGATTGTAGATAATAGATGCTGTTCGCGTATCGGTAGGATGCATAGGAATAATGTGTGAATATTTCTTGGCCACGTGTGTTTCAAAGAGGCCCTTTGCCCAGTTTGCGACGTGGGGAACCCAAGTCGCAGCCTGCTTTACGAAGAACATCACCATAAATGCCCAGATAACACTGGTTATCTTAGATGTATTCCCCATCATCACCATCGTGCTCATCTGACTCATCATCATATCAAGGCTGTTGAATGCCATCTCGCAGGTTACCTGTTTGTGGTTGTCTTAACTGATTGTGTAAGTAATCCAGTGCTTAAGTAGATTTGCAATGTCGGGCTGGCTGGTCGCATCGCTTATAAATACACTAACCGTCGTGGTTGGTCCGATGGTCACGCCGTGGTTGAATCAACACGTGGTAGGCTCCGGTATCATCGGAGCATACTTCGCTGGGTCTGCGGTAATCGCAGCAATGATAACCATATTATCCACCGGACACATCCAGTCGCCGGACCCGTGGGTCCTCCTGTCGGGATTCTTGTTCGGTGCCGGTGTGCTGAGCGTCCAAAAGGCAACGGAGCGGTCACCAGAGCCAGCCCTCGCCGTCGCGATACCATCTACACGGGCGTTCCTAACAGCCACCCTCGCATTCGTTGTTCTGGGCTCTACAACATCGTTCGTATTGGGGTCGTCGTACGTGATACAGGCAGCAATGAGCGTGATACTGATACTGGTTGCAAGAGAATACAACCCCCGAACGGAGCCGGAGCCGTGGTATATGTATGCGGGTATCGCAGCGGCGCTTCTTTCCGTATCGGACATCATCTTAAAATACTCTGGTTCGTTTGATACGGTACTCGGTGATACGTCTTGGTTCGCGATGGCGGGGTCGGTCCTCCCCCTGGTGATGAACTACGTAAAGACTGGTTCTGTATTCCCTGCGTATCGTGACAAGGGCACCGTAGACCAAACACGGTGGTGGACTGTGCTCGCAGCAATGGTGGTTGTGTTTTACATCCGGGTGATTACACAGGTGTTATCAATCTCACTAGCACCCAATCCAGCCCTCCCCCGAATCGTTGGGTCGCTGGCGATACCACTCGTCGCACTGTATGCGTGGTACACAAAGAGATACCGCGTGACAATCCAAGAGGGGATTGTCTTGGTCGTGATTGCGGTTGTATCCGCGTCTTCTGGGTACATCGCAACTATTTCCCAATAAGAGTCATCATCGTCTTCAGGAGTCGGACCTTTACGTTTACGTCGGGAGTGCTTGATGTCCGTGCGTCTCTTTCGGCAGACAGTATCATCTCACCAAGAATGTCTGGTGGGGGAACTTTTGAGGTCGTAGGAATATTCAGTTGTAACTCTTTGTGATCTTCTTTGAGGCGCTTGATCTGTATATCAACACGCTGAGTCCTTCCGAGTTCTGCGATTTCTATAACCTTGCGTACCTGAACCATAGGGTCCATAACCTCACCCCGCGGAGGTGCCAACGATGACAATAGTATGCTCAGGAGGAGCGGGGTAACCGAAAGGTATAACTCTGACTTTGCGTCACCCGCTGGTCCAGATGGTGTTTCCGAACGAAACATTGGCTGCATAACATCTTTTATAAACACTGTGTATGATACAATATTCTGCAGCACCGTAGTAAAACTACTGGGTTGCTCCCCAATGGGCTTTGACTCAACCATACCAACCGCACTCTTTGTAAACAACGAGAGGGATTTGTTCAATATCATATCCCACATACCCGATGGCATGCGCCCACCCGTTTCGCGCCGGACTGACCCGCGAAGAATCTCTCGGAGAGGCCGGGTTGTATCTATTTTTTTATCACCGAGTGTTGTCAAATACGCGAGTAAACAACTGGTTATTTGGCTGCATGCGGCTGAAGATTCCGTGCTTAATACCTGAATTGTCTTTACGCAGAACGAAACAAAAATAATATCAACCATCCTATTCATATACGATGTCTTCATACGCGCGTTCTAGATGTACGAAATGCGGTAAGTATCTTCTCGGGAAGGATCTTATCCTCGTTCCCCTGTATTGTATGCTTACACCGACTAATGGTTCCCGGAGATACATCCACGATGCGACAAAACACCCGATGCGTGAGCGCGCTGGATGTTGCGTCTAGGATATAGGATAGCACGGATAGTGCAACCGTGGTAGGCGTATACCCCTCACATACGCGAATCTTGGTAATCTTCTGGCACATCGCTTCACCGAGCCGCATAACCTGCGGGTCAGAGATATCCAACACGGTACAGTATCTTCCGATAAAGTCTTCCGGGGCGGTAGATGACTCATTTTTCTTAAATATAGGGTGGTCGATACCGGAGGTAACCGTCTGATATGTCCGTATACCACAGCTGATATCCTTGTTGCGGATACAGAAGCGTTCCGCGATCGCAGATGGGTCGCGGGGACTGCCTTCCATCTTACACGCGTAATACACACACGCTGCAATCATACCGATGCGCTTCGCACCACGTGTCCGATAGTGTTGCGCGATAATCTGATATATTGTTTTCGCGGTGTGTTGAATCTTCTTGGGGATTGACCGCGGCTCCTTTGAGCAGTGCGTAGCGATCATCTTGTAAACCTGGTAAAGTCCCCTCTCGCGCGACGGCATCACTCCCCACTGTTGGAACCTCCGAAGGCGCATCATATCAGAACTCCTGGACCAGCGGATGGTTGTTCCCATAGATGATTGAGGAAGGTGTGGGTCAATCGGTGCACCAACTCTCTCGATGTTGGAGTTGTGCCGGTCTGTTGTACGTCCCATGGTGTTACATTCTAGAATGATCCCATCATCTACGCCACATTCAGGACATACCCTGCGACCATCAACAATCGTCATTTCAGCCGTGGCGCTACACGCCGCACACCCGATTTCTTCGTCGGAAGCCGCATGTGAACCATCGGGGACACATTCACCTGAAGAAGCCCACGGCGTAATCGCTAGGAGACATGCGCGTATGACATTCTCAGAATCGGTCATAGTAGTTCGTGGATTTGTATCATCATCTGATTCCATACTGTTGGGTTGTAATCTACACCCAACTCGTAGTCATAGACGATCAATTCAACGAAATCACCTATCTTCCTATTGTAGATGGGAGCAGCAGCCAGTATACAAGCACAAGAACCAGATGCGCACATCAGATACCGCGAGATTATCCGGCAGATCGTTTCCAAGGGCGGTGAATCGACCAAGATGTCGGTGTTACATAGGTATACGGGCGATGTTCTACATAAATCTAAATCACTACGACCCATCCGTACTCCAAAGGATGTCGCATACGCGACTCGGCCCACTCTTCTCGGCAGAAAGGGGCCAAGTCATTTAATTGGGACCATCTCTGAAAAGACCCTTCAGACAATACCTACGGCCCCGTTGACGGATGAAGAATCCAGAAAAATCGCCAGCGCATACCGATTGCTGATACACGTTTTGAATGTGTGTGCAGTCGTCCTCGGGTCTGAAACACCCAGTCCCCAAGAAGAGCAACAAAACCGCGCTCTGTTACACACACTGTCAACTCTGTATAACAAGGGACCCACACAAGGAACCACTGGTCCAAAACCAGCCACCGGTGATTCACTCAGGCGGAAGATGATAGACGAGATCACGTCAAACGCGACAACCGCGGTTACAATCTTAGAGGATGAGATACAGAGGCGGAGGGGATACAACGCGTTCATGGTGTTTTCGGATAATCGCGTGGTGATCCGCAAACTCGGGGAATATATCACACCGAGGCGTTCCACCTTGGAAAGAGGAATCCAGTCCGGGAAACCACAAGACAGCCTTAGCCTTTTCAAACTCGTCTTACACCACGTAAATACTCTCACGATATGCGGTGATGGTAGAAACCAGACACTCTTGCGTCATTTATCCAAAAGCGGGGGATACCCTGATATTCTCATGGTAATCGTGTCCGATATGGCATCGCTATTAGAGAGTGAGAAGCACGTCTCTTCGGTAATGAGCACAATGATACGCTGGGCACGGATGCGGCTGCGAAGCGCAATCGCATACGGTTCCAAAGAAGATGAAATTGTGGAGGGTGCTACGATGCGACAACTCTTTATGAAACAGGGTGATGCGCTACACAAGGCAACCGAAACCGCGTGCAGCGTGTTTACCAAACAGTTTGGACAGGTCACGTTCCAGCCCGAACCGAATGGTGTAGTCGTACACACGAGCGATAAGGGTGAAGGCGTTACACGAGGAACCCCGGTAAAAACCCCTTCGCGGCCAAACGCGGGTGCAAAGCGCCTGTATTCGCAGGTCCAGCGTGAGAACAGAGCAGTCGCCGCCGTCGCGGCAAAGACATTTGAGTCGTTGTTCACCGTGACGATTCCACCCACGCCGCCCCCACCTGGTACTATCAACATCCCCGTTGATATGAACATTAAAGATACTTCTTCGGTGTCTTCACCTGGAGTAAAAACACAGAAGGTATACGTAACATTGCATCCTGAAATCGTCAACTCAGCGGACCCAGTAGCCACGCTGTCAAACGCTGCGGCAGTCCTAGCGTATACCATCGCGGTGGCATATGATAATCTATGGACGATACTAAGCAAGGAAAATATGAAGGAGGTGTATGGTCTAAAATAGAATCAAGTGGAAACGGGATTGACTAAAGATTCCCTCTCTTGTATTCGGGCTTGATGAAAATCTCGTACGCCTCGTGTGGTGTTGTGCAGGGTGCGAGAGAGAGGCTCTGGTCGTACTCTACGCCCATCGCGATGACTTCTTCTAGTATGGCGTCCTTGTTTGGCATTGACCAGCGATGAACCTGTGTGCGAACAAATGCCCCCCCGTTGTCATACAGGTCTTCACGGAATACCGCCTTGTCCTCGCTCGGTATCGCGGTGAAGTTCGTTTCAATCCTTGACCCATCCTTAAAATGTACACGACTATCGCGCTTCCTGTCCTTTAGATAGTTCTGAATATTCAGTCCGCGGAGCGGTACCGAAGTCGGGATCATCGGGTCAAACCTGTCGCGGTCCACCACGCGTAGTACCAGCCGACCCCCGGGCTGGAGCCATCGTATAGCATTCTTGATAGCAGCCCGTCTCTCGTCGTGGCTGTGATATTCGTACAGAGCCCTATCCTCAAATATCACGTGCGTGAACGTGTCCTTATGGAATAACTCGTGGTCGTGCGCGGCGTCACCGAGGCGGACCCTTGCCTTTGGGGCCATTGTGTCCGCTACGTCACGTAGCTTGGGGTACCTGGTTATACCGGTCACATCCGGCGAAATCCCACACAGGGCATCCAAGAAACGACCGGTGTTTGCTCCGATCAAAAGTGTGCGCGTCTTATCCCGGGGATATATACGAAGGAATGCTGACTTGTACAAATCTGAGCACCTGCATATGTTCTTACTATCCGGATAATAGGATTGATGAATCCTGTTCACGTAGAAATCATCATAGAAATCCTTGGGCGTGTCCACCACCTTGACGGTCTTGTTGAATCGCTCCTGGTTTTCAAATCCTTCGGAAGCATTCACGCGACGTACCTCGATATACCGGACAACCCTGTCACCGATAACATACACCATTATCGCGATGACCAGTAACAATAAAATCGCGATACCCGCTGTTTCTGCGCGCATCTCTGTATCTGATGTGATGTTAGAGAAATGTATCTACTCGCTGACGACAGAGACGACAACTCTTTCAAAAAGGTGTCTTTCTGCGGGTTTCCAAAGCGTGATATCCTCGTGGCAATCCGTCGCGAAATTTTAAAGGGTGACCCTGCTACGACCGCTAGGTGGGTGGCCGAGGCCCACGCGAGTGGCTGGATATCCGAGATGTTCAATGTATTTGAAGATATCGCGGTAAAAGACATCGGCATTGGTAATCCTCGTATGCTCACGTACATCCAAGAACGGAGAAATGTGATACGACAGTCAATCCAGGGAAAGCACTCATTTTTAGAAACCCGGAATGATTCAACGGTGCGATACGTGCTGCTAGAAGTCGCGATGATCCAGATGGCATCCCAGAAGCGATTGCTTCCCAAGCTAAAAAAACTAAAAGAAAGGGACCTTGGTGGTGAAGAATGCATGCGCCGTCTCCAGTGTTTTAGCGAGAATCATACTGAAAAAGTATGGGATAAAGAAAAGGACCCAACTAGTCTAAAAGGAGTCTACAACGAGTTGTTTGGTGCGATACAGCGCAAGGACCTGGACTCCACGACCTACTGGTTATCATGGCTTCGTATGTGGGAGAAAACGGGGCAGCCGACCCCTATGGGGGACGCCCCGGAAGAATGCCCTATTCCCATCCGGGGCTGGGTTGGGTGGAAGGTGTGGGTCTACATCCAGTCCGATGATGTGATATGTCCTGGGCTTGTAAATATCTTATACCAGATGTCCTGTCGGGAAATAAAGGGCACGCGGAAGACATTCCGCGACGACTGCATTCTCCTCGCGTGCATCGCAATCTGCGAGACACTGGACACATCCCGACCGCTGGTAGTCAGCCCGGGAGACATCCTACAAAAGGCGGACGCGAGTGTAACCGATAGGGTCTATCGTGAGATGGTGGAATCGCTGCGCGTTTAATTTCTGATAGATAGTATAGTCAAGATATGTCCGGTTCTGTTTCCAGAGATAATGCTACACCTCTAGTTGGCGGCCGGCACAAGCGTCGTCGTTCAAAGACGCACAAGAAGTCGCACGGCGAGTCCTCGCACGCGAAGAAGGCTGTCGGTAGCCGCGCGGAGGTATGGCACGGCAACGCCAAGCACACGAGCGGTGGCCTGAAGAAGAAGGACCTTATGATGAAGCACGGACACATTGTCTCAAAGAAGGCAAGTCAGACGGCGAAAAAGAACTTTTCCAAGAACCTCCCCAAGAGCGTACGCGCCCCTCTCTTCAAGAAAGGCCACAAGGGTCATTCCAAGACCCGCCGCCGCAGCCGCAAGTGAGACTATTGGCGCGACGTCATAACCGCCGCCCACTGATTGTACGCGCGACGTAGCAACTTTGGGTCGTTCGCGATATCATCTGGAAGGAATGTCACGATATCATCTATCGTGGATTCGTTCACGGGGTACATCCCCGCATCATAGAGACCAACCAGTTCTACGTCGTCTAACGGACCACCTGCATACGCGTAGTATTGACGCCTGGCAAGGTCCACCGTGTGATTGTCTCTGGTACCCACAACAGCCGCAAATGCCCTTCCGAACTCTTCTTTGCGGGGGCGTTTCTTCCCACCCGTGTTGCGATACATACACCTAAGCTGTTCCCACGTAAGTTCGCATCTATCACACGTGGTGCGCGGGTTGTCCTCGCGAACCAGGGTGTTTCGGGTACTCGGCGGGTCACAAAACGATTCTTCTCCAAACGGGACTTCCTGAACCATCTTCCCGAATCGATCGAGGGGAACAACAAGCACAGCGGCATCGTACGAGTTACCTCCTCGCGATGTTATCGTGGTTTTCTTTATCGCCGCAAAATGTGTAACGGGTGCTAAGATACACGATAAGGGTGTGATATCAACACCCGCTTTTTGAAACACATCGGTCACCGATGACCTGTATTGCGACATATGCTACCTTCGCGTGCTGTACTTATCCCCTAGTTCATACTTACCGTGCGTCCGTGGGATACGACCCATTGATTTTAGGCTGCTTGTCGCGGTGAATCCGATAGAGGACCCATTCCTCCATTTTGTCTCCGCCCGTTTCGCATCCGCAAGCGACGTAAATGGGCCGGATTTGATCCACGACGGATTCCAGGGATGTGGTCGCGTACGACATCTGTTTGGTTTGTTCATCTAAATACCATACGACAACATAGATGGACTCCGTACAAGCAACCCTTTTGATTCTTGGAATCGGTGTGTGTTTAATCCCATTAGACTGGGTTCAGAGCGTGATGCTAAGCCAAGACATACCAGTGTCGGTATGGACACTCCTGGTTCCTCTCGTGGGGATATCAATGGTAGCAGTCTCGCTTGTATCGTACCACAAGGACACACTCCGGATCATCTTTTACGGGGTGTGCCAGGCAATCGACCAGACCGGGATGGGAATCGGGCTTAGCAGTATGATCCCCGGGATAAAGACACCAGGCAACGCCATCCCAACCGCACCAACCGAGGGGTTCACCACATTTTCACAGGAACCCAGCCTTCCAACCGAGACATCTTCGGGATGAAATCCTTCCACCTGGTTATAGACGATGAATCATTTGCAGTATACACCCAGTCGGGACCGTCCCATCACTGGAAATCTCCCACGAATGACATTCTGTTATAAGGAAACCCCCACGGATTATTCGGCATACTATGTCCCCAACGACCACCCAAACACACACGCGCCTCTCGACCATCGCCCGACTTGGCGAGGTGCCGAATCAACACCGCGTCAGGCTCCTGCGACTCTTATCCAGACGAAATCCCGGGACCGACCGGCCCTGGAACAGGGCGGGTTTCTCCCCCATAAGGGTGAGTTTGTTCATTACGCGGGTGCCATTGACCAGGAGTCGTCCATCCGCAATCTAGACCAGCCCCTCAGCGACCGTGCATTTGGACAGCGTGTAATCCTGCCGCGGTCGTCTCAGCCCGGTTCGCACGCGCAGATGCGGGTGTCACCGATGGATGCGTGCTCGCTGAATAGGGCCGGGTATCATTCTACAAATCCAGGTGCACCGTGTGGTATGGAGCGCAAGTATGATGAGGCACGCGGGATGAACTCGGCTCGGTTTAATAACTCCACAAGGCTTGCTACAAAGAACCTGGTACTCCCGCTAGTAGAGCCTCCTTCGGATTGGACGCCGCAGACAAGGGGTAGGATCGGGAATGTTCCCGTTCGTCATCCTTAGACTGCCGCCCGATGATAGTTAGATGGCAGGCAATGACGCGACGACCCCGATACTCGAGGTCCTCGTATCGCAACATCATTCCGAACACACATCATTACAACCAGAAGAACCGCGGATTGTCCGCCCACACCCACCCGAATACCCCATTGTCAGGGCGGTATCACACACCGAAGCCGAGGGCTCTGCGAAACCCGACGCAACCATTCTGTTCCCGGTGCCCACTTCACGTGAAACCGACATACACTACCTTGAATCGGCCTGGTTAGAAATACCTACCACTCCGGGATACGACCCATCTGGAGATATACATTCCAGAACCGCCCCTGCGATCATGCGAGCGATTCGGAAGATTGAACTCCTCACGACCGATAAGGTACTCATTGAGACCCTCACCCCCCTGGATATCCTCACGTGGACCCAGACAACCACGCCGGATGACCAATATAGAATCCTCCAGTACCTCGCATACGGGGATGTCTATACCGCTGGGTCTACGAACACGACCCAGCTATCAATCCCGTTTTGTATTCTTAAGGATCGTGCCCCGTTTCCACTCGTGTCACTTTCAAAAACGCGTCTATTAATCCGCGTAACGTACGCGCCATCCGCGGCAATGCCAGAGAATCTTGACCTCCGGGGAACCCGATTCTGGTTCCAGGGCCTTACGCTCCCACCAGCACAGGTATCTCAGATGGAAACACTCCCGCTGGTTCTCCCGATTACGACGTTTGCGAACCAGACCCGCGTGTACGAAAAGGGATCCGCGGCAACACTGGAATCATTCCTCCTCGAAGACACCCGTGACCTTCGGTCACTTGCGTTTGTGATGGGTGACCTGGGTGAAACGACCACCACTCTCCAGCGATACCGGGGTGATTATTACAGAGACCCCTCTGCCCCCGACGTATATCGCGCGCTCCGCGAATGCTGGCTAGACATCGGGTCGCAACCAACCAGCAGACCCCTGCGTCCTGAAGTTGTAAGATATGTTTCCCGACTGGGTCGGTGTTCTAGGATACCGGATAGCAGGTCTCAATCTATAACCAGCCCAACACAGGGCGAAGACGGACTTCATCTTTTCCCCATAAGCACCGTGTATCGCGCCTCGCGTGATGGATATTCGGCCCCAGGGGCGATGACACGTTCCAGCGCAAAGATTTCCCTGCGTCTCCGGTTTGACCCGATTGACCGCGCACCAGGTGACCGTGACCGTTTTGAGATATCTGTGGTCCTACAGCGAGGGCAACGTCTCCGCATCAAGGATGGGCTACTGGATTCCATTGACGCATTCCACGATGACGAAGATATGACAACCCGTAACCAGCGCCACACAAACCCATCGCTTGGTACACAGGAACACGGTGTATCCCCTTCAACATATGGAACACCGGAGTCTCTAAAGGAAGGCAGGCCCGATGACGTGCTGGGGTATCTGACACGCTCACCAACACACGAGGCATTCTCAAGGTCAACCCGGTCAGTAGCGCTACGTGGCTCCCATCGGTTCGGAGAGACGATTGTCGCAGACCTCCCGCTCACCGCAGACCTGATTGGTGACCTAACCCTCCGATTCCGCCTACCCGAACTCCCTATTGGATACCGGTGGATTAACGGTGTCGGGTATTATGCGCTAGGACGGATTGTTATCAGGCACGAAGACGCGATTCTCCACGATTGCCCAGGGGAAGCCCTATTCTTATTGAACCAGCAGGACCAGAATCTCGCTGACCGCGCAAGAACAGACGCAAACAACTATGGATACATCCATCCAGGCGGCCTAGACCCCATCGCATTCCCAACGCTGCCGTCAACTGGGTCACCGGATGGAAGAATGCGAATTCGGATCCCGTGGTCCTTCGGGGAGCAGGGGTATGCTCCCCTCCCCACGGCGGCTCTCCGACACCGCCATCTCCGTCTAGAAATCACCCTGGCCCCCATGGACCGGCTTATTGTGGGTATATCAACTGACCCATATGAGCCACCTCAGATATCAGGGTCACCCCCACCGGGGTGTTCACAGTCGCTTCCCAAACCAGGTGAAATGCTACCGCCCTCGGTGGAGGGGGGTCTTACCATCACGGAGACCGTCGCAGACCTCGTCGGGTACACCATCCCGGCGGAACTCCGCAACCAGCTAATCTCGCGCCCAAGAACAATGATACTGCGGCAGGTACGACTGCTTCGGTTTGATGATGCCGAAGGCCTTCTACGGAGCATACCGGCAAATCACGGGATTCGTCGCATCTTGTACGCATCGCCTCAAAACGCATCCTTCTCGGGCGGAGAGCGCACATATTCCCGCATACGTCTTTCCCAGGTCTACGCTGGTTCCACGCACTGGTACCAGAGGATTCCCCCCGACGGATTTTTTGAAGACTGGACGCGGCTTACCGCGGGGACTGGGTCGGCAGACGCCCCCCTATATAGCATAGATTTACGTCCTGGATTCATAAACGCATCACGGTTTGACGAGCTCCGGCTTCAGACCACACCCGGAAGGCTCGTTGTGGTGGCCGTGAGCGACGAACCCTTCCGCATTCAGAGGGGAAAGATAGGCCCGTTGTTTTCAGATTAGTTCAGATTAGGGTATATCTTATCCAACGAGGCCACAACAATATCGCGCCCACCTTGGTATGGCATTCCATTTACACTTCCCTCAGTTTCATACGCAATCCGAAGATTTCCACCTTGGGTAACCACAACAGATGCGTTATACTCGGGGGAACTACTTTGAAGAATGGGCGGTTTCTCTAGATAACAAATATTCCCATCGGGGTCTACCGCGCCAATCACGATATCATAGTTACCCGGTCGCGTTGGGGATGCGCTATATGAGAACACGCACATACCATTTTCCTGATCTACATCTATTTTAATGTATTCATTGATTACGTCAACATTCACTGTGTCAGTTGTTGTCCAAATAACATCACCATTCAACGTTATTTTTGTAATTATAATTTCAAAAGGACCCTGTCTATAATGGCTCATATACAATGTATTGTCGTAGCTAGAATACCGTATCGTTGGTACAACATCCGGCGCGCTAGTATTTACACCTGTTAGTTTTTGAATGGATACAATATCACCCGCGGGTGATGCTTTTGCGAAAAATATGTCAAACGAGCCCTCGTTCCCTAGATTATTTACATTTCCAGATGACATATATACTATATAAATATAACCGCTTGTATCTATCGCAATAGACGGGTGGACCTCTTGAAATGAAGTATTTACGCTTATATCGTGAGTTGTCCATAAGTGATTACCTGCTAAATCAAACTTTGAAAACAAGATATCATCATAAAAGTGGTTCGTACCCTGATATGCACCACCGGATTCACTCGTGTTTCCACGTATATTATGTACGACTACAAACGTATTATCATGTACACTAAGTGATAACTCCGGTACATTATCATCGTTTGATGAGTTAATCTCGGGTCCCTGATATGACCAGTTTATAGACATTGTATTTTTATCAACGGCGATTATTTTAGAATCACTACCTCCGTGAATCGGATTCATTGTCATGTACGCGATAATGAGTTGATTTGTAGATTCCGATATCATAATATTGGGATTTTCTTCTCGGTAAGCCGAGTTTGCGATATTTTGGAAATTAAAATCCCCCATTGTATTCCATATTAGGTTTCCATACATATCAAACTTGGCAACTACAAGATCAGATGAGTTGGATGACGATGACGAACGACTATAAAACGTAATATACATATTAGAATCTTTATCTACAACAACGGACGTGGAAGACTGTGAATATATATTATTGAGTTCCACTGGCTGCAGTACCCACGATGGAGCAAACGTGTAATCATACGAAACTATAGGTCCGACAACTTCGATTGCCATATTCATCATAAACCCTGTTGTAGCATCTCCATCGTAATATGGTCCATTCAGGGTATCATCCGTGAATATCCACTGAGATATTTCAACAGTCTCGCCGTTTGCAATCTGAACGGGGATACCGCCCATTGTCGTATCAAAAAACTGTATTCCATCCCGTGTTTCACGTGGTGCATCATTATATACTGTAAAACTTCCTGGTCTAATTTGCATATGGAATGTAAACGTATCACCAACGAGAAATGGTGCATTTGGGTCTCGCTGGTGGTTTGTAGAAAGAAAGGACCCAATAGACTGAACCGAAGATGGCGTGATGCTGGCACGTATAGATTCTAATATAGATCCATATGAAACAACGCCCGTATTTACATTTACGACGTTCACATTGGGCGTATCAACCACGAGCTTACTTGCGGATGCCATATATGAACTATGGAGTATATCCCGAATATAGTCTACAATCAGAGTATTCATAGACAAATCTCCGGGTTGTATGGTCTGATTCGTTTGGTAGATATTATTAAATATCTGGGACGTTATCTGTACAGGAGTGTGTTCAACATTAAATATGATTGATGAAGACATCTATTAATACGTGGTGCATATTATATACCAAGCAATACCAAGTAGATGGACCCCCGTATCATACGACAAGCAGGGGAAGGACCCCAGGTAGCATACCTTACACAGAATACATCTAGGTTGACCCCAAGGCGGCTAGCAAAGGATGTGCGCGAGGTAAAAGACCACGTACCTTGGACCGTTCGCTGGGAAGAATACCCTGCGACAGATACGGCCCGCGACGGAACGCTCCGGTTTGTGTTGCCGAGTGAGGGGGATTTACTACACGCTTCGTATTTGGTGCTGACTCTCCGTGGTGTAGATATACCTCTTCCTGCTGGACCCAATCTGATTCGCGACGCAACACTGCGCTGCGACGGCGATGTGGTTGACCGGGTGGAGGGCGAGTGGATATCCATTCAGCACGACTCGGACCGAGGCGGTAACCGGCATATCTGTCGCGATATCTTGGGGTATAATGTCCCAGGGACGGTCTTGAGTGTAAACGATGACGAGACACTGGATGTGATGATCGACCTTCCTTTTTTTTATCGCGACCAAGCCGCGGTATCCCGAGGTATTCCCTTGTTTTTACTCAAAGAAGACCGGCACGAATGTCACGTACGCACCCGATATCCGTGTATCCTGGCAGAGGATACCGCGTGTGCCCAGGTAGGGTGCAATGACGGTGCATTTACGCAGCCTGATACGACCCTGCCATCCGCGGGTGCTCCCAAGGAAGATACGTGGGTCGGTCGAACGGGGAATGCCGGTGGGATTATCCGGGCATCTATGGTCTATGAAATAAGCGATCTCCCCTCGCGGGACAGGTACGGGATTCGTGGGTTTGCTGGGTCACTATTATCATCGCGCATTCCAAACCCAGGATGGTCTCTTCCGGTGGTAACCCGAACATTTATGGAGATACCACTCCAGGGCCGCCAGCACCATTCCGTGATCCTTCCGTTCCAGAACGAGATGGTTGGTTTTGTGTTCGCACTTCGTCCTCTGTTTCATCAGCGGGCTGGTCGGAATACACGGTTTGATGGATTCCGGACTGACAGCGTAAACCAGCGCGACCTGGATGAAACAACACTGGATACACTGTATACCGAGCCCGACCAGTTAGTCGTGGGAGATAGGAACGTAGACTGTCCTCCGGCGGAGTTATTAAAGGACGCGGAGCTGGTTGTTGGGAATATGGTCCTAGAACGGCGCGAGGCATTATGGTGGCGCCAAGACTCGTGGCTTCAGTCGGGACGCACACCTCCCACACGGACACGATTTGTATACGGAAGATTCTGGGACACAGACCCCAGGGTTCCTAGCGGCGGCACGTTTTTGGAGCATATGCCGCGCACGGAACTCCGCCTGAATCTACACGACTCCACCCCAGACTGTACGCTTCTTCTATGGGGCCTGCGGAGAACAACCGCGATGATACACGACCAGGTCCTTCGCATCAAGGATTTACACGCTTGAGTTATGGGGTTTGTATAACAAACTACATAATCACATCGGAAAACTAGTTATGACGGCAGCAACCACACCCGGCCGTGCGCCCAAGAAGTTTTGTCATAGATGCCTTACAAGCACCCCCACAATCACAGCACGCGAGTTTTCCAATATTTTCGTTCAGGAGGCGTTGTGTCTGTGGCAACCGAGTTGACGTAAGAAGCGCACTCTTGCGGCACCCTGTAGTTGTGCATTTTCCGGCTACGAGTGACTTCGCACCAGCTACGCGATTCAAGTATTCAAACGTACGGAGTGGCTGTGAGTTAGGCATGTCTATCTAGTCCATCTGATTATTTTCACCACACGTCCCACAGAATCCACACGTGCACGGTCCGTTACACGGATTCCCTGGTCCGATGACGTTCTGAGGGACACCACGCACGAGGTTCGGTGTGCTGCTCGGGGGCTGTGGTCGGGCTTCGGTGTCCGTACAGCATTCCTTCGACTGAGGCTTGTTCCACCCAGCGGGCCGATGAGGGGTTCTGGCAAGCATTACACCAGTACCATACGTGTGCGGCCTTCCTAGTGTAGAAATCGGAAGACGCTGTACCGGGCGAGCGGCGCGGATGAGTGTTGCCTGTGACACCTGTTTGCCCCGAACCGTTTTTGCGCTACGATGCTTTGTTTGCTTCAGAATCTCCTTCGCGGAACCACCCCCCTGGTGTGGCGACGCATTCATACCCGTCTTGGTGTACGTCGTGATTCGCTGTTTTCCATTTTTTACAGAACACGTACGTGAACCCTTGCTGGCACACCCACCACGATCACACCCGGGTGCATAGTTGGAACACGCTCTTGCTGCCCGATTCTGTTTTTTCATCTGGAGAAAAAAAGACTGTGATGACACAAACGAACTATAACATTTCGTAGGAATCCCTGATGCGCACGTTTTGGAACCACATCCCGAATCACAGCAAGGATTCGCGGCCCCTGTACGAAGCGGGTTTGTAATATCGCGCGGTGTGTATATTTCCTCTGACATCTAACGTTGTATCTCAAAAACCGCGTGAGTAGCAGATGAACAACCCAGCATATACGAGTGTCCTGGTTGGCTGTGGTATCATTATCGCGATGAGTGTGATCGCATACCCGTTGTACAGAGGGTCGCGCACAGAGGGCTTTCAGAATGAAAAAACGGGAACGAAGACGAAGACTATTGTAAAGTATGAGCGAGGTGAACCGTGGGATAAACAAGAGGTTCTATCCTGGAAAGCAAGACTAATGACCGCACATACCAAATACCAGAATCTCCAAGATGATATACAGGCCGTATATAACAAGTATCTATCTGTCGAAAGCAAGCTAGAACAGGCCGCGAGAAAGAAGCATACGCACTGGTTAACGATGACCCCAGCAGACCGCGAGAGGGCTGGGATGATAGATGACCCCATCCAAGCATACTACGCACCCATTACGTCCCTGTCACGGTTACCACTGGGTGGGCTAAAAGATAATGAGGGTAATCTCCCATTTGGGATTCCACGGGTCTCTCTACTAGGTCCCGATGAGGCAATCTCGTTCGCGTGGGAACCCAAGAGCAACGGCGAGGCGACATTCTATCAAAATGCAAAGGAGTATGTGGACAGCCTGGGAGATGTGATTCGTCGTACTGGTAAACAACTGGATATACTAGCGTGGAGCACTACAGGAAACAAGAAGGCGTCACTTCTACCACGGGTAGAAACCCTAAAAAAAGATTCAGATGAAAAGCAGAAAGAACTGCAGGCAAAAAAAAAGGAGGGGTTCGCCACAACCACCACAACAATACAGGTATACCCATACTACTCTGCGACACACCTTGTCAACCGTGCGATAAATCACATGGAAACTATGACCAATACCATACAAAAAACACGAGATGATGTCTCACGGGCAGCCAAGCTGGTAGACGAAATGGATAACCAGGGGAAGAAGACCCATCAAAAACTCCGGGCCGCGGCGGCAGGGGGTCGTAATTGACGGCGGTAACGAACGGTGTGAATCCTCTATCACACAGCACCTGACACAACCCCAGTCATATCAATCACCCCAGTCATGTCAATCAATGTGGTAATTCCAGAGTCTCTGTACAAGACCTTCCAGTCCGTCACCAGGCTATACACCGATATGATCGGCGAGGGCAACATGACATTTGATGAGGATGGTATCTCAATGACAGGAATGGACCAGAGTCACGTTTGCCTTCTCCGCACATCACTGCCAGCACAGATGCTTCGGGAAGGAGGGGGTGAGTATGTATATTCGGGAGAAGATGCCATCGTTGGGGTTCCATACAAGGTGATCTCAACCATCCTAGGAACATTCAGTGGTGCCAAGAGTATCCATATGGGTGTGGACCCCAGCAAGGACTCTATGGACCTTCGTGTTGTAACTGGCGATGGCACGTCACGCTTTGTAGTCAAGATGATGGACCTCGAGGAGGATGCTATGGATATCCCGGAAATGGAGTATGATGTTTGCACGGATGTCCCATTCAAGACTCTCCAAAAGGCATTCGGACAAGCAGAATCACTGGATGCATCGGTTGTTAACTTTGTGCGGTCACCGGATATGATGCGTCTCCGCTATCAGACCGATACTGTGGATGCTGATGTGGTGCTACACACTGATACACACGTTGGTAGTCCATCGGAAACATCCGTTGCGGCAACGTATCCTAAGCGACTCCTTGCTGCGGGACAGATGTCTACAAATGTTCGTATCTCATTCACCAAGGACCTACCGATTCAGTTTATGTGCAAGTACGATGATTCCCCCACGAGTGGATTCACAGAACTGTATGTTGCACCAAGGATTGATGATGAAGATGACGAGGCTACTGAAGATGACGACTACCAGAACTACCGCGATTGAACCACTTCATCACACAAGGGGAACTGTTTTTCCATTTACACATTGTAGATGAAAGGACATATGACAGGTCGTATTACGACACTCGTAGTCGTTCTAGTGAGTGCGATTGTTCTAGGAGTGATCCTGGGGTCTTTTACTCCGAGGGAGGGATTCCAGGAGCCTTCGCCTGAAAAAATACGCCCTGCTAACCCAGCACGGCGCATAAAAACCCTAGAAGAAGAGGTATCGGATGACGAAGAACACATCGAAGACCTCCGCAAGGTCTTGGCGAATACGGTGAAGCGTCTCCAGAAGCTCGAATCAAGGAATAACAAACCACAGTCTTCTAACACATCCCCTGGAAGCAAACGCTCAGTAGACGACAGGCAGACAAAACACATCGAAGAACTCCGCGAGGTCCTGGCGAACACGATTCGCCAGCTCCGCAAAGACGATATACTTCCTGGTGGAACCGCGTGCGGATGCGCGTCTAAACCAGTGATTGACCCAACTACGGGAATGGCTGACGCAACAGAGGGTTGCCGTCCCCCGGGATGGATGCGGATGATGGAACACGAGTCACGGCGTAACCAGCACGAAAATGACTGCCCACTCAAACATTACGAGTCTTCTTCCGTCTGAGTGTTTTCTGCTTTGTACGTGTTTTCTTTGTATCAGAACCAGCGTTTTCTCGTTTGTATGTCTCCAGAGCACGATAAATCGTGTTGTGGAGTTTATCATCTCCCCCGTTGTACCGAATGTTCCAGAGATAGTATTCGGCGCTTGTCTTCCACCCCCGTTGTTTAGATAAGTTTGTAATCTCCCGCCGGCGTTCCTTGCGCATATCATTCAGTGTCTCCTGGTCTCCTACGCATTCCGTCGGTAACGGCAATATGGGTTTTTCATCTAGAAGCAATGCTTTATAATGTAAATGAACGAGCTTGTCACATATCTTAAGTATCGCAGACGCAGAGACCGGGAGCACCTTCGCAAACCGAATCGATAAGAACATATAAAGGCACGATTCGATCGACGCGATCAGAACCTTCTGTGTTCGCTTACCATCCGAAGAAGGAACACGTGATTCAATACGGTAGACACTCTGGCATCCGTTGCTTGTCCCTATGATAAAGCACGCGATAGGCCCCTTTTTGCCGATGCGAACCTCGTATGAATCGGGAAGGAACTCACCTCTGCCCTGGCGCGTGACGGTATGTATCTTTGTACCATCCGACAAGACCCCGTCTTCTTCACCAAGTGTCCGTGTGATACGACGTAGTGTTTTTTTCGGATTGGGTGAAATGAGCATAGGATACATCGCATATCTCGGAATAGAAAACTCGGGCGCGCGTTTGCGACCATCTCGTCCAATCGAACGACGCAGGAGGTCTACGCATTCCGGACCGATGAACGCAAACTCCTCATCCTCCTTTTTACGTGTATCTTGTAAGTTAACCAGTGCACGCAAAACCGCTGTGCGGACCGACTTGGATAGTTCTGGTCGCGTCGGTTTGTGGTCGCGGATCTGAATCGGATGCGCACGATTGAGAAGGCTCAGGCGCTTCATAACCTTCTCCCACCGTTCCACCTGTCCTCTTGGGCGGCTTAGTTCTAGATACGCGGCCATACGAAGGTAGTCTGGTCCAGAATACAGTATGTTATCGCGGGTCAGGGCGTGTTTCCGGAGGACATCCAGTAACTCGCTATCCACGTGTGTTATATCGGCAATCGATACCCCGTCGGCGTACACCTTGTATGTGCCGTGATGTGCAGCAGTGGTCACAAACGTCTCCGACCCAGTGTTCTTATGCACATCATCGGCGATTGTGATTGCGTGCTTTACCGGGTCATCAGAGAAGAAATCCCAATCCGGGAGGTCATATTCGGTGCTGTAAAACTGGTCTTTAGGGGGCAACACGGCATTCAGCGCGGTCCCACCATATACGATAAGCCGATTCTTTGATACGAACCTCTCCACGTATTTCAGGGTATTTATAATTTTAGGGTCAAGCACCATCTCCCGCGTCTGGTCCTTCGCGATTGACTCGCTAATCTGTTTCGCAGTCTCGGTAAACCGTTCAATCATCGCATCGGTCAGTTCAGGATATCCACTAGAACGCCGTATCCTACGGCGCGTTGGTGTACGATTCGTCATGTATTCTACTTCTGATACCATTCTAATCCAGTTTGGTTGCCCTTACATCGCCGTGGGTCACCACAGACCGCAGAAAATAGATACCATAGCGTCCGCTGCCCCCCCAGTGGTCTATAACGGATGGTTTCACGGCATATCCCGGAACCGGTGTCTTGCCCCGTATGTCATAAGAGATTCCGATTTTTGCTTTAGACATATCACGATTCATCCGGTCAACCTCTGTTGCTGGATGATAAAGCACGAGGGGGCGCGCAAGGTATGTCATCGTGACGTGTGATTCTAGTTTATCGCACCACTGCGTGGGCTGGATGCGCGTCCCGAGTATTGTATTCCAGGCACCCCCCCCACTACCACCACCTTTGGTAAGGGGATTGATTGGATTAGCACTAGAGTTACCGCAGTATTGGATTACCGACAAATAGGAATCTGCCTGTGGAGCATTGTCTGCATTTAGTGTATTATCCCATATATAAGAGCGGATTTGTGAGCTATTCTTCGTTGCTTCGAACGAATACCCGTTGAGGACATTCTTATTCTGTAGATACCCCCTTCCAAGAGACGACGGGAATACTACAACAAAAGACGTTCCGAACCGAATGTGTGGAAGATTGGAATCCTCATACAGCTGGCTCGTGCCGTCGCGGCTGTTCGGAAATACCATGCACAACTTGGGCGTATCGGTTGTTCCGTTTCCAACGGATTCCTTTGAGCGATTTTGCGATACAAGAACACTATCCATATTGACTGCGTTCGTACACAACACGGTCGGTGAATCAAACGGTACCTTCGCAACACCAGGCGTGTACGCGAGGGCAGACTCGGGCGTTCCGGGCGAGGATGCCGTAGTCTGGATGAAGGTGTCCTGGAGGTCGATCGTCCCCTGTATTGTATTACGGAGCGTCTGGCTGGTCGGCTGACGTATCCCCCCTAGGACGAATATGACCTGGTCACGTGCCTGATTGAGGCGTGTCTCCGAGAGACCCTGAGATTTGCTGGTCTGCGTGTGTGACATAGGGGGGAGACCGCACGCGGTAACGGTATCCTGTATTGTTTTCGCCAGGATGTTTTCTGCGTTTTCTGTTCCATTCTTAATCTGGTCTGACGTGTACCGAGGATTCAGTATCACAAAATATGTCTTACCTACGCCGCCCTGGTTCATACCAAGTGTGTTCTGTGTGGCAGCAAGCACGCACGCAAGGCTGATGGTTCGCTTGTTTTGTACGAGTCCAGTCATCGTGTTGAGAGTACCTACCCGCCACGTATTCAGGGTTGAAGGAGTACTCGTACCGCCGTCAAGCGCAACATTCTGGTCCTGGAAGTAGATATCCATGTACAACGCGCTGGCACCCGCATTGAGGGCATTTTGGTAGTTTTCCAGGCTGTGCGAACCGTAGACGTCAGATGAGTTTGGAACGGGTATCTTATCCGCGTCGTTCAGCGTTGGGTATGCTACGGTCAGGTACGTGAGGTCTGTAAGGGTTCTGGTGTTGGGGTCCGTTTCCGCCGCATCTTTGTCTAAATCATAGATGCTCCGCCCCTCCGCCCCCCCGTAATACGCACTGGATAATGAGAGTGGTTTTTTAGGAGACCTGAGCGTGATTGCTCCAGAAGATGTTGCTGCGTACAGAACGTACATGCTTATCAGAAGAATCAACCCAATGTAAAAGTACATGTTACTCTGTGACTCCATAGACCCCACGAATATCAGAAACATTGGTATCGTAAACGCCGCGATCATAAACGGGAGAAGCCACAGAGAAACCCCTGGTATATTTTGTGCCGAATACGATGTCGTATTCACGACGGTGGTTATAAACAGCGTTGTTACCAGGGCGAATAACACGTTTGTCCCACCACCGGGTAACATATTCGCCCCCGATATATAAAACACCAGCACCAACCCAGCAACAACCGCATTCAGGATTGTCCCTACGAACAGCATTGTTTCGGGGAACTCCGGTGATATCTTGTATATTGTTGTAAGGAGTGATAGCGCTCCTAAAAGGAGAAACGACCCTATGCTGTACCTCACCCACGTGTGGCCTTGTCTTTCCATCTACTGGGTAATGCTGATTTTGACTTATCGTTTACAACCAAGGGCGGTTATTTCTTGGTGAATAATCCTACAAACGTCCTCTGCGGTCTTACATCCGGAGTGTTGAATCCTCGTATCGATCAAGATGAGATGTTCTGCCACGGCTTTTCGGATTGAAGTTTTGATGCGGGCATCCGTAAATGCTCGGCATACGTACCGCGTGTGTTTGTTCCGGTTGGTGATGTTTGAAAATCGTTTCCCACAAAACGGGCATACTGGGTCGGTATACATATGAACCGTTGAAGGCAAGGGGTCTGACGAAATATCACATGCCGATGTAACTGGATTAAAACTACAGAATACTGAGTTATCCACGCACGGATTCTTCCTGGCAAGATGTCTCTGCAGGTTTTCAGACCTCGGGAACTCTTGTCCACATCGCGGGCAAGCGTGGCCTGGCATGTTTTACTATGATGTCCGAGAAGAGAAGATAATCGCATAGTCTCCGCGTTCCACATTGTCTGCGCTGTGAGCCCTCCGGATACCATCCCACCCAAGAGATGATACGAGGGGAATCCCGCACATCGCCATCGTTTCCCTGACCACATCTACGGGCCGATTCTGTACAAACCACGCAGTAAGCCCCCCGAGCCCCCCGCGTCCTGGAAGTCTGGATGATTCCCTGCGTAATACACTCTGTATCTTTGATACTTCCGAGTGTGCAAGGTCTCTTGTGAGCATCGCGCCAATTGTGGCAATACATCCCCGGCGCCCTGCTGAATCCGTAACGTACATGGTGGTGCCATTCACATTGTACGTAATCCCGAGTACGGTTCGTAAATAATCAAGGAGTGTCATTGCATCCGTGTCACGCGAACCACTCAGCCTGCAGCACGATGCTATCAGAGACCTTGCGCGTATCTCCGAGAGCGAGTGGTCTTCTCCCCTTTTTACCCAGAATGGAACCGCGCACACAAACCACGCCTCTTTTGACCGCACCGGGACCTCCCATAGTCCTCTTGGTACCGAACACGCCGCGCACCCGTCCGGAGTGAGTTTCCCCGGTGTATACCGATTGGGTACCATAGACCCCCACCCGCGCGTGCCCGCGCTGCTCATATGCTGAAGAAGCATCGTATCCCATTCGGTAAACGCGCCCCCTTTTTCAGGAGCCATAACAACCATCACACATTTACTCGGTTGATAGTATTCCTTGTGAAACCCAAGCGCGGTATCTATTGTGATGCTTGGTAAGCCGGCGTGGTGAATCGCGGCTTCGGTTGGGCGGCCTGTTCCCTGGCGGATCCAGTACGCCATCGTCCACATCAAGGACTGTGTGGGGTCTTCGTTATCAATCTCGCTCCGAATCACGCGCATCTCTTTTTCACCCGCCTCGCCCCGGTATCCTGCTGGTGAAAATATCCCCGCGAGAAATCGCACAACACCCGCGATGGACCTCTTTTTACATGGTATATTCCGCAGACAGTATTGAGTATAATTTGCGTGTGTTGTTGCCCCGATGACAATGCCGTGGTCGTCGCGGAGACGTAAAAAACCATACGCATCCTTAAACCCACCGTTAAACGCACAGCAGATGTGCTCACACGCGTGTGCTGCCTGCGGCCGATTTGCTCCTTCTTGGTTTTCTCCTGCTGGAACAATCAGGCAAGCCTGGCACGTATCATCCTTGGACGGAAGCATCCGCAATCTCAGCCCATTTGCAAGAACGCGTGAACTCATTGTATCTATCTACGTGTCAGGTCCTGAAAACAAGAGCGTTCTTATCTCACGCATCCTCTCGGATCACCAGTTCCATTAGACCCTTCCACTTGGCATACATATGGGGATCGCCGAACTGGTCTACGGCCGTATTTTCGGCATTCCCATCGAGGGTATGAACCCTCGCACGGATTCCATCCCCCTGCAACCACGCCTCGTGGAACATATGGCACCGCTCAAGATATTTGAGAGGGATGCTATCCTCACCACCTCGGGAACGCTTGTGGACCCTACCAAGACAGGCCACAGGGTCCGCCGCGATATAGAAGAAATTGTCGGGTTGGACCTCGGTCGCAAACTCTTCAAACCACCTGCGGTAAATCTCATAGTCCACACGTCGGATCATCTTGTCTTCGTGAAGCATCTTCACAAAGACCTCACGGTCTGTGTACAGGCATCTCTCCGTAATCACAATATCGACCCCACTCCTCACCGCCCGCCGGATGGCCACCAGGCGTGAGATATAGACCATCATCTGAAAGCTAAACGCGTTTCGCTTTTGGTCCGCATAGAATAGATTCAGCATCGGGGTACCATCTTCATCACAGATCGTTTTCCAGTCGGATACCGGCTCGGGAACAAATGTTATAGATTTACCACAAATTGTATACACGGTGATATCAGTGTCGGTGACAGTTTCAGTGTGTGCAGAAGTCTTTGACAGATAAGAAACAAAGGTGCTCTTGCCGCTCCCGATGTTGCCCTCAATGCTGATGATCATAACCATCGTTGAATCCGAATGTATAGACCACTATCTGTCCTGCGGACGATGGTCAATTCAGACGATGACACGCTATGAAACTATCGTCATCCAATAGATGCGTTCGGGTGCTTATTTTGCAGAGTTTTTTGGTACGTTCTTATTCTTGGGTGTGATACGTGCAACCTCGGGAAATCCTCTCGCAATCGGGGCTGCGCTGGCTGCCGCAGTGTTCTTGACAGCCGGAATATCGGGTGGGAATCTTAACCCAGCGGTCTCGGTGATGAGTTATGCGCTGGGTTCACTTGGTGCGATGGATACCCTCCTGTACACTGTTGCCCAAGTGGCTGCTGGGTTGATGGTCGCCAGGTTTGTCCCAAAAATGGTATAGACTATTTCCGAAGCGCGATAACGCTACCAGCAAGGACTACCCCCGCAAGAAGCAGCATCGGGAGAAGATGGGCGGTGTCGTTGCTGGGTGCTGGGTTCGCCGGTGGTTCATCTCGTACGATTACCACCTCCGGGGAAGTGCGCTCATAAACAGGGCTATCGATCACAACGGGAGGTGAATAGTATACTGGGTACCGATTGTACCACCTCTGGTTCCAGTGGGGTATCCACGTGGGTCCATATCCCGAATGACCCATTCTCCAAGAAGACCCGTGCCTCCTGCCTCTCCGCCTGCTGCCACTCCTTCGCCCGCCGCCCCGTCTGCTACCACCTCGTCTGCCGCGGAATCCTTCCTCGCCAGGTTCAATATCACTCACCTGGACTGGATATTGCTTACATGCATTGGGACCAAACTCACCGGCTTCGCACTTTTGATTCATTCCTATATAATCCACACCATTTGAATCAGATACCATCACCTTGTTTCCACTGGGTACACCGCCCATTCCCTTATGGCGAATGTTGTTTGCCTCTGCATCCGTATTCTCATGGACCCACATCATCTTGCACGTTGTACCTGTTTTTGCCGACGAGACGAGGTCACCCGGAACAAGGCCCGCGAGCGAACCAATCAAACGAGGTACCACACCGTATTCACCGGGAATCCCAACCGCGGTTCCGTCCGCAAGCCGATACGCATCCTGACCCTTGATGTTCTTACATTCAATACCCGTGCTATATGCCTTTCGGATCCCGTATCCCTTGAACTGCGACCCCTCACCGAGCGAGGTCGCGTAATAATCCAGTGCCCCGAGGTTCTTTCCAATCGCTGTATAGTTTCCATCCTTGCTGCTACCGAGTTGCTCCGGAGTGCTGATTGCCCCTCGTAGCGGGAGGATTACGTCCGGAGGACCAGTATTTTTTAAGGAACACATCCCACCTTTGATGGGATTACTTGGGTCACACGCCATTTGCTCTGGTAGTTTCTAACTACCTAAGCAACGTGAACATATGTGATAGGATAATCAATCAGTACGTGTACGCGAGCCCACCAAGTCCGTTGCTAATGCGCAGGATGTTGTATCCCCACGCGTATACAACCAGATTGTAGTTCTGGGTAGGTCGTGACATGCTCACCACGAGTTCCGCCTTGTCAACCGCACTAAAGTTAAGCGTCCCAGATGGCTGGTATTCTTCTGGACGAATCGCGAAGGAATGCACGTACACCCCCTTCAGGCGCTGAGCAGGGACATTGGTGTGATACCGAACCGGTTGCTCCAGGCGGAACCAGTCGGCGTGCTCCGTCTCAAACACCGACTGTCCTCCGACGCGTAGTGTAACGTCCTGGATGAGGTCCGCAAAGAAGTCGCCGCTCGCATCGTGCTCTCCAACGGGGAACTGAAGCCACCGGTTCTTGTCCATATCGCAGTATACCGATGACTTTGGCTCCGGTTCAAGGACCCAGATGAGCTCTTTGGTTGGGAGGCTTAGCTGGAGCGGCACGGTCTCCATAACGGATGGAACATCTACCGTACCAAGTGCCACAGGGTCGGTCCCACGAAGCTGTGCCTTTGCCGCTGTGAGCACCCGGTTGTTCTGCTGAACGGTTTCGATAAGATACTCAAGGGGTGAGGATGTAAACGTGGTCCTCTCTTCCCGATCAAGATGGACAACGTCCGCAAATAACTGAACCGAGCTGTACGCGTACGACCCTGGCAAGCGCACGTCTATGGGGCTGTATATGAGCTGGTCGTAAGGACGCAGGTAGGTTCGTACTCTCACATCGGTATGCTTCAATCCTACAAGAGGAACCGCGCACCCGCTTGTACGAGCAAACCAGAATGGAAGGGGAATGCGCGTAACAATCCCGTTTCCACTACCAACCACCTTTCCGATATCATCATTGTATACCAGGTCACCCCCCCGGAGTTCGTCCAGAGCATACTGTTTTCCAAAGTTTTCTGCGAGCAGCTGGTACGCCGCGATCCAGTCACCCCAGAGGGTCTGGATTACCTGCCCGTTGATGATGAACTCTATCTTTTCAATAGCCGCGCACCCAACGTTATCAGTGTAAATAATATCTCCCGATGAAACATCTGCAAATGACAAGTCCTGAAGCGACGGGAGCGCGATTTCAAGTGTCAGGCCACGGAGGAGGTCGCCCACGTGCTCAATCTTAAACTCCACCGTGGTCGACATGAGTCGTGACGTCGGCCGGGTGATCTGATATCTCTGGAGCGCAAAGTTGGAGTGGCGCTTGTGGGACGACTTCCAGAATGTAATCTGTGGATTTCCGGTCAGATATTTATCTTCATCCGATTTTGCGACCAGAGCAACAAGACTTCCGGGCATTCTCTATATCTACTCTACGAAATGGAGATTTAATACAGAACGGGGTCACGCCACGATATCCTTCGAAACCACAAACACCGGAAAATCGTGAACCCTTGCGATTCCAACCAGAGAATCTTGGAGACCAACTTTTACAATCGGAGCGTGGGTTGCTTGTCTTGCAAAACGAACATATATCTGTGATAACTGGCTTATCGTATTCGGCAGAAGCCTCGATGAACGTATCCTTTCAGATGTATTGCGGAGACCCAGTTGGGGGTCATTTATGTCCTTTACAGATACCTTTAGTAGAAACGGAATACGTTTTCCGGGGTCAGATTCTTCGTATGCCGAAATAAGGTCCCAAATCACCTTCATATTCTGTGTTCCGGTATATAGTTTCTCGGAACCCTCTTTTGTTTTTAGAGGCGCCCTTTTCTGAAATAGCTTGCTCGGTAGTCGCATTCCAAATACAGACGATGGTAATATAGCGGTATACCCACGTGTAGTTCCGTTTGTATTGATAAGATACTTGTAGATAACATCCAGATACTCCAGACTGAGTCGTAATATTGCGTGTTCCAGGAATGATGGCTTTGTCAGTTTCGTTTGATACTGAATATCGTGTCCCGTATCCTTTTCTACGTATGTAACCGGGTCGTGTGTACGGAATGTGTATGTCTTATTCCTAACTGCATCTGCTACGCTCTGTAGGACGACTGAAAATGCCTTATCCGCAGGAAGCGCAATGGAAAACGGTGAGGTTGGTACCAGAGCGATGAATCGGTTGACTCCTTCATACAAAGTTTCGGGATTTGTCTTTGAAAATACCGTTCCTAGATCAGATGCCTTTAGAATATTTTTCTTAGAAAATCCATCGGAACTTTTTGTTGTGCGTATAGCATCGTCAATCACCTTTGATCTGTGATCTAACCCAATCATCATATTGCGAGGCTCCAGGTTTTTGAACCGCGAAGAAAACATTTTAGGAACTGGATCATCCGCAACATATGTAACAACCGTATGCCGAACACCCCGGATGGTAACCGTTCCCGTAATCTGCGATGCTGCGCCGATCGTATCTTGCAGACGCGAAAAGAGTCCTGCTGTCCCCACTTTACTCCTTGCGAAATCTGCCTTTTCGGATAGATTCTTAACTAGAAGCTGCAATCGCGACACGTCTTTTTCGACCGCACCAATCTTATCCAATATCTTGGTAAAATCTCCGCTCATAGAAGATTTTATCTTTTCAACAAGGTCGCTTGCATTCTTGATAGCGCTCTCGGTTTCATCTTCAGACAGAGATTTTCCTGAATCACCAATCATATCCGATATTTTATCACGAAGAAGTTTCCTCCCCTCTGTTGTTGTGATATCAACATCTGGATGTTTTTCTTGCAAGTGCTTGGATACAGAAGTCTCAATCTCACGAAGTGCTCGTGACATCCGCTTGAGTTTTGTTTTCTCCCGAAGAGCGTTCTCTAACTGGGTATTGTACTCTGGCTTCCCAGTCAACTCGGATATGATGATGTCAAGCGTTGCGAGCGACACACGAATGTCACGCAGCGTATCATAAATCCCCATCTATTTCTCCGCTACTAAGAAACTTCAGTAGTTCTGGAGAAGGTTTGTAACCGCGTCCATAAGATGGTCACGGTGGCGTTTTTTCTGGAAACAGACCACATATCGCTTGTATATTTTCCAGATTCTAGGACCTGCTTTTAGTTGTATCATATCACCGGACACGTTTGCAACATACCCCCCCTTGCGGAGTACCGGAGGGAAATCTCGCCGGTCAATATATCGGATAAAGGAACCGATGTCTGGGTCATCTACATCATCACACGATACATGCATGTAGTCACCGAGTTTCGTGGCAAAGTCTTTCCGAAGAGTCGCATCGTTTACATATTCGGCTAGTACATCTTTTGCAAATTGACGCGTGGATGGTAATTCGTCCATATCAGCTATCTAAACCCACTATCCCTGACTTAGAAGACATGCTGCGAAATGAGGCTGGATATATATCACTCGTGACCGAGGTTATGAACGACGGAGAGGAACGCGAGGGACGCAACGGGATTACGCGTTCTGTGTTTGGGAGGCAGCTCCGTTTTGACCTCACACGAACAACAGAGGACGGTCGTGTGGAATGGGTCCTGCCGCTTCTTACGACAAAGAAAGTCCCATACCGGCTTGTCCTTGAAGAACTCAAGTGGTTTGTGTCGGGTCGCACGGATAACAAACATCTTGCTGACGAGCGGGTGCGTATCTGGCAGGCAAACGCGGATACCGGACCTCTTTGGCCGGGGTCAGACCCTTCGGTTGGAGACCTTGGCCCTATCTACGGATTCCAGTGGCGTCATTTTGGTGCGAAATACACAGGATGTAAGACATACGACGATGGAGGTGTTGAAGATACCCCGCTTGAGTACCAGACGTCTCAATATGATGGAATGGGTGTTGACCAGATCGAATGGGTCGTCAAGGAACTTAAGGAGCACCCAGAGAGTCGTCGGGCGGTGATGTCCGCCTGGAATCCAGTAGACATCCAAAAGATGGCACTGCCGCCCTGTCACGTGATGGCACAGTTCTGGATTGGTAAGAATGGTCTTTCGTGCCACATGTACCAGCGGAGCGCAGACCTAGGCCTCGGAGTACCGTTCAATATCGCATCTTACGCAACGCTGACGCACGTCATCGCCCACGCGGTGGGTGTTCCCCCGTGTGAACTCGTGATGTCCTTCGGGGACTGTCACGTATACGCGGGACACGTAGATCCACTCCGAGAGCAGTGTACCCGGGATATCAGGTCATTCCCAACGATTGATTTTATGAACGGGATGTACGGTTCATACAGCGTGGATGAGCTCATGGAGATGGGAGGGGGGTTCCGTGTTCTCGAGTATGACCCTCATCCGACTATCAAAATGGATATGGTTGCGTGAACAGTTTGACCCATATAACTTCCCATAGTATCCAGATGGACATCCTTAGTATTCTTGCTGGTTTTTTTGCTATGGTATTGTTGGTGATTCTTACCACTTCTAAGACCCGCGATATTTGGGACCCTCCGAAGAGCAGCAAGGGGACACCGAGGTATTCCAATCGTTCACGGATATTCCCTATTACAACCCGCTCAGGAAGACCAATGATTATGCGTGGAGAATCTGTTGGTATGTACGTAACGGAGGAAATACATGATATGAAGGACTTCCTGAAAAGGCTGAGTGGGACAGTTCGGACAAGCAAGCAACGCGTAAAGATTTCCAAAGCAAGGGGGCGTCTTATCGCGTGGTCGTATAAGCCATTTCGGGACGGAAACTGGTGGGAGATGGTCCGTTCGGGCCTTCGCGACCCCAAATGGCCGTGTATGTTTGGTTCACCCAGCATGATACCAAACCCAGCCGGACATCATCCGGAGTCACCCCTCACGCTGGTCACATCGGAAGAAGACATCCTGCGTTGCGTCGGGGGAGAGGTTACCATACGAGTGTTCCACCCAAACCAGCCAACCTTTCCGAATTTTAAAGCGAGTGAGCACGGAGATATGGTGTGTCGTAAAACTATACAGAAGGTGAAGGGGGAAGAGTTTACACTCCAGGGTGGAGATGTGCTTGTTATACCACGGGGATGGGCATACCGAGTCCGTCTAAATAGTGAATGTGTTGCGCTGTTCCGGGTACCAGTTCACGGTATCATTTCGAGTATCCGGTGGTTCATTGGATAAACTGATATGGGCCTAAACGATGTGAGATATGTTCATACAACAGAATGGCAATGAACCCCGGAGATATGCTTGTGATGATGAAAGACAAGGTGACCGTGCTTACCGATAAGATCGAAGACCTGCGTCGACAGGTGGAGGAGGCAGAGGATACGCGCGAGCAAGCCATTTGCGCGGTGAACCAGCTGGAGACGATGATGGCATCCATCGCAAACCAGTGGGGTCTTGGCGAGCCTACGAGTACGGTTCCAAAGAATACGAGGACCAAGAAGTCAGGCAAGACCAAGGCGGAGACCAAGGTGGAGACCAAGGCGGAGCCCAATGTGGAGACCAATGTGGAGACCAAGGCGGAGACCAAGGCGGAGCCCAAGGCGGAGACCAAGGTGGAGACCAAGGCGGAGCCCAAGGCGGAGACCAAGGTGGAGACCAAGGCGGAGCCCAAGGCGGAGACCAAGGCGGAGCCCAAGGCGGAGCCCAAGGTGGAGACCAAGGCGGAAGCAGAGGACGAAGATGCCATTGAGGTGGAGCAGGACGGTGTTCGTTACGTGGTATTCCTAGATACGAACGAGGTATCTGAGGCAGATGATGCCGAGGAAACCATTGTTGGAACATGGGACTCCAAGGCAAAGAAGATTGTTCTCGGGGCGTAATTGACCGCTATATTTAAATCCGAGGAAGATACCACACCACCATCTTTATGAGTTCTACGCTCAATCTACGCTTGTTTAGACACAAGGGGGTTGTATATATGCTCCACAAAGACACCCAGGTTGTATACTGCTACAACCCAGAAGAACCAATCCAAGTGGGTATGTGGGATAAGGAGAAACACAGCGTTTGTTTTATGGAAGGTGCCCTGGACGCGCTTCATTCGGGTGAGATTGAACGCCTGAGAAATCTTCATCAAAAATCATCAGATACAGTATAGAACGATATGGTGTTTACAGAAGCCTTTTCAGATTGCGCCAGAGCATTCGCTGAAAGCCACAACCACAGCGTGATGAAGGAACACAGTGAGAAGGACGAAAAGGAAGGATTTTCTTCGGTCAGAGGATATCCCCTGATGATGAACGAGAGCATGATGAGTCTTATTGGGCGGATTGTCGCGATGGTTGTTGCGGTTCTTCTCATCGCAATGTTTGGTGAGTATCTCTGGAACACTCACGTTACAAAGATGATGACGATCGCCAAGCCCACGAAGAGCGTATTTGATATTATCGGTCTGTACGTATTTGTTCGTCTGATCCTCGGTTAAACACGATGATTGTTTATTTTCTAAGAATACGGAATCCGTATCATTAGAAATAAAATGAAACCGCGCGTTTAGAATGCAGCAAACGCAGACCCCCCCCCAAGGCCGCCTCCCATCATACCCCCTGCTGCCTGAAGCGGCGCTGCCTGCTGTGTCGGTTGCTGTGCCTGTGCTGGTGGTTGTGGTGTAACACCGCCTCGCTGGTCATACATTGTCTTATTTGCATCCTTATCGCGAGTCCCGTGTGGTAGCGCGTGTCCACCCCCGCCGCCCGGTGGGTTTGCGAACGGGTCGGTACCCGACCCATACTGAGATACCCCCATGCTGTCCGTGCGAGGCATTGGTGGAGGCTTCTGGGCGTGCTGATTCTGAGAATGTGTCAGTTCTGTTTCATCAATCTCTTCAAACCCCTCCCCGTCCTTGGATTCAAAGAACAGCGTAAACAGATTCCCACCCGTCTTCTGTGACGAGACAGCGACTGATGAACCTATGTCTTGAATATCGTGAATCCCGTATAACAAGAATGCCGACATAAAGAACATGATCCCAAAGACAACAACGGGTGACATTGAGAACATCTCATCCACCCCGATACCCGCATAATACGCAACGATGTCACGCATCATCAATACCGCGTATGCAATACCTCCAAGGACCAGTATGCGCATCACGGGCAGCCGCTTGCTCGACACACCACTGCCGCTCACAAATGAAAACACAACGTACTGGAGAGCAAACATAATCGCGGACGCGAGTCCCCATCCCAGAAGAACCTTGGATTCCCCTGTGGTAGGTACAATCTTCTTTACAGCCGCTCCAAAGTCTACCATCTGATGTGTGTTATGAAAAAGTTGATACGATGTTTCGGAGAATACGGTTGTCTCAAGCATCATCGAATCGTGAGTTCATCGCCTTCAACGCCTCGGTCTGCGCCACAGCTGCAATCAACTCATCTGGAAGCGGTTCCAGTTCGAAGATTCATCGTCATCATCGTCATCATCAATTGGTGGCTCATATGTGTATCCACTCCTCTCGCGGATCGAAGCACTTACCCCACGGGTGGGTAGGCCCGCGCTTTGGGTCGCACACAGACCGATTGCGGTGTAATCCGACGCAGCACGTTCAGCACCGAGAAGCCCATGTCCTAATGAACGCGGCGGCCTACCAAGTGGTCTGTCTTCCGGTAGCATAGAAATGCTCGCATAAAGATTCTCAGACGGGGGGATTACCCAGTTGTATTCTCCGGTATCTTCGTCGTTGGTATATTCCACATCAATCGTCGTGTAGCGGAGCGTGTGTGGTAGTCCAATATACACGCGCACACGATTTGTTCCATCCACGAGCACATAATAATGCGGTGAACCATATGTGCCGCCACGGCGAATGTTCTCGGCGAGTCCTCGGTTCTCTTCACAAAGGGTCAGAGTTGCAAATGAGATGAGAGTGGAGACATCTGATACCCCCTTCACGATGCTATTCTCAAAGCGTGTCATCGGGACCCGGAACACAAGATTCCCGATTGGTCCCCCGCACTCTGACTTCCACTGGAGCGTCCCATGCCGAATCACGATATCTGATGCGTTCAGGTTGTACTTTGCGCTTGCGTCCGCGACACTCTCCTTTACGGCGTTCTCAAGGGTCATTGAACCAGCCATCGTGCGTATGTATGTGACATATGACATCACGTACATACGGTCCGTCAATTCATGAGTTCCATCGTCGGCATCATTGCTGCTTCTGATTATAATGTGGTTGGTGTTTCTGCTTGTGGTGCACTGGGTGCTGCTGGTGTTGCTGGTGTTTCTGTCTGTGGCGTTTCTGCTGCTGGTGTTTCTGCCTGTGGCGTTTCTGCTGCTGGTGTTTCTGCCTGTGGTGCTTCTAGCGTGTTTAGCATCAAGCGAGTACTTTCTGGATTCAATATTTTTTCAGTAGCAAGTCTTTCTGGATTCATATTGAGAATCATCTTCCATCCTCTGTTGATATCCTTGTATATATCTTTGTAAAGACCTTCCGGTGTTTTTGATGAAATATTCCGCAGGCTACTCGGAAGCGAGTCTCCTGAAATATCCTCACCACTCGCATCATACACCTGTATCGGCGAAGAATCAGACATAAGCGCATCCTTATCCGATATTAGCATCGTATGTATTCTTTTTGTAAATCCCTTCAGCGTCTTCTTGATATCTCCAAATCGGGTTCCGGATTTTGTAGAAACAGAGACCTCACCCTTTACAAACGCGCTTACAAATGGGTCGTGGATCTTCTCGTAATCACTGACAAGATAAAGTATATTGTTTCTTGGCGGAGGAAGTGTAGCCAGTTCCACCGCCGGTTTCCGCATCAGCACGATATGGTGAATGTTCGGGTCTCGGCGGTTCATCATGTAGAGTCTCTCGGTTACGGGCAGGTTGTTATACACCCGAAATACATCATTCTCATTCCCAGACGCAAACTGTGTCATCTCTACGGAATCGTATATCACCGTATTCGCAGCATCTGTTGTTTCGCTGGGTGAAGGGTGTGTATTCACTATAATATACCCAGACGAAGACATCCTATCTACCCGTCGTCCAGAATGAAAATGTATAGAACCTACCCTACGAACCAGTCCAACCCACTGCACCTATGCGGTTAGCATACGAGTCGTGATACCGATGCTCTCAATCTCTTGCATCAGGAGCTTCATCGCCGCGGGAATCTCAAGATGCGCAAACCCATCCGCATCGTCTGACTCTGCACCGTTGCCGGTACGAATCCCCCCAGAACCACCCAATCCGCGGTAAATACCCTTCCCCGGGTCAGTCACCGCAACACGACCGGTTGCCTTGCCGACCGTCAATGGGAACTTGTCGCTAACATCCATCATCCGCTCCTTCAGGAACACGCTCGTTCCGTGTGAGATCATGCAGTCGCGCTCCATCTCTCCAAACCGGTGGCCACCATCCCTTGACCTGCCCTCTGCTGGCTGTCGTGTAAGCATCACAACCGGACCAGATGACCTAGAATGGATCTTGTCATTCACCATGTGCTTCAGCCTCTGGTAGAATGTGGGGCCGATAAAGATGGGACACGATAGCATCTCTCCGGTAACACCACTCATCATGATCTCGTTCCCCCATCGCTCCATACCGTGCTTCTCCAGAGCATCCCCGATATCGTGTGTATCAAACTCCTCAAACGGCGTACCGTTTCCAAACGACCCCGTCATACATCCAGCCTTGCCAAGCACACACTCTACAATCTGAGCAATCGTCATACGACTAGGTACAGCGTGCGGATTGATGATAATATCTGGGCGGATCCCATTGGGCGTGACGGGCATATCCTCTTCCGGGATAATCATCCCACACGTACCCTTCTGTCCGTGACGCGAACTGAACTTGTCTCCAACCGTGGGAACACGCTCAGAACGAACACGCAGCTTCATCACACAGTATCCATCACCGTTGATAGAGCGATATACCTTATCTACGTATCCATTCTCATTAGAGCGGAGGGTCTTGCTGAGGTCACGGTAGGTTACCTTTTCGGCGATCACGTCTCGCATCCGCGAGGCCCCGCCTGATTTCCGTCCCCCGGTCTTCCCGTGCCTAACCGGTGAGACCTTCCCGAGGATGATGTCATTGCTCTCTACCCACGTGTTCACGGGAGCATACCCATCAGATGACAACTTATCGTACGTGCCGTGTCGCATCCCCTCCGTCTTTGTTGGGTCGGGGCGACAGAACTTCTCCTCTTCTCCCGTCGTTGCGTTCTTCTTCTCCTCGTCGCGATATGTCCGGTAGAAGAATGAGCGGAAGAGTCCCCTGTCGACAGACGCCTTGTTCAGAAGAACCGAGTCCTCCTGGTTGTACCCCGTGAAGCACATAATCGCAACAACAACGTTCATTCCGTTGGGAAGGTCTGTATTGCGGAAATACGTGTCCATCTTGGTGTATACAAGTGGCTTCTGTGGGTAGCACAGCACGTTGCTTGCGGTATCCATTCGGTCTAGATAGTTTGTGGCGTACATACCCATCGCCTGCTTTCCCATCGCAGACTGGTACGTATTTCTCGGTGCCTGGTTGTGGTCGGGAAAGGGGATCATGCTCGCCATTGTCCCTAGAATCGTGCACGGGTGAATCTCCATATGAGTGTAACGGATGCTCGGGTTGCGATATCTGGGAGACATCAGAATCATAGACGAGTTCATCTCATTCACGTCTACGTACTCTATAAACGCACCCGGGGAACCAGTCGTTACATCTGAAACAATACCTGGATAGCACACGAGCTTTGTCCAGTTAAGTTCCGAATCACGAATCTTTCGCAGGATGTCGCGTGAAATCCGGAGTTTCCCCTGGCGGTCAACCTTCAGGAGGGGACGGAGGATGCGCCCCATATCGGTCCACACGATGATATCCTTACCCTTTAGATACAGCGAGGTCATTGGGTTAATCGCACCGGCCGTACGCTTACCTCGCAAGAACTTCAGGGTTGCGACGCTGTCGTCTACGAGGCCAAACAGGCGACCGTTTATCCAGACGCGGGTGTTCTGTACCATCCGGTGGCTCATCTCGTCCGTGATATCTTCCAAGAGCAGAACCCTATCGCGAAGTAGCGCCTTTACCATTTCTGGCGAGGTGCCATTGGTTACGACCGTCGTGATGGAGAGATTCTTTACCACACCAACGGATTCGCCCTCCGGTGTCTCAGACGGACACACAACTCCCCACGCCGTGGAATGCAGCTTCCGTGGGGCAACGAGTTTTCCGCTCTTTTCCACGGGTGTTGTCAGTCGGCGGAGATGAGAAATCGTACCATTCCGGTTCAGACGCGCAAGGACCTGCGAGACACCAACCTTCCCGACGCTATTCTTCATTCCAAAGTTACCAGTTGCCAGGGCATACTTCAGACCAGCATCCAGTGTGGTAGTACGAATGATCTTGAAGATGTTTGTCCCGTTGATGATGTCGTCGTACACCCGCGTCGCCCGCCACGCACCAGACTGAAGCTCCTTCTGAATTCCGGAACGGATGTCGCGCACCACCTTGGATGTCCAGTACTGGTATAGGAGTCGTGTCATCAGCGAACCAGCCAGTTCTACACGCTTATTGTGATAGCCATCCCGGTCATCGTATCCAACCTCACCGGTCATGCAGCGAATAATACGCCTGGCGCTATGTCCCATAAACCACCCCTTCTCGTGGTCTCCATCAGCAGTGCGCCCAATATGAGGAAGAAAGTCCTCCATCAGGATCTTCTTCACGAATCGTACGCGGTCCTCTATCTGAATCCGAGCAGACAGGCTCGTGTTCTTTGCCAGAAGCTCAAGTGCCTGCTCCTGGGTTTCATATGGCTCCGCCTCTCGCAGGGTAGGCGTTAGGAGTTTCCAGTACTTTGACGCGTGTTCCCCCTTGAAATCACCAATCACACGTCGCGCGATTGCCTCGTCCGTCGTGATACCGATTGCCTTGAAGAGCACTCCAAGAGGAATATCCATCCGAACCTTGGGGATATTCACACGCATCACGTCGCCATGGTCTCGCGTGCGCATCATCTTGATGCAGTATCCCCGCACAAACCCCTGCTTTTCCGCCGGGGCAGACTTGAGTTCTCCTAGGAATAGATACTTGCTGCCCCTCCCTCCCTGGAATACGTATAGCCAGTTCTCGGTGATCATCTCCTGGCTCACAATCACGCGCTCTCCGCCGTTGATGATAAAGTACCCGCCCTCCTCAAACACACACTCACCCATCTCCCTCGCCTTCTCCGGCGAAACATCCGTGAGCGCACAAGGAGCCGACTTTAGCATAATCGGCACAGACCCAAGAATCACACGAGGCACACGGTTCTCGTACACCGACACACCGGTATCAGGATGCGTGACGGTTGTCTTTACGAGGACCTCGGTTTCCATCTTGGCGGCATATGTTTCATTCCTCAGGCGGGCATCGTTAGGATACATCTGGCGGGCGAACCCGTTCTTCTCCGTAATCGTCGGCTTGCGGATACGAACCCTTCCGAAAGAAACCTCGACATGAGTGGTCGTGCTGTCCTCGTGGTCTTCCTGAACCTCTGTGGTCTCACACACAATCGGTGATGAACCCTGGATTACATTGTCGATGCCAGACTCCAGAAACAGATTGTACGACGTGATCTGATGGTTGATAAGTGGGCTGACGCGCGATTGCTGCCTGCGCATGTACGTATCGATCAGTGCCCACGCATCGGCAGATGTATAGTCTTGGATGTCCATCTTCCAAGATGGATGTTTCGTGCGAGACGTACGATACACCAACTCCTTGTTCAATTAGACTATTGGTTCCGGTTAAGCCCTTGTGTTCTCCGGAAACTCGCAAAATCCACGATGTGGATAATACGTAATTTGTAAGGAGTTGTATATTTCTGGATACTCTGTACCATAAGATTCCTGTGTGATCATTTCTCTCCCGATGAGTTTCATATTGAAGCGTGTTTGAATCATAATACCGATTCTATCGTTTGCTTCAACGCCTACTAGCATAATTTGACCGGTACTCTCATCCGTAAGCGCGCTCTGGTCTATAGAATACACGCGGCGAATTTTTCCGGTACTGTCCTGGTGCTCAACCGATATATGTGCGGTAACACTCGTCGATATGGTTTTTAATAATAACATAATGTTGTAGTTTCCTAAAAATGGTGCGGTATAGTATCCACCAGATACCGAAAACGATTTTTCGGAGTCTTTTAGGATAGACCATTCCGGATAACATATAAGAGGGAACACGTCCTTACCACCTTCAATCACGAGATCTTCAATCAGGTCCGCACAGAAGACTGGGAGGCTTGATAGACGATGTGTATCCATGTTTGGTCGGCTGCGGCTTCTTGACCCCGAACGGGACATTCGGAGTTGTTCTCCTGGTTGCTGACGGGGGGTACTAAATTCATCCAGTTTCATCCGTAGCGCACGAATCTCTTTTTCAGTAGTAATCAGTCTGTCGATCGTAGATTGTTTCCCATTCCCAATACCGTCGGCATCTTTTTGTGATAACTCATAAATAGTGGTTGTTAGATGTTTGATTCTCTCTGCGAGTTCTTCCCTGAATATATTCATATCGCTTGTGATCTGGTGTTTTGTACGCAGAGATACCTGTTCAATAATATCTGATATATCAGGGTTTACACTGGTGTGTGAATTCGAAGGCTTGATATTCTCAATCACCGACGCGGCAATCTCCTGCTTCATCTTGTCTTCGTCGATTGTCTGCTGAACTGGTATCTTGATATTCTCAATCACCGACGCGGCAATCTCCTGCTTCATCTTGTCTTCGTCGATTGTCTGCTGAGCTGGTATCTTGATATTCTCAATCACCGACGCGGCAATCTCCCGCTTTATCTTGTCTTCGTCGATTGTCTGCTGAGCTGGTATCTTGATGTTCTTCATCACCGACGCGGCAATCTCCTGCTTTATCTTGTCTTCGTCGATTGTCTGCTGAACTGGTATCTTGATATTCTTCATCACCAACGCGGCAATCTCCTGCTTTATCTTGTCTTCGTCGATTGTCTGCTGAGCTGGTATCTTGATATTCTTCATCACTGAGTCCGTAATTTCTTGTATTGTCGTCTGTATAGTTAACGATTGGGCGCGAATCTGTTCTTCAAGCTGGTTCTTGAGGATCGACACCTGGTCTCGCACAACCCATAGTTCCTTTGAGACGGCTGGAGATACAAGGTCATCGTCGCGATAAGTCTCCTTCTGAACCGCCGTGGTTTTGGCTGGGGTCTTGGTGGATACTGATGGAGGCTTCTGAACAGTCGTATGAACTATTTTTGAAGAATCCGACGCCAGCGCACTTGAACGAGGTGGGGCCGAACTTCTCCCACGTTGTGAACGTATGTCTGACGTGCTCTGTATGGGTATCGAGCGAGACTGTTTTGAAGATGCAAACTTTTTAGCAAACTGTTTCACACGAACAACCGTTGATAGGCTTGTTAATGGTTCTTGTACATCATCTTCTGTATTCAGTGAGTCTAGTGCTGATTGTTCTGGTTTACCTTTCCGCGTGTGTGTCTGTGGGAGCAGCCGATTTATCCGCCGGTTCATCTATCAAGAATACCTGTTATCTGTAAAAGCCGAATCCGATGACCATTCCTGCGCAAAAAACCCTGTATCTGTCTTGGTGTCTTTCCGACCCTTGACATTCGTATCGTTGTGGTGTTTACAAAATCATCACCAGTATCTGTATCCACACTGCCCTGTTCTGATGTGTCCTGGTCACAAGGACACGCCTCCTCCCAGCGGAGGACTCGCCGAGTTCCACCGGATTCCACATCAAAATATTCTTGATACCCGTGAACTATAATTTCGCCCCTTGTTTTTTTCTCGTGACATACCGAACAAAGGCCGACAAGATTCCCACCGTTATGTACATCGCCTATCCCAGGAATCCCCCCTCGTGAATCTGCCAGTTGTCTAGGTATAATGTGGTCTGTCTCTTCTGACGGACGGGACTTACATACCTGACAAACAGACTGTATTGCTGCACGGGAGTTCCACGCGGTTCGTATATCATCCGAATCTGCGAACCCACGTCGGTTTGATTCGTTCCACGCCCTCGCAGACATTACTGAAAACTCCTCCGACGTAATCATATCCCGGATACGCCTAGCCTCCATCATCGTCGCCCCATCACCCCCCATGCGTTCCACGTAGTCAATCGCATACCCCCGTGGTCCAGCACCCTCTTGTAGTCGGCGGTCCATCCGCATCGTACCATCCGCATCCACGTCTACCCGTATGTGATTCCAAGCCAGTCGTGGATGGTGAACTAGGTCAGGGATATCCCGAATCCGATGTAGGTGCGTCGCAAACAGGAAAGCGCACCTCCGACGGAGGAGACCAAGGATAGACGCGGCAACCAGAGATTCAGCCCCGATCTGTTCTGTACCCGAGCACAACTCGTCGCCTAGCACAAGGGAGTTCTGGTTCGCATTCCGGAGAATACGCACCAGTTCATCTGCTTCTACACGAAACGTAGACAACCCGCGGAACAGGTCATCATTACCAAGAATCCGTGTGAAAAGAGACCTAAATATACCAAGGCGCATCTCCCTTGCTGGAACAGGCAGACCTGTTTGGGCGAGTATTACGGAAATACCCAGTGCCTTCATAAGTGAACTTTTACCCGAAGAGTTTACTCCGAATACAAGCCTCCCAATTGGACTTTCTGAATCTCCTGTATTCCCCACCGCAAACGAATGTGGCACATAGGATACATCCTGGCGCATCCTCTCGATCAACGGGTGACGGAGTTTATCACATACAACCCACGAGGAATCTCCATCACCATCACCATTCCCAGATACATCGGGCCACGTGTACCCAAACGACTTTACAACCACCGCGGAAGACCGAGCAACATCTACCGCACCAACCACGTCTGCCATCTCCCGAACCAGTTCTTCAAACTCTTTCCGGATTCCAAGGGCCCAATCCATCCATAGCACAGATATCTCTTCGTCAATCTCACGCCGGAGGCGTGACGCTTCTTGGATGACCGTTCGCAGGGCGACCATCTCAGCACTTCCCCTGCCCCTGCTGGCTCGTATCCGGGTATTATCAGACAAGATATAGCTATCTCCTCGGCTCGCAATATAATCAACCTTGACCATCTCAGCACCATCCCACGCCACCCCATCATACACCCGGGTTCTCGCAAGACGCGGTCCAGTAGATTTTGTACCAAGTATGTAATACGTATTCCCAATCATTGCTACACGAAACAGTGCGTTCTTTGCCATATTACCCTTCTTTGATGTTGAACCACCATTGTTCAGTGATCGTACGAGATCCTCTAGTCGTTTGAGATTGACCAGCAGACGCGCGTGCTTTTCGTGAATGCCTGAGGATGGAAACGAGTCTTGAAACGGCACGTCGGGCCGAACAGCCGCCACAGACCCGTATTCGTGTGAAAACACTCCTCCAATCGCATTACCCCCTTCGGGAAGCGTATCTGGGGATACAATCTCATTCGTAATCTTTTCATAGAAACGAATACAGTCTTCTTGTGGGAATGAAATCGGAATATCTGTTCCCCGAATTCCGTCTACAAATGTCTTTATAGCAACTGTACATTTCCAAAGAAGGGCGTACGATAACCCACCATACACTCTTGCCGAAAACAGAGCACCGATATCTGGCATATCCGAAAGAATCGTATTCCAGGTATCCATCTGTAATTCATTGTCAACGAACCATTTACCGATCGACTGTCGGGCATGTATGTCGTCTACGGACGTGGTCGGGGTTGAGATTCTCTGAACGTGTATTCTTCTTCCCATTTTGGTCTGCGTCTTATCCAGTAGATTCGCCACCGACGAGACCTGCTTTCGCACGTGGGTTACATCCTGGCCACCCGCGAGTATATTCAACTGACGAAGTGGCTGGTTTTCAAGGATTAGATTCTGTGTATGACTATGCTCTTCAATCAGACGGACACCTTCGACCGCCTGTGGTACGATATTCCTAAGATAATCAATCCCCCTGGCCACTGATGCGGATACGCTCCCATCTCCGATGCTCACGGTACGGTCGCCGATGTATCGCATCAAGTCGCTCCGTATCATATCATCCACATCCAGCACGTTCCCACGTATAGGAATCACACGGACAGGACACTCGCGGGGGACACCCCAAGTACGGCGAATCTCATCGCGTGAACCGTCACACGAACCTCCACCTGACCCAGCCACCTCGTTCACCCATACAACAACTTCTGATGCGCTCATCGTCGTAAACAGGTCGTGTGACCTTGTACTGACCGCACCATCACGCGTGACAACGTGCGTTGTATATTTTCGCGTAACCGGGTTGATAAAGCCCAGTTCTGCGGTAGACGAATCGTAAGAGGGTAGTAAAAGCGCGACAAACCACCGAGAACTGCTCTGTGAGTCATCCGGTCTGACAAGCGGAGACCATACCTCAAGGCATTCGCGATGCTCAATCCCCCGAGAGTGGTCCTTATTTCCTACCTGGTAATACACCGGCACCGTATATCCGAGAGAAATCGCGTTGTTGATGTACGTCCGCTTCGTGTCTCCGATAAGATTAAAACCGTATTTAATGATCCGGTCAACGCGCCTCCCTCCGTACCACTTCACATCCTTTCCCGTCGTAGAAAGTGGGGTCTCTTTCATCTTATTTAGCGAGACTCCCATCGCGGTAGCATTACCAATGTACGAACCGTCTGCGAGTCGCAGTTCATACATCTCTAAAAAACTTCCAATTTGCATCATCACCAGGGTATTATCCCCGTACAACTCTACCGACCGTTCTTGAGCCTTACAGTATTCAAGAAGCACCGGGGATAGGTTTGTTCGTCCTTCTGTGCGTGTATTACCAGAGTCATCCTCGTGTTTGGACGGAGTCATTTCCGAGTCCGCTGGATAGGATTGCTAGGCGTGTGATGAGGTCTGGTGGTGTTCTCCTGCTTGTCTCTATCCCGACATCACTTAGGCGTTTGCTGGCTTCGTCGGGCGTGATATCTGAAATAACGACCACATCCTTGAATGCATCCTTGGTCTCCTTCTCGGCGTCTTCATGTATCCTCCATTTCACAACGATATTTGTTTCCTGACCTGCATGCACCGGGGTCTTTTGTTTACGATGGCGCTTCTGAGTAAACCGCATCCTGAGTGGTTTTTGCGCACGAAACAGTGGAGAATCCCGAACTACCATAGAACTCTTGTCGCCACTTTCTGAATACGACACAAGGGACGTGCCCGTCTCCTGGTCTCTCCACCGGACACGTCGGGGCTTCTTTTGTGTCTTGTTGCTTTTTTTTGACAGCCCACCGCGCCCACTGTTACGATTACGACCATTCTGTTTGAGAGTACGGGTGGGCTTTCGCGTAGCGTTTTTTTCAGATTGCTTATCTGTGACTTTCTTAGGTTGTTTGCTCTGCAATAAACATATCTTTGTTCTTTTCCGACGGACGGTTTTTGAGTGGGTTCGCTTCTCACGTGCCGTCTGTGCCTTCTTTTTTGCTCTTCGGAGATTCTGTCGGAATGCGTTCGTAGACCGTATCCCTTTCACAGAGACTTCCTTCGTGAGCGTATTCTCTTTTGCCATATTTCTACTTGTCTTCTCAAATTGAACTCATCATCTAAGACGCAATAGTATTGTACTATTACAGAAGCAGTATGATCATTCCTGTTCGTTGCTATACGTGTGGAAAGGTTGTCGGAAACCAGTACTCAGAGTATAAGCGCCTCGTAAAAGAGTTCCGCGCAAAGCCAGACAAGGACGTCGTCGTAGACGGTGGTGAGTTCGCGATCCAGTCCGGATCCATTACCCGGTCAGAGCACCGTACACCAGAGGGTGCGGCTATGGACCGGCTTCAGCTCCGGCGGTATTGTTGCCGGCGTATGCTGCTGACACACGTGGATATCATCAAGCACGTGTGATTGTATCGAGCATTACTATAGATATGGACATAGGGACACTCGTTGCGCTCATCGTTGTTGTGTGCATTCTTATATTTTCAGTTGCGGTCAGCCTAAACATCGGGGCTGAGTTTGAGGAGATATACCGAAAAATTCATTCCTATATCCGGAGGATATCCATCCATACGGTTGTCACGATTTCGCTGATTATCGGCGCGGTTCTTCTCGGGATAGTTGCGAGTATGTAAGCCCAATGTTCCTCTCTATCTGGTAGTATAACTGACAGATGGAACGGTATGCAGACGAGCGTCTTCGTGTGCTTCATCATTTATTCCGGGGACCCAGTGACCTCACGCGGCATCACCACGATAGCTACAACCGCCTGCTGACATCCCAGATTCCGCTTCTGCTAGATGAAATTACACCTATCAAGATCCCACTCGTACAAAAGGACCGCGCCGGGCTTCTTGAAAGAGGTAGCCGACCCGAACTGGATGACGGTGGTGGCGCTGGTGGTGATGACGAAGTAGACGAGGCTGACCTCACTGAAGAGGACCGCCAGGATATGATGGTATACAGAGGATTTGACGCGGTGGTTACCATTTATATCGGCAATGATACCGCGGATGGTATACGCGTGCGCAAGCCGGTTATCTACGAGGAGACAAATACTGGTGAAAAGGTCGCCTCACCTATGTACCCCAACGAGGCGCGGCTTCGTAATATGACATACACAGCCCCCGTAACCGCCGATGTTCGTATGCGCATTCTCAACATACGAACGGGAAGGGCAATGGACGATATGATGGCCGATGTCCCCCTATTTGATATACCCATCTTGGTCCGTTCCAAGGCCTGCTGGTTACACGATATGGCACCGGATGCCCTCGCGGATGCGGGGGAAGACCCTGATGATCCTGGTGGGTATTTTATAGTCGGAGGCTCAGAACGACTCCTGGTATCACAGGAGCGCGTGATCCCGAATCTCCCGTATGTAACCTCGGTTCCAGAGGTCATGATGGCGTGTTCATCTCCCAACTCTACGCGAGTGAGAGTCTTCCGAATCTCGTTTGACACGGTCACGCGAGGTATCGTTGTCTCTATCCCCGGTGTAAAGGGAATGATCCCGGTAACAATCCTTTTCCGAGCCCTTGGAGTGGTTAGCGACCTGGATATCCTCCGTCACATTTTTGGAACCTCCCTTCCAGATACGGAGGAAGCCGAGATCATACGTGATACGCTCGCATCCGGTCACGGCATCTACGACCAACACTCCGCGATACGCTTCCTAGCACACCTGAGTCGTGGACTAACCGTGATGTCTTCCAGAACGATTCTTCATCAGCTCCTCTTTCCTCAGCAAACAGGGGGTCTCCCTGAGAAAACGGCCATTCTAGGACACCTTACGAAACTACTCGTTCACCGCCGTCTGAACCGTATCCACGATACAGACCGAGACAACTTCCGTAGTAAAAAACTTGCAATCACGGGGTCCCTGATGGCTGAACTCCTTGCGAATGTGTTTACGACTCGCGAAGAAGAAATCAGGAAGCGTGTATCTTCCGAATACAACTACAACAACCAGACATACCGTGACGACAAGGTATTCCAGATGCTTTCCACGATCAAGACGCGGAAGGATTATATATTCGGTGCCGGAGACAATACGTCGCTTATTATGCGGTCTATCCGTGGCCAGTGGGGTGCAGACCCAGAGAGGGGAATCGGTGCGCAGGTGGAGGGTGTTAGCCAGGCGATGGACCGGCTCACGTATCTTGCGTCGTTGTCGCACCTTCGGCGGGTGGCCCTGGAGCGCGTGCCAGATGGGCGGGCGCTGGGCGCGAGGCGGCAGCACATGTCCTCCTTTGGGTACATTTGTCCATCCGAAACACCATCAGGGGGACCAAAGATCGGCGTCGTGAAGAATCTTGCGATCCTAACCCGGATTAGTGCCGGTGTAACAGACACGTCTATTTACAATATTCTTCCGAGCATCGGTGTTGTCCCCGTACAGGACGTAGTCGCCGAGAAACGCAGCCGTGTGTATTCCATCTATGTAAACGGTGTCCTCGCTGGGTATTCCCCGAACGGACTACACACACACGATGTGTTGGTTAGATTGCGCAGGAAGGGTATGCTTCACCCCACGGTGAGCGTTGCTCTGATGCGGCTGGAACGCTATCTCTGGATATCTACTGGGTCTGGTCGGCTGATGCGCCCCCTTATACGAGTCAAGGATGGTCGGCCGATGATACGAGAGGCGATTGCTCAGCTGGCTGATGCGGCAAAACACGACGACCCAGATGCCGTGTTCTCATTTACACCGTTCGTAACCGATGACCCAGATGCGGCCATACGCTCGGGTGTTGATTCCCGGGTAACAATGTCTACATATACAAGATCATCCAAGGATTCATCAGACCCAGGGGTTGCGCTCGAGCTGATCGACCCGTGGGAGATGGAAACCCTGTTTGTCGCGATGACACCAGAGCAGATCAAGCCAGACCACACGCACGTGGAAGTCCACCCATCTACCATTTTTGGGGTTATGGGAACGCTCATCCCGTATGCCCCGCACAACCAGGGCCCACGAAACCTATATTCGTGCGCACAGACCAAACAGGCAACCTCGGTGTATTCCAAGGCATTCCGGTCAAGATACGACCACTCCGCGATGGTACTCATGTCACCACAAAGACCGATTGCGAATACGTGGTGGGGAAGACGTCTGGGTGACAGCGCTCTGGCGTATGGTACGAACCTCGTCGTGGCGATCGCGTGCTTCGGTGGGTACAATCAGGAAGACAGTCTTCTTATCAACAAGACATCACTCCAGAGGGGTCTTTTCAGGGTAATTAAAACGACGGAAGCATCTTCGTACGAAGAAGTAAACGCACGCACAAAGACAACAATTCGTATCGTAGACACCCGAACGGTACAGGGAACAACTGGCCAAAAACAAACCGCAGACTATGGAAGCCTCCTTGAAGACGGTACGCTTGCGGAAGGAACACCCATCCGCCCCGGGATGGTAATCTTTGGAAGGGTTAGCGAGACCGAGGGGTCTCTCCCGAGGGATGTATCTGTTGTAGCCGGCCGATTCGCAAAGGGTATCGTCGAGTCTAAAATCGTAATACGACTCCCCGGTGGGCATCGCCTTGTCAAGTACCGGATTGCTGTGTTGCGCTCACCCGAGTTTGGAGATAAGTTCAGCTCACGGGCAGGTCAAAAGGGAACATGTGGAATGCTTATTCCAGAGCAAGATATGCCGAGAACCGCAGAGGGAATCGTTCCTGATATGATCGTAAACCCTCACGCGATTCCTAGCCGGATGACAATCGGACAGATTCAGGAGGTTGTTGTATCCAAGCTGGCTTCAATCTTGGGATGCGAGGTTGATGCGACGGCGTTTACTCAGAACGGTGTGTTCGGTGATAATATTATGAGTCTCCTGATGGGCAACGGGTATGACCCCCACGGGGATGAGATGATGTATAGCGGGGTTACCGGGGAGGTTCTTCACAGTAAGATTTTCATAGGCCCGACGTACTATATGCGACTAAAGCACATGGCTGCGGATAAGATTAACTACCGTGGTGGTGGACTGGTTGATCGTGGTCCAGTAGACGCGAGAACGCGTCAGCCGATCGGTGGGAGAGCAAGAGAGGGTGGTCTTCGCATCGGAGAAATGGAACGGGACGCCGTGATTTCACACGGCGCGTCTCGTTTCTTACAGGAGAGCCTGACTACGCGTGCAGACGGTGAACACTCCTTGTTATGCGCAGAGAGTGGTAAACAGGCGATTCAAGGTGATGGCAAGACCGCATACCCGGGTCTCCGAAGCGTAGAGCGCGACGGACCATTCCAGTACAGAGGAAGCACAGAGGATACGCTTGAGAACACGACGCATACCACCAATGTTACCCGATACAGCGAGATATCCTTCCCCCGTGGCATGCGGGTGCTAACACAGGAACTAGAGGCAATGGGTATTGACACGCGCATATTTACAGACGGTGGGGGGCGCCGGCTTCGGTCAAATATGGTTGGAGGAGACCCCATTTTACCCGTCATGGCACCCGTTACGGAACAGCCGTCTCCGGAACAGTATGGTGCGACAGGGACTGGAGGGGGAGCGGGCGATTCTCCCGATTCTTCCGTTGATGATGATTCCCCGATTGAACAGACGGGAGGCGAAAGAAATGCAGGTGAGGTATCCCTCGCAGATGCCTTATCCAAACATATCAACGATCGACACGGAGCAATCAACGCAATGACCGAGGGAACTCTTACAAGTGCGATTGCGATGGGGGGAGCGGGTAGTGAAGGGTCTGCTGCATCTAGAGTCGCAGAGGGGATGATTGGTAGAGGTATACAGAATGGCCTCTTGGGTTCTCTATCCGTGGCACAACCAGCTGAAAAGGAAGACTCTGCAACCCCAGATATAACACAGGGTACGATGCCGACTTCCACAACTATACAGACAGGCATACCAAAACAGCCGGTACAGCCCACATCCTCCAATCCATATGGTACAGACGTAAAGGTAGTTAAGGTAACAAAGACTGATGAGGTAGCACAATGAGTACACGAAGCACGCGCATCTACGTAAGGGTTCCTTTTGAAGAAAAAGACGAAGCTAAATCACTCGGAGCGAAATGGGATCCGCGCCGCAAGAAGTGGTGGTTCCCAATGGAAAGCACCGATGCTGGCGTGATAGCACGATGGGGTGGTACGCCCCCGCGTGAAGCAAACGAACGAGTTGTGAACCTCTCAGAGAACGTTGTGGGGGCAGACGCAACACGTGCAAAAACAGACGGAACCATACGCGGGTGGTTTGATGGTGGTAGTCGTGGAAACCCAGGCGTCTGTGGACACGGGGCGTTGATACGCAGGGGAGACGGCACGATCCTGGGGACGGATTGTGGTGGATGGAAACGAGGGACAAACAACGAAGCAGAACACCGTGGCTGTGTCGCAGCGCTACGGATGGCAAAATACGAAATTATGAATCGCGTCGCAACCAAGCAAACCGGACCAGGAATGCTGCGAGTAGAGATTCGCGGAGATAGTAAGCTCGTGATTCATCAGGCAACGGGGAAATGGGAGTGTAAGAAGGACCACCTTCGTGAGTTCGTAGACGAAGAACGAGGCCTCATCGATACGATTAAGCAACACGCAAGGGACGGGTTCTTGATGGAGCACATCTATCGTGAAGATAACAAGGACGCGGATGCTCTCGCGAACCTAGGAATGGACCAGATGGTCTAACTACACATTACTAGTATGAATAAGATGTTGTGGAAACAAGAAATTACAGAACGGGGTATCGCGTGGGCATTTATATGGAATGATTCAAAAATCAGGACTATTACACACGCACTCCGAAACACGGTATGGTCGCTTATACGAACGCGTCATCCCGTTTCACAAGAACACACCTCCCTGGATTCTGACGCAGACAGTTCCCTGGAAGATGAGGATATTATGCGGTATATAACACCTCCAAGAGTACCATCCACGAAACCAGTGCGCTCTTCAAGCCTGCTTGATTGGATGCGGTGGTAGAATTGATCGCCTGGAGTGTCGTACTTTTCGTACAGATACCAATAGCAATATCATGGCGGTAGCAAGAGAGCGTTCCCTTACCATGTCCCACGACGCACACATGTATCTCCGTGCTCGCAACACACTGATGGAGATTCTAGAGATGAGGGGATTTGACGTTTCACCTCTTACGGCGGAATCCCCTGAGGAGATTGGGTCAATGTCAGAGGACCTTACGAAGTATTATATGACAGTCTACGAAGAAGGTGACACACGCCGTGAAGGAAGAAAGTGTAGAATCTTCCTAGCAAAATCACCACAGAAGGCCATGGCGGAGGCCGATGCTCATCTAGACGAAGCTCACCCAGAGGTGCTGATTCCGGGAACAGACGAGCTCCTCTTTGTGATCTTTGGACCCCTGAGTGACACCGCCATCCGGAATGTAATCCGCTGGTCGAGGAAGAATAAGATTCAGGCCGATGCCGTACAGATTCAGAACATCTTGTTCAATCCGTTTCATCACGAACTCGTACCAGAGTATACGCCGATTGGGATTGATACGGAAGAAGAGCGTGAAATCTTGGAGTCTGTGTCCATCCGGAAGAAGAGACAGCTCCCCGTGATTCATAGTTCGGACATTATCGCGAGACTACTTGGTCTTCAAAAAGAACAACTCGTCATTGTAAACAATCGTGGCCCCAGTGGTACGAACCGATTTGTACGGGTCTGCCTTGATGGATAAACCATACGAGAATGGTAGAGGTATGACGAGTATGATAGATTCACCACCGATTTCAGTCCCTGGAAGGGGCTTGGATGGTTTCTTTTCAGTTGCAAAACATTCAATCACGGCGCTCATCAATCTGATGATAACCGTCATCACGCAATCACACAGCGTAATACCCTTGGTATCCAAGTTATCGCCTTCCAAGATCCAGAGCATTGGGAGGCGTCAATATTTGAACGATATGTTCCGGCGCGCAGAAGAACAGCCCCAGCAGATGTTTCAGACACCGATCCAGGCAGTGAATGCCGCGGGTGAGGAGCCCGCGGTTATGGCCACGCGTCAAGCGGCAGACGCATTTGAAAAGGTTGCGTCCCACAACGCAATACTGCTCTTGGCATCCGTGTGTATCCTAGGATACCTCTGGTACGCACATTCGGATGTATTGTTCGGTTCGGCAATACGTGGAATGGGTGCAGGCGTGAATGTGGTTTCATAGATGGTACCAACGCGCCCTGTGTGAACCGATACATTCTTTCAAAATACTCATCCACGATTAATAGATAATACACGATGGGTCAGACGCAGAGTTCCCAGAATAGCAACAACGAGTTTTTAGTTGGAAAACCAGGTGACACATTCACGTTTACAATCGCAAACGTAATGAATTCCTGGGAAACCAAGAATGGAACACCCGTTGGTGAACGATTTGCCCCCTTTATGATAACACCCGAGGGGGTGTTTCAGCATCTCATCTTCAGTGGTAGGCTTGATAAGGAGGTCCAATCGGGGGTATTTACGTACGTATTCTCTTCGGTGACAGCAACAGACAAACTCGGGGACAAGACCGGGAAGCCAACATGGGCACCCAGCCCGACACAATCTGATGCGTGGATGAACACCTATCTACAGTCACGGAGTACCAACGAGGACGGCTACAGGTCTCCGCCTACCATCACCGATGGACCAAACGGAAACCTGGTCCCCGTCGTGATGAACACGCAGTCTACGCCAGGATTCCGCCTTGACGGGGATGTTGGCGATCTCAAGCCAGCCCAGATTTACAAGCTGATGAATGATTATGCCACACAATCCCTCTCGGTCGTAACCCCCTCACATCCCTTTTATGACGCTATCGTAAAGAAATCGGAGTCATACACCAGCAACACACAGATACGCCAGTCATTCGCAGACATCCGGCAGAACATCAGGCGGCTCATTGGGAACCCCAAAGTAGTATTACTGACACGCGACCAAACGGGTGTTGTGCGGACAGAAACAACCGCTACAGATTTCCTTGAGAAACCATTCAAATCAATCACCCGGGGTAGTACCACGGGTGTAAAGTACGTGGGTGTTGAAATAGACGCAAAAAAGGATTTTGAAAGTGATTACAACAATCTACAATCCAGCCTGGAAGCATATTGGGAGGATGTTGTGGCGAAACACGGTGACGAGGCGGTTATGCCAGGAGTTAGTTTCAGGGGAGACGTCGTGCTGGATACCCCCGATACAAACATACCACCCGTCAAGAACATCCGCGACAAGGCCTTTAAGACACTGCTTGGACGCATCCGCCAGCTAGAACTGGCTGGAAACAGCATAGATGGCTGGACTCAAACAAGACGCAGTGGTGATGTCGTGGAAACCGTGTTTTTCAGGCGTGTTTTCCCGACGAACACATCCCGTCGTGCGCCGAAGAGTGTATCGGGAACCGTACGGGGTGCCGAGGGGATGAAACTTGTGGAGGACCAGGTGCGCGAGATGGAAGGGGTTCAGACAACCGCCTATAAATCGATGCTTGAAAAGAATGCTCGGTTTAGCCCTGACAAAATACGCGAGGTTCGGAGTGCGTACATATCTACGCTCGCGATGATGGTAGCATTCCAGCGCCTAAACCCGGGAGAGAATACTCTTATCCGAAGCATTGGTATTGCAATGGGTCACGACGACCGCCTCGTAGATGGGAACAGTGCCCCCGTGATGTGGAAATATTCGCAGATAATGAGCGCGGTTGTAAAGTCAGTTGATTCCGCGGTTGCGGATAAGGTCCGCCGTGACGCTTCTCATAAACCCCACGGTTCGGTAGAGGGATTTATGTCTGGTCAACCAGCACCATACAAGCGTAATACGCGTGGATTTGAAAACACAGATAGCCTGGATACCGTAACAACGCGCCCGCGTGCGAAACTCCTGAATGCCCTTGAGCAGAACGAGGCGGTTGTAGAAAAACTGGCAGGGGCGTATACCGAGGCAACGATGCAGTTTGCGGGGATGGTGGCTGCTGCGGGTGTGTTTGCGACGATTGCCCTTCTTCCGAAATCCACCTAATAGTGATAGATGGATACCGCGTTTACAGAACATACGACTCGCCTAGTTGATGTTAATGCGGACAGGCTTCGACAGAAATATGTTGCGGAAACGGCAACCAAAAAATACAACAGTCTTGTTGATGATATAAGGAGTGACTACCACCAGGATTACATTACGGAAAAGGCAAAAATGGGAGACAACGCGTATGAGTTGTCGCGTTTCAAGTACAATGCAAATTTTTATGCAATGGTGCGCAATGGATTCCTGGCGTTGATTATCATCGTGCTTCTTCTGCGCATGGAGATTCTCACCCCTCTGGTTGCGTATATTGGCGGAGGGGTTGTCGCGTTTGGTATTTGTGTGTACTGGTGGATAGCAATGGCGTACCAGGAGAAACGCAGGTCTGGAGTCGTATTCAATGACTATGTCGCGGGTAGGTCTATGGGACAACCCAATGGTGATTCTTGTAATTAGATAACACAGATGGCAGACACGTTCGGACTCATATCTGAATACGTGAAACAGATTGGCGCAAGCCGTCACAACAAAACCAATCCGGTTGACCCAAAGGGTAACCCGATTAGTGATATCCTGAAGCACTCCAATCGATATGGACCAGCGATTCCTACGATGGCACTGCAGCAGTTCTCCCCTGACACCCAGAACGCAAAAACACTACAAGGGGGGAGGGGGAATATCCAGTATAGCGCAAAAACATACACAGATATCCCACAAGACACAATCCAGTTGGTTCGTCTGCTCACGGATGAGGTTGTGCATATCAATCATCTAGTGAATCGCATGATACGCTTGCGCGGCGAAAAGGCATACGAAATCGTATCCGGACAAGACGACGGTTTGGAAAAGCAGAATGCTATCGTAAACGACCTTCGTGAGAATGGAATGATTCGGCGCGATTATGCGTCGACGGTGAACGCCTGGGTTATGTTTCTCTTGGCAGGCGTGTTTTCATTATGGATTTTCACGATTGTATACCTGGTGGTCAGCGGCGGGGTTGGTTCTGCGGTTCAAACAATGGTAAAATACGCGAGTTTCGGAATTCTCCCGCTTGGAATTGGGATATTGATGTTGTATGGATATATGATGATTCCCGGGTATGGGCTGATGCTACCGTCGCCTGGACCCAGTGCGAATCAGTTTTCATAAAAAAGAACAATACAATCACAAGGGACGACCAATGAACCAGGAAGTCATCTACACGCTCGTAACCGACCCATTCCCGCTCGATGCCATATCGTCGCCAAACCCAATCGCTGCTGCCTCGGCCATCGCCACCGCCCTGATGTCCCGCTTACGAACCAGGTAATACCACTTCCGTGTCCTATCGCCGGGCACCCGAACCTTCCTGACACCCCGGATGTTATCCAGATAGTTCCGAACCTCGGTCTTGCTCATCCTCCCGATGCCCCGGTTTCCCCCCCCACCCCTAGACTGTCGCGGGTCTCCCGACTGAGGACCCATGGTACCCGACTTCTTGATAATCTTGCATATCTTTTCCTCATCAAGAAGATCGTGCATTGTCTTTGCTGGGTCGGGCTTGTAGTCCGTCTCGTATTCGTCCTGTTCTACGATATCAAAGAGGTTGCTCTCGGGGTCAAAGAATGGCGCAACGCGGTCGTTACCCATCCGGATCTGGCTTGAGAACGCCAGCACCTCCTCCGGTTCTCTGAATCCGAGGTCTGACCGCCCGATGCCCCCCGGCTCGACCCAGTAGCGCCGGTAGTAGTCCACCAGGATGGACATCATCGCGGACCGATGCTCCTTCACGTAATCATCACTCATCAGGCGTTCCTCTCGGTGGAACTCTGTCTCGGGGTCATTCAATGTACGCCCCCTAGGCAAGAACTTGCTCGTGTGCTCAACTACGCGCAGGCGGCGCCACGTGGCATCTTCTGACGTAATCTTCGGGAACTCGTTGCACGCAAACCAGATCTTAAACGTAATCGGAAACTCAATCGGGTCCTTGTGGAGATGGCGTCCCGTTAGGTTGTTATCACCAGTCAACTCCTTCAAGAGAGCGTGGTTGATTGGCGTGCCACCCACCTCATCGGGCTCCTCCATATGTACAAACCTTGCACCCTTGAGCTTCGCAATCTCGGGAGAAGCACTCTGCGAACTCCCGCGCTTTTCCGTCAGGAGGCTCACGTGTCCCTTCACGGCATAGTCACCAAATGTCTTGGCGAGCCACTTTGTCAGAAGCGACTTTCCATTTGCACCCGTCCCGTTCAGGAAATAAATCTGCTGAAGCCAGTTCTCTCCCTTTAGATTGGAGGCCATCACCGCCCACATGTACTCGCGGACACCAGGGTTAGTATAAATCTTAGCAAATATCTCGGTAATCCTGCGAGTCTTGTCTTCGTCCTCGTCAAACTCCACGTACTCGTACCCAGCAGTCTTGCTGATCATATCGTCTGGCCTGCCCGGACGGAACGAGCACGTCGTTAGGTCTAGAACACCGTTTGTGAACCCGATGAGGTTGACGTTGGAATCGATCTTCAAGAGGAACTCGTCACGGTACGTCTCGTAGAACTTGTGACGGCACTCTACGATGATATCGTTCAGAAACTTTGTCGTCGCAAGATTCTTGATGATCCGATTCACGGTCTTGACTCGCGCGTCGTCCATCGGGCTCTTTATCGCTGCCGACTCTATGTTTACTGATATCTCACCGGTCTCTGGGTTCGTAGTATCGGAGGGCTCTCCTTCTTTGGGAGCGGTTAGTTCATAGATGAGCTGACGAAGCTTCTTCCCGAACTTCAGTCGGACATCACCGGATAGCTTGGAACGAAGGGTGGTGGCCGAGTCGGACTTCATGAACCGATGATACGTCTGGCGGTACTCATACCATTCGTTTGCCTTGATATCCGCGCAGATGAACGTATCGCCATAAATCAAACGAGCGAGCGATGCGAGGTCTACGTGGGTTCCACCTCCGGCGATAACACGATTAATCTCTACACGCTCGTCCTTCTCGAGGAACTTGGAATAACGCTCTGGTGAATCGTGGCGGGCCCAGAGACGAAGAGACGGGCGCTTCAGCATTGAGTCTGATGCCCCCCGGGAAGCGAAACCCAGCCAGAACTTGTTGTACCAGTCATCCTTGTCCTCCATGCCCTCGATGTACTTGGGGCTCTTCCTGGCAAATGCCACCCAGAGGTTGTACATCCCGTTGTCTACGATCACATCACAACCGTCGACCATTGTTTCGACGGTTGCTCCCCGGCGGACATCCGGGAGCCCTTCGATCCTGCTCATGTTTCGCAGACAGATGCCTACCCTGATCCATGTATCGTAGGGCTCTGCGCGGCTCGGTCCCAGCATGTCAACCAGCCAAGCGGCGCTTCGCAGAGAATCGGTGCGGTCTGATGTAAGGGTATCCTCGGGGAACGTCAGCGCCCTCGCAAGGTTTGCGTATGGGGAATCATCACCAGTATCGGCGCCAGCAGTTGTTCGGGGATTGTGTGCGCCTCCGAGTCGGGCGCTATTCCGTGCGGTGCTGTTGCTCTCAAAGAAATTCTGGAGCTCACTTTCCGCCGACTCTAGGGGCACAATGCCCATATCACAGATACCGTGCCTCACCGAGAGAGTCTTTACGAGCTCTCTGTCATCGATGTGATTCGCACGCGTATTCTTGATGATTGTGGCGGGGGAAATGGTCGCATCTTCTGTGGGAGGTACGTATACCTGGCGGAACCACAGGCTGTAAGGATGCTTGTTCTCCTTCCGACTCCCGTGAATCATCCACCCCGTCCGACAGATCACGGACTCGTCATAGATGTCATTCCGCGAAGTCTCCTTGAAGAATACTTCTGGGAAGATGTCATTCATTCGTCGGATAACCTTCTTCCGGATGTAGAACTGCATCAGGGGGATAATCATCAGGTCCTTTGCGACGATGTGTACACCATCCTTGACCCGGCGAGGGACAGTCTCACCCTTCTTGATATCAAGTTCCGGACCCGGCTTGCGGAGCACATAGAATGTAATGTCTTCCTTTGTGTATTCCGCAAAGGATGACACCTTTGCGATCTCATCCCATACTGCGTGCACAAACGCCTGGATCATTTTGTCGTCATACTGTCTGATTGGCTTCCCGTCATCCCCGATGAACGGAGATTCTGGAGGGAATCGGAAATCTAGGTCAATCTTCATCGGAGTGTACACCTGGCCCTCATCATCCGTATACGGGCGCTCTACAAGACCAAGTGGCACGTGCTTCATGAATACAAATGATGCAATGTTCTCGAGAAACCTCTCGTATTCTTCATCGGGAATATGGAAGGAACCCATTCCCCCCGCAACCGGACTAAGCCCGGTTACATTGGGCTGGATAACACCGCGCTTCTCACGAGAGATACGGTAACGGTCAAGGTACCGCCTAACATCTTCAACGTCACCAACGGTCGGAACAGGCATCGTACGGTATACAATAGAGTGCTTAGTTAGTACGCCGTGGTCGTGAGGGTCAATTGTGCTGAATCACCCGAATGAGCGCATTGATAAATTGACGTGATTCTAAACCGTGGTAGATATGTACACAAAGTTTAATAGAACATAGTATGGCTACCAAAGATCTCACGTTTTGCCCCAACTGCTCTAATATGCTGTATTATCGGGAGACATCCGCGGGTGATGATAGCATCCGACTCATTGAGTTCTGCAAGAGGTGTGGATATGAGAGGGTGCCCAGTAACCCTGACTCCTCGGATTCACCAGCAGACAAGGAGATTATCGTATACGAGAAAAACTACGAGCGCGGATACATCCAACCAACGATTGACGAAGTCGTGTTTGGAGACCCCGCCGTACCCACAACCAAAGAAGTCACGTGCACAAACACAGAGTGCCCTTCTCGTAAGGGTGATGTAGAACCATCTGCAAAGTTTATTGTTCTAAACCCAGACACGTACAGTATTCTTTATAGGTGTACGTTGTGCGAAACAACCTGGCGGAACAAGAATTGATAACGCCTTCGTTCATCGCTTGTTTTCACACACAGTAGAAGATAACAGATGGCAGATTCCAAGAAGACTCCGGAGGAAAGTTCGATTGAGTCTGAGATTAGGCGACTTGGTGCGATCCTTGATGAAGACGATGATGCCGAGATTGTCGTGGATGACGCCGAGGATGACGCCGAGGATGACGCTGAAGACGACGCCGACGACGCCGAGGATGACGCTGAGGATGAAACCGATGGGGTCAATCGGAATGACGGGGAGGTTGGTGAGGAGGATGCCCCCAAGGAACCCAAGCCTCGACAGAAGAGAAGGGCACGAAAGCCAGCCGATGTGGGGGGCGACATCGTAGTAGATGATAGCGACGATGATGACGATGATGACGTCATCCGGACAGCAGACAACGTTGACCGGATGGATTACCTAGAGCAGTATCATCCAGAGGTCATCTTCCCAGATTCAACGGAGATGCAGTCTATCATCGCATCATACACCCGCGATGACAATCCTGTTCGTAGGCGTTCTCGTCCGATTCTTAGTAAATACGAGGCGACCTCTATTGTTGGCATGCGGTCACAACAGATTGTACAGGGGTCTGCGCCGCTGGTGGATGTCCCAAGTGATGACCCCATTGAGGTCGCACAGGCAGAGCTTCACGCGAAAATTATTCCTGTGGTGGTCCGTCGTATTCTCCCAGACGGGACACCCGAGTACTGGAGACTGAGTGAACTCCGGTATTATGGATGATGGTATGAAGTGATATTCTTAGTTTTCATCCTTACTCCTTCCACCGGTTTCCACATACCAGGCACAGGATGAATGCGGTCATTGGCTCATCCGCCGAACGAGTCTGCACCTCTCTGTATGTGCACTCCTGACCGCCACAACGGCCACACGTAAACATATTCGTGGATGCTGTTGTGCTGCGCTCTAGTGTCGCGATCTGTTTAAGGATTCTCGACTCTTCCAGATTGCGCCAGCGCTCCGGCCATAGTTTCTGCGGGCTCATACCCGCAAGGTCAGTCGCGCTGATAAGGCCCGATTGTACATGTGAAATGAGCTTGGGGTTCCCAACCGACTGTGGGTGGTCAGGTGGGAGAAGATTCCTCCATACTTTCGCATACAGCGTCTTGTAGATTTCCTTCACGACCTTGTTCTTCCATACTCGTGGGAGGTTCAGGCGATACGCCTCACGAATGGTCTCCTCTAGGACACCCCTCTCCGCGTCTCTGGCAATGCCCGGGTCTCCGAGAATCTTCCACAGTTTTTCCCTTGCGTGATTGCGAACGGTCGCGAATGCTAGTGGACCAGGAGTGTCTTCCCCATCTGGTCCACACATAATTCCTTCGCGCTCAAGCAGTGTTATCATATTCACATTGTCATCAGACGCCCCCTCGCAGCGCACAAGATACTCCAATGGGATGCTTTGCGTATCACGGAGTGGCTCTGGAATACCGGGGTGCTCTGTGTCGGACTTCCTGATATTTTCACCAGGATGGTCAGCGCTGCATCCCCCGACGTCTGCTGTGTGAACGTGGTTGCCCCGTAGGATCATTACGCTCCCCCGGATACGACGGATCTCCTGTGGCTTAATATTCGGTACGAGAGTTTTCATTACGTCAGACGCGATACCATTTGCACCGTTTCGGGTCTTGTATCCAGCAAGGACAACGCCTTCGCTCGAATAATCAACCAGCCACTTTGGGGGATTCTTGTGTCGCGGCCACAATGCTTTCCAAAAGGATTCAGTATTGATATCTGCGAGTGTATGGCACTCCCCCGAGTTTGCATCCTCACCATCCTTGTTGTACAGGACCCATTTCCATACGGGACTAGACATAATTGACCCAGATATGTGTGTAATACTTAAGTAATACACATCAATCCCGTTCAATTCACTATAATGATCGAATGGTGGGTTATCGTTCACGTACCCGGATGGGTTGCGTCTCAGCTCTTACGACTTCCTGAAGCAAGCGTAGTATCCTCCCTCCGGCGAATCACGCAGTACACGGACAAGACCACCGCGCACATGGATATGCCGTGTGATGTGCGCACGGGCGAACATCGCGTCACATACGCTCACACCGTAACCAGTGAAGACTGTATGATTCAGTGCAATGGAACCGAATACGACTGTCAGATTCACCATATTACCCAGGTAGCATCGCGGACAACAGACGGGATATTATCTATCCAGCCTACAACCTATTGGAGGGTTCATACTCCTGACGGAGAGATCCAGGTTCATAAGCGCATTTCTGATGATACGTCTATTCCAACACAATGGACCGTAGAGATGAAACAGGCTACCCCAGACGGGGTGTCTCTCCGGAAGACGATTCAAAAATACATCTCTATAGTCAGATAAGAATGACACCGATAGTAATACTTGGGATTGCGATTTTCATATTGTTTGTGTTTGGCCTCATTGTATATAGCGTAAGTGGCACATTCTTTTTTTCTGTTTCCCCCCCTTTTCTCCAACAGGCAGCTACATACGAGTTTCGTGACCGCGTAAAGCAATCTTTTTATGAACAGGAAAGATGATCCAGGTCGCTATTTTGATTGGGATATTGAGTGTTCTGTGTATCCAGTTGGGGATTATTAATATACGGCCAATTATGCGACTTTTTCGCAGGGGGGGGATTTCAAACGACTACTACAACGATGACAGGGCATATGCTTCCCGTGAAAAATACAGACACGTGTCTCGTAGTAAGAAATCGCGAAGACCCCCTCCCCCGCAGTATGAAGACGATATCAGCGTAACGAGTGACGACAGTATCCGAAGCGATGACAGTGTCTTTGACCATGTAAATCAAAACACAAACCCGTCACAGAATATGAGTTCACATATGACTCCATTAAAAAAACTTATACCGGCCAACACGGTCCCAGGTAACATTCGCGGGGCAGATATATTACAGCGTTCTGATGTACCCTGGCAGGGTCCTAATATGAGTAGCACATCGGACCCAGAGGTTATACAGAGACAAATTATGGAAGAACTCGGTTCAAGCCGCTACGGGGGAAATCCGTCATCGCAATTGAGCCCCGTTACGATGTGAGGTTCTAATCCACACACACGTCTAGGAGAAAGGATACTCTATCTGTTATGTTCGGTCGAATCTCTCTAGAACACCATCCAAAAAAGGACGCCATCCTAGATGCGGTTTCTAAGCGTGCCAGGCACCCTCAAAAACTGCGCAGTCCTGGTCTTATTGCCAAGGGCGCCGCAATCGTTGCTCCCCGCTTTGGGGGGCGCACCGTATATCTATGGGTAAAAAACAAGACGCGCGTATGGGTTGACAAAACAAACGTGTGGATTTCACGTTCGGTGTTTCCCCGTTCTTTTACGGATGGAACCCTTCTTCAAGGAGAGATGTACCACGACGAACACGTTGGTAGCGATGACAACCAATGGGTAATCGCGTTTGAAGATGTGTTGATTCACGAAGGTGTTGTTCTTGCGGACACAACACCCTTTCATAAGAGGCTCACTATCCTGGTTGACCTTATCACGCAGCTTCAGCGGTGCGCTGACCCCACACACGACCCCGGTGTGTTTGCGATGAAACCGTGGGTTCCCGCAACCGAAACGTATGATATGCTTCTAGCAGAAAAGTATCGTAAACAGCCTACGTATCTTATCGTACGATTCCTCCAGAAGAACCCTGGTGGAACTACCCGACCAGATTCTGGACTGAGTAAGGACCCCTTCTTTATGCGCATCCAGCAGGATGAACCAAGCAGCCCCCAGTCACACTCCCCGATGGGAAGAATCTTCCAGATTCGTAAGAACGTAGACACGGCGGACCCTGACCAATATGACCTCATTGACCCACGCACACGAACGGTAGAGGGTCGCGCGTGTGTACGCACGATGCACTGTTCGCTATGGCTCCGGTCACTCAAATCAGATTCAAAGGTATGGTGCCGGTGGATGACGGAATATTCCAGGTATGAACCCTATGCGGATACTGGTTCTATGGTGGAATCTCGCGCACACGAATCACATAAGATGGACGTGCGGGGGAAGCGTGGATACTCGGGGCGCGGTACGAACACCCGAACCAAGTCAAGCAAGCCAAGACAGAAAGTAGAGATCTTGATGGTTTAGTACGTCACCGCGTTTGTTTTCACACACATACATAGATACTTAATATGTCACTCTACGTTGGCACTGACCTCGTAAATCACGTGGAAGGCACCGCTGGGGCACGGATTGGACCGGCATATGTCCCAGTAAGCACTGGTGGTGACCCGGCTGGTTATGTGCACGGTAACGGACTACAAACTGCAGGCAAGCGGCGACCCAAGACGATGCGCAAAAAGCGCCGTACTAAACACAAGACTTCTTCGCGGTCACGCACCGGTCGCCGGCATCGTCGTAAGCACCCCAAGAAGCACTCTAAGACCTCTCACAAGAAGCACCCCAAGAAACACACCAAGAAGGCACGCCGTACACGGCGCACCCGGAGAGTACGAGTGCAGAACGGAAGCGGGGGATATCACACCCTTGGTGTGCCGCATACGAGTGGCGGTGGTGTAAACCATGACCTAATCGGGACAGGACCCGTCGCGGGAAGAGCACCAATCACCCCAACTGCGGATTGTGGAAAGACTGCCTGAGTATTTACAGAATAGACTACTATAGTGTATTGTGTAACTATGATTCCAACAGCGCCCTGCGTTCTTCTAGTTGTTTAATCCGGAACTCGTTGTCAAGAAGGAGTGTGTCTAGTTTATCGCTGAGTGGTGAAATCGTTTTTTCAAAATCACCCTCTAGTGTATCCGCAAACTCCTTCCATTCGTGAACCATACGCCGCACCCTTTGGCTACGAAACTGTGATGCTCGTATCTTGCGAGCAATCTGTGCGATCCGTCTTTCGAGTGGCGTGGCATCATCGTCGTCATCACCATCTGTATCATCTGTGATAATCTCCATTAGGTCATTCAGGGTGTCGTACATCTGTATGATAATCTTACATTCAATGTCAGGCCTGTCTTTTAGTTTCCATCTACCGGCATCGTATACCTGGAGGCGCTTGCGTATGTCTCTCTTGTTTATAATCCTCACGTTCCTGTTCTCGGGGAACTTCTCGTTAAAATGCTTCTCTTGGATTAGGCGTGGGATCGCAGACGGGATGTTTCGTATGGCCTCCATGAACACATCACGCGTTAACCACTTGGGATTTTCTTCTGAGAAGTTTCGTATTGGTACGTTAATCTGTATATTATTTGTAATATTCTGTATTGTATTGTTTGTGATCGTTACCCCGGTGTGTCTTTCGTTTGTTGGTACGATATCAGTTGTTTCTTCGGGTATCTTGTGGTACCGATGAATGTGCTTCAGCATCCCAGACCTCGTCTTATACTTCTTATTACACGACGTACACATATAGATGTATTCATCGGGTATCTCATCGACGAGACTAACCGTTCCATATTTAAACTCTGTGTCTTTTCCAGTTTTCATCTTGTGTATCCAGTATTTTGCGTGAGCGGATACCTTTGTTGGTTTCCACATCTCTTTGGGTACGGTAAGCTTGTAATATATGTCGTGTATACAAACCACCTTTGTATATGTATTATCTGGTTGGAGTTGAAACCTTGACGACATCTCTACTACTAATGGTTGTGGTTTCTTAAATCGTAATTTTGGCGCGATAATCGTAATTTTGGCGCGATAACCGTAAATTCGCGGTTTACTGTGTCCAAATGTAACTTTTTGGCGCGATAACGGCTAATTCCATTTTGCGTGTCCAAATGTAACTTTTTGGCGCGATAACGGCTAATTCCATTTTGCGTGTCCAAGTGTAACTTTTTGGCGCGATAACGGCTATTTTTTTGGCGCGATAACGGCTAATTTGATTTAAAAATGGCGCGATAACGGCTAATTTGGCGCGATAACGGCTAATTTGGCGCGATAACGGCTAATTCGGTTCGAACATATACCACCCTCCGAAATTTTGTATCTCAGTTTTCAAAAATGTTTTTTGGGATATGAAATTTGTGTTGTGTTTATTGTTTTTGTTGATCACATGGGGTCTCCGTTGTTTCTGTATCCTTGGATTTTAGATATATAGTTTTAGTAGCTTCCAATAGTTTTTCAATATACAAAGACGCATCCATTAGTTCTTCCTGGAGATGTACAAGCCACTCCTCGTGCGATAAATCCGTTCTTTCAAGATTTGTACCGTACTTGTTCATACCTAGTTCTGACCGCTTCACGTATTTTTTCAGTACGTTATTCACCAATGAATCATCCGATGTACGCATCATTCTATGAGAAGACATTTGGTTATATCCTCCGTAATCCTTTGGTTCTCGGTGGTTGTTGACTTAAATAGTACGAGTGACTTCCTTGAACTACTCCATTTCATCTCGTGGATATCGTATGAATATTTGTTATACGTGCGCCTGCGCTTTTGATACTGACGTTGTAAGGATGGGTGGGGGTCCACGATATCTACAACGAGGGGGACAACCCGTCTATCTTCCGCCTTTTTCCGGAGGATTCTCCCGACTGACTGTACAACATCTGATTTGGGTGTTGCAATCACCAATGTATCTAGGCTGGGTAGGTTCATTCCCTCGGATGCCATCGCGAACGTACCAAGCACAATCCGCTTCGTAGAAGACATTTCCAATGCTTCGGCCTTCATTCCACCCACGTAATATCCAACATCATCCACCAAAAAACCGTCGTGAAACCGCGTGGATGTAAATCTGTCATAAAACCATTTTAACAGAGCCCTTCTATCCGCTAGAACCAGTATCTGACGCCCCTCCCGTTTCACCAAATCAGCCACGACCTCAGCGATCATCGCAGAACGGTCATCTCTTTCGGATATCCGCGTGATGAGACGCGGCAGACTTACGTGGTCTGTCATCGTTCTGGGCTCTTCTAGGTATTCATTCTCCTGTCCCCCTTGTGTTCGTGAAACAGCGTGCCGAACAACCCACACGTTCACGTGCTCCTTTTTCCTGGATTCTACCTTTGCCAAAAAATCACCAATGTGCCAATGAAATACCTTGCTAAGATTATCCTTTCTCTTTGGTGTTGCCGATAGACCCAGCATGCGATTGAACCCAAGCATTAGAAGCGCGCGACTAAATACCTCCGCAGCCAGATGGTGGCATTCGTCAAAGATTGCCATTCCAAATCCAGAAAATACGCTATCGGGATACCCGCGCATCACAAGACTCTGTAGCATCACGAGAACAATATCCCTTCCTTCTACGTCTATCGTATCACCCTGGAGGCGACCGATGGATGCGTCGGGTAAAAAACGCTTGATTTCATCGCGAAACTGGTTCATCAGGAACTCCTTGTGGACAACAACCATCGTCTTCTTCCCAACCCTTGAGGCACACCACAATGACATCACGGTCTTACCGTATCCACACGGTACAGTCAAGATACGCCCCTCCGGTTTCGTAGATGGCACCACTGTGGATACCCAGTCATCCAAGAGTTCTTTTTGGTACGGACGGAGGTCACCTTTGAACAGCAGTCCTTTTGAGCAGTCTTCTCCAGGATTGATTCGCGTCTTCTCTGCCTCACCAAACTCCTTCTTGCCCCATTCACGAGGCACCCATATCCGCTGGGGGCTTTCCGCGAACACGGGAAATGGGTCGGGTTTCACGGGAGTACCTGGTGGGACAAACGCGCGCACGTTGAGGTCTTTTCGTATCTGGCGCAGTCGCTTTTGAGGGATGGCATCCTTGCGGATTCCATATCCACGGTTCGTCAGTAGCGTCTTGGGCAGTCGATGAGCAGACTCGGTAGTACGCGAGTCGCTGGTTGGTACGGGCATGTAAACGACTCTCTTTATGAGTACTCATAGAGGGTAGTTTAGATGAGGTCACATCGCGTATATACTCTAGTGTTCTTGGTGCTCGTCGGGGGGTTGTTTCTTGAGATTCTTCCTCCTTCTGTGTTTTTATTCATAGATACTATACCGGGTAGGTCACTCGGATTCTTATCAGTTACCGTGGTTGGTGCTATGCTGGGTGTACCAGAGGCAATCCTGATGGGGACGATCGTCGGGCTGTGTATTGATAGGTCTCACGATATGAATCTCGCGGGCATGACTGGGTCTTCTACCACGGAATCACCCGTGACACACTCATCGGGGATACTAAAGGACCTGTCTCCGACATATACGGGTGATGTCGCGCGTCGCCTGGGCCTGGTTTCTCTTGCTAATCGGAAATCAATCATGGATAATGATGTTTCTTACCGCATACGATAGATAGATGGTAAAGTATAGCAAGCGCAATGGAACAGTCCTGGTGATGATGACTATAGCGGCTCTTGCGGTGGGTGTCATTGTCGGACTTACGATGCTGACGTCTTCTCAGCCAGCACAACAGCAGTCTTACAACACACGACCCGTTACTACGCAGGCTGCCCCGATACGCGAGACCGTTGTCATCACACAACCAGCCAGTCAACCACGGTCCCCGTTCTTGTACGAGAACACGCAAGATTTGCAGCGGCCTCCCGTGAAACCGTTCTATCTCCCAACCAGAGGAGAACCCCAGCCGTATCAGCAGCTGGGTATCCTGATGGGGGAAGAGCGTGGTGGGCGCGGGGAACAGATGATACTTCCTCTCATCGGAAGACAAACACACCCCGGCTCATCCAGGTTTCATTATTACACAAGTACCAATGGGTATCATCCGATGAAACTTCCGGTGGAACATAAAAAGCGCACTTGTAATGATGGTACCGGGTGCGATGAGATTTTCAGCGGGAACCTCGTTCGTGTAAAGGGCCACGACATTGATTTCCAGGCGGACGTGTATCCGTCTGCGGATCCTGTATACATCTTGTAAATAATTATCCATTCTTGTACGTTCTTTGATAGAGGACAGTCCAAGATACTATGGCGGCTGAACTACAATATCCAATGTGGACAGTTCATCTTCCAAAGCCACCAGGGGCAAAACCACTACGATGCATAACAGACCCCCAGGGACCCGGAAGGGCATCGTCGTATGATGATACGGGAGGGTCTGCCTCACATGGAGGGACTATTCATACCAGTTTTGAAAACGGAGCACAGGTGGATTCCAATATCGTGTGGTCGGGCTACAAATATCGTATCACACAGGTTTCATATGGTCCACCATCGGTGGCTTACAACCACCTAGGTGATATCCCGGGATGTTCGCCCGACTCTGACTCACCGGATGTGCCAATGCCCCATGGGAGCATTGATATCGTAGCAACAAATACGGGGAAACTTGCTACAACGGACGAATCTCAGGTCAACATCACAACCGCAACCCAGACAATCCGAATCAGTATCCCTGTATACCGACAGACAGATGTCGCAAAAAGACTCACTGGGTCAAACCAGGAATATGTCCCGTTGCATATCCCGGAACTCACCACAGAACACGTGGCGCTCATACGGGGTCTATCCCGTGGAAAAACGGGACCCCCACAGTTACAGGAGATTCTTACGTCTACGACACAATATGTATACTACAGAGACCCAGTAATCGGCAGCGTGTTTGCTCCGACAAAAGGGCTTGTTATCGCAAGCGGGACGACACCCCCGGGATTTAGCAAGTCAAGGGGCGACAAGACCCAGTCGGTGATTATGCGGTCTACGATGAGTGACAACAAATCCCTCCTCATCCTTCCAAACAATGGCGGAACAGCAAGAGCAATGAGCATCACAAACCAGCCCTTTAAGACACAGGCGCCGGGTACAAAAGAATCCATCAGCCCCACACAGGGTATCCCGGTTGTCGTCAAAGACAAGAACGGTAAATCGGTCAGGGTAGTCGCCACATCCAGCACCACAGACACAAACCCAGCACATATGCCTGCTCGGGTTATGGTAAGCCTTAAGCAGGTCATGGCGTTTATCGTCGTGGCTCTGAGTATCTTCGGGACCTTTGTGGGATTACCGCTGGGTTCTGTTCACGAAGATAGCTCTCCGTATGTATCCTCGGTACTTTCCATCGGTGTAGCATTTGTCTTTGCGCTGACATTATCGGGAACATCTTCTGTGATTGGGAGTTCAAGAGTGGTTGACAGTTCCCTGTCTCCGGTCGCGTCCACCCTGATATTCGGAGAACTACTCGTCACCCTTGTGGCTCTTATTGTTGTTATGGTTACCTCTACTTTCAGAGATGGGGACGTGGGTGATTGGATATCAATCTCCATTTATATTCTTATATTCGCGATGGCGGTTATGATCCTAACGATTGGCCCGTATGTCGCGCGGAGTTCAAAATCAACGTACAATGCAACCTACCAGTCATATCCCATGTATTATGACCGTATATTAACGATCCTGAAATACACGCTTCCCTTGGCGATTGTGATTATGTTCTCATCGCCCATCCAGCACATATTCACGTCACTCTTCACCAAGACCCCAAGGGGAGGCACTGGGCTGAATCCGATACTGAATATGGTATACAATGCGGAGAACCTATATACCACGGATGTATCTGTCAAGCCGAAACCATTTCCCGGTACCGACACAAGCCTTCTTACATCCCTGATGTGGTTTTATGATGACTCAAAAACACCAATGGCCCCGGTTGATTTTGCGCAGCATCCAGTTGGACACGTACAGTCAGCCCTTACAAGGGTAAAGGGTGCAACGACCGGTGAAGGAAACCTTTCTGATGTGGTCGCGGCGGTGAATCATCGTGGGAAAACACTTGTTGTAAACGCACAGGCAAAGCCACCATCTCTTATCGAGACCGACACGAACAATCGCGTGCCCCAGTCGGTCAATCCAAAGCACCTTCTCCGAAAAGGAGATTCTCTTCTGAAGGAGGGTTACGGGATACGATGGCACATCGGCATATCTCTCGCGTTAATGGTATTCTTCGCGGCAGCGCTGATGATCCCAGCATTTACGGGTGGAATCGCGTTCAAGACAGACGAACGGGTTGCGGAGGAGCCGCGTGAAAAGCCCACCATCGCGGAAGTTGTGCTGGATTCTATGTACGGATTTGGGGTCCCGATACTGGTTCTTGCGAGTATACTGTATACATTTTGGGGGTCTGGGAATACTACCCAGATGATTCTTCTTTCGCTGGGTCCAGTGATAGCGATGGTTGTGAACGGGGTTGCGTTTAGTTATCGCAAATGACCCCTTGGATAGTAGATGGAACGCTTTCTTGTAGTCGTAGCAATCATCGTGATTACGGTCGTCATAAGCATCGCCCTGCGTGCGTATCAGGGCGTAGCGGAACCGTTTGTTCTCCGGGCAACAAGAACACCCACCACACACAATCCTACCGGACGCTACAGCGATGAACCCGAAGAGGGCAGTGGGTTTTTCCACTGTAAGCGCGACGATGATACCTCAGAAGAGAACGCGAGCCTCCCGACGTGTACAGAAATGCGACGGGGTATGATTCAGAAGGCAAGGGATGATGGACAGATACCCGAAGTACCGGTGTATGTAAGGAGCAAATATCCTCCAAGCGATAAGAATGAAGTCACCGGAAGCGTCGGGAACCTACAGGTGGTCTTGAACCGTGCCGCACGCGCCTCTAGACATAAGATGTGTGTTCCATTTGTGGATTGTGACAGGTACGTGAACCCAAAATCAAAACGCCTATACTGCCCGGTTGGGATGTCTCACGCAACAGACAGTGGGGGGAACACAACTGGGTGTCAGAGTTTCCCAGAGAATAATCTACTACACTGCGACGCGAATGCGACAAACGGGAGTGGTCGGGTTGCGTGTTCCGTATTACAAAACATACAAACCGTTGGACCAGGATTTAAGATGTACCCACCCTTGTCTATACTAAAATCTTCCCTGGATGTACAAACACGACAAGAAACAGAGAGTAAAAATGCGAGCACAACCGTGGATAAAATTATGAACGAAAAGTCGGGTATTATCCTGAATCTTATACGGACATATCCAAACATCATATCGCGTGCCGAAAGTGAATCGGGCTTGGTGAACGAGACACAGAATCTGGCAACCACACAGGGCCTTCAGACCGAGATGTCGCGCCTTAACAGCCACCATATGTCGGTACTTAGCCAGTTCTTCGATGGTGTGATGGAATCATACTTGCTGTACCAGCCGATGCCGGGTGGACACGCCCGCGTCGGTTTTATTCATGTACCAGGTGTGACACCGGATATTACAGATTTACGCGCGTTCGACGGTGCTGGTCCAAACTATGAAATACTCTCTAGTGATTTCATTCCAGACACGATGACCCCACCAGATGGGCTGATGCCGGTCCTGACATTCCACAAGCAAACGAACTATCGTCTCCCCAGACCAAGCAACCCTGTATCCCGCGCAAATCACAGCGATGGAAATCCTCGGCGAACGTCGCGAGGCACAACCCGTGGGGAACCCGGTGGTGACAAGGTATGCTTTACATTTTGATAGGCCAGGTGGTGATTACGCAGAACCAAACATACCCTTGAATGATTTCACCATGTCCATGCTGCTTTTCAGCATAGGCCCGGTTGTATGAAGCATATTCATCAGTTGTTCCTGGTTTTTCATAAGCGCCTTCGCGTCCTTCTGGAGGGACCCCATCAGCTCATCGTTATCGGAGTTTTCGCTTAAGAAGTTTTTCATATTTTTATCAAAGTCAACCGGGGGAGTATCTACGGGTTCTTTTGTGGATTTCTTTGTGGATTTCTTTGTGGATTTCTTGGCCTTCTTTGAACCATCATCCTTGGCATCACCCTTCTTGGGCTTCTCCTTGTCGTCCTTATCATCATCGTCCTTGCCATCGCTCTTCTTAGATGTTTCTCCAGCCTTCTTCTTACCCCCATCGTCGGAGTCTTCCATATCTTCCACCCCATCCTTTGATGCGGAAGACGACGCATCTTCAAAACCCTCGGGGAGGATCCGAGGAAACGATACGGTTCGCAAGATTCCACCCAGAACAATCACAGCAAGAAGAATAAGTGCTACTCGGATCATTGTGTTTGTAACACGTACCATTGACTCTATTCTATTTACAAGAGAAGATGCTCTGTCACAAAGAAGAGTAGAATACCGGCAAGCACTTCAACCACCAGGAGCAGATGTCCGATGCTAAAATCGGAAACAATCCTGGGTATATCGTCGATTAGGGCGTTGTACGCGTGTACAGAACCCATCGCAAGTAATATCCCAGCCGAAACGAGCGGTAAGCGTAGTTCTTCTGTGAAAATGATGAGAGCAAGTATCACGATTGTAGACTCCACCAGAGAACGATAGTACTTCATAGTATCCTATAAAGATACCAAGAAGCCATTTGCCGGTTATACAAAAATCTTTCGGACCGCGTAAAACAGCAGGCCACCAATCACCGCCTTTAGAATCAACCCCGCGTACTCACCCTTCCCGCTCTGGAATATCGCCGGTATCAGTCTACCCAATATATCGTCCGCGTTGGAGAGGCCAGCCAAGAAGATAAGCCCGGCGACAATAATCGGAAGGCGCGTTTCCTTCAGGATCATCCCAAGAAACTGATTGCCCATGAACCCAGCATCAGAATCCTTTTCGGCCGGAGAATCACCGTCATCATCATCATCGTCATCGTCGTCCAGTGTGTTATGCCGTTTTTCTGCGGTTTCACGAAGCATCTGTGGTAGTTCCTCCGCATCCTGGTTATAGGAATGCTCGGGTGGTACCTCAAATCGTACCTCCCTCTGTGGTTCTCCATAAGGAGCAGCAGGCTGGATACTAGACCCTCTTTCTACGTCTCGGAGGATATCACCAACGATGTCACCCCCGTTCTGATTACCACCCGTTCCAATCGGTGTCATCATCGGGTCACGCGTTTGCTCTGGTGGGTTCATCGGAGGGACACTACCCGAACCCTGCCCAGAAGTCATCCGCGGAGGCTGTTCACTGTGCCGCATACCACTTCCCGATGACGATGAATCCTGTGGCATAAGTCTTGAAATCGGAGTCATTCCTGACTGACCTCCTGAAGGGGGATTGAATGTTGAATGTTCCATATGTTCCTACACGGTGAAAAGGATTTGATAGTATAAACCAAACGGAATCCGCTATGAATCACAGGATACAACCTTTGCTTGGAACTTATAACATCCATCGTTGTACCGGAATGTCTGTTTCTCTACGGTATCCGGGTCCGGGGCACGAACCACAACACACCTGTCACCCTTGCACGTAGAATGGAACGTCGCGGCAAGCCCAATCCCAAATAATACCATAATAAGGGTCCGTATAAGCGGTTTGCGTAGATATTCCTGTATCATCTGTCTCTCACACGAAGGATTTCTCCCAAGACTGCTTGGGAACCACGATTGTATCTGTGGTGTGCCGTTTTATCTGTGAGTTTCCTTGTTGAAGGATGCCTGGCTCGTCCGGTTCATCCGATGCCGATATCATCCCTTCCCCCGACTGTATGGGGATATGCTTTGCGTCATCCGTGCACCCGACCTTATTTGATTCATATTTGTAACAGTTGTTTGCACGGTCAACGTAAGTTACCAAACCTGCGTTGTCAGGGGTTGGCCATCGTACGATTACCTCTGGTTTATTCTCTACGAGACACACAAACAATACTCCAACACAGAATGAAACAAAAAACACAACGAGGTCCCGATGTGTGAAATGCTTAAGAATGTTTTGTAACATCTCTAAATCTATACTTGGACCGGAAGATCCTCCTTACACACCACCCCAAAAACCATATCCCCGGAATCAAACTCCACGGTCTTATCTTTCTTGGGTACCAGTATCTTGTTTGACCGGAAGACCATGCTATCCAGGTTTGCCCCACCGCTGGTTTCGGGTCGCCGGTCTTCTACCACGTAGGATGAACCTGTGAACCCTATGTCTGGAAGGTTTGACTTGTACTGTTCTTCCATTTTACGGATGGCGGTGTATTCCCTCGTGAGAGCACGGAACGCCTCGTCATCTTCTTTCGTTAGTTTTTCGGTTCCGAATACGCGGTCTCGTACGTGTTTGAGTTCTCGCATGAGTTCGTCTTTTGCTCCGTGGAGTTCTTTTCGTAGCGTTGCGCTGTCGATATAATCTGCCGGGGGGATGCGTAGGCCCTTGCATGGTCCTTTTGAACCACCACCACCACACTCACCAATGTACGACCCGTCCTTACCCTTGTAGAATACCGCGCCCTTTCCCCTATCGTCCAGACGCTGCCTTCGGTACAGCTGCTTGCACATGACACACCGAGGCTTTGACCCAGTCTTTGATTTGAGCGCGAGGTTGTTGTATTCCGTCCTGTACTGGTGCCACCGTTCGATCAGTTCTCCGCGCGTCAGTTCACGTATCCTTGTGGCGACCCGGGCTTCTCTGTCTTCTGCTGCCATTGTATGCTACCAACTACCAGGTTTCATCGTCATGTATTCATTGTTGCGGGACGCCTCCCACGCTTGTCTGTAGAAATCTTGACGGTTTGATGCCATCCCAATCGCGGCAGCCATGTAGCGGTCGTTCGTATCTGCTGGTTCGCCCGATAAAGGCAATATCGTGCCAGGCTGGTCTATTGGGTGTCCCTGGGTATGGCTATGCGTGGGCGTGGGGGCGTATGATGGCTGGATGGATGACTTTAGAAGGAGTGTTTTTGCGAGCCTCTGTGTATCTCCGCGCGTTTTTCGTATCTTCTTTTTCCGTGCTCTTTCGCTTAAAAGACCCCACACAACAAAAACAACAACGGCAAAAAGCGTTGCTTCCCAGGTGCGGATCTGAAAGTACTCCAGCATTGGTCTCTAAAGTAGATGGAAGACAACCCAGTCGTAAGAATAAAAGCACCTGTCACGGAGTCAATCATCCTCCTGATTGCCCTTATAACCACCCTGGTGTATGGTACACAGAGAGCCAGACCCAGTGGTGTCGTTGCGTGGTATAACTCGCCCTTGATGCTGTTTGTTAGTCTGGTGAGTCTCGTATTGGGGTCCCTGCTCGCATACACATCCAGCCGGCGACCGGGGCCGTTTACACAGTATATGTCTGGAGCAATCGCACTAGCGATGTTATACCCGATTGTGATCGGGAGCGTGTCTATCGCAAGACAGGATTCTTCAAAAGACGGGGGCGTGTATTCCAGCGTGGAAACCGTCCTTGTGACGCTTGCTTCGATATTGATAGCCGCAAACCTGTTTGTGGTCGTGGGTGTCGGACTGGGCAACGTGTCTCCGTCTTTTGCAGCAACACTGGTTACATATACACTCCCAATCGCGATTTCGGTGTTGTTGTTTAGTTCAGCGATACTGGTGACCAAGTAGAATAGATGTATGATTCCATAGTGTTTTATATTGTGGGGTTTGTGATCACCACGCTTTTACTGAGTCTGTACGTTGGTGTGGTGAACGTGGTAATCGCTGGAATTACTCCGATGAAAAAGTATCAGACAACGTCAACAAACGACCCAGCAGTTTCTACGTGGGTGGGCACGTTGTTTGTCCTGGTCATGACCTCGGTCGTGATATCACTACAAACAATGACCAATGCAAGAATCCCCTACAAAAAATGGGTAATCGTGGGACTGGTAGTGGCAATATTCGTAACGATTGGCGGTATTTCCGGCGCGGCCAGGCGAAACATTCACCCAGATGACCCAGAGAGAAAACTCGGGGGCGGAACCACGGTTGTAAACACGATCGCGGGGCTCATCCCGATTATAGTGGCGGTTCTGGCGAGTGGAGGCGTCGCATCTGTCCTTGGTGTACCAGGTACTGTAATCACTGCGATGCTTTTGTTTTTTATACTGGCTATACCCTCTGCAACGGGTGCGGCCTTGGTGATGTTGTTTGCGAGGTCTGCTTCAAACCCGTTTTATGTATACGGAACGATTTCCGTGGTTGGCTGCACACTGCTTCTGGGAACGATGATGTATATCTAATCCGTGCTTCATGATTCTATATAACGGCCATCTCTGATTTTTTACCATCTCCAAGAACAGGTCACTACATCTGGACAATGTCTCTATCCAAACCGGTATCACATGAGTCCATAAAGGTTACGAGCGAAACTGCTCTGAAGAATGTCGGATTGCTAAAAAAACCGACAAAATGGACGTCTCGTGGCACAAAAGACAAGGAACCGCTCCTAACAGAGGAAGACAACCGGTACGTTGTATTCCCGATCAAACACAAGGATGTGTGGGATGCGTACAAGAAACAGGTTGCTCATTTTTGGACTGCTGAGGAACTGGATTTTACACAAGATATCAAGGACTGGAACGAGAAGCTCAACGAAGACGAGAGATTCTTTGTAAAGAATATCTTGGCGTTCTTTGCTGGTAGCGATGGGATTGTGATGGAGAATCTGGTATCTAGGTTTACCGGGGAAGTCGCGTGGACCGAGGCAAAGATGGCATATGGATTCCAGGCGATGATGGAGGGCATTCATTCGGAAGCATACTCGCTGATGATTGATACGTTTGTAAAGGATGAAGCCGATAAGACGCACCTTCTGAATGCGATCCAGACGATCCCGTGTGTGGGTCGGAAGGCCGATTGGGCGATGAAGTGGATTGGTGATAAAAAATCGTCGTTCGCAACCCGCTTGATCGCGTTTGCGTGCGTAGAGGGCATCTTCTTTAGCGGTTCCTTCTGCGCGATATTCTGGCTGAAACAAAAAGGACTGATGCCGGGGCTGACAACCAGCAACGAGTTCATTGCTCGCGACGAGGGAATGCACACAGATTTTGCCTGCCTGCTGTATAGTCATATTCAGAACCGGGTGCGCAAGTCGCGCCTCAAGGAGATCATTATGGAGGCTGTGGATATCGAGAAGGAGTTTATCTGTGAATCTCTCCCGTGTCGGTTGCTGGGTATGAATGCGGACCTGATGAAGCAGTATATAGAGTTTGTGGCGGACCGCCTCTGTGTTCAGATTGGGTACGATAAGATATACAACGCGACGAACCCATTTGATTTTATGGAGCGCATCTCACTTGAGGGCAAGGATAACTTCTTCGAAAAGCGCGTGAGTAACTACGCAAAGGCGGGCGTTGGAAAGGATAGTCACCAGATGTCATTTGGAACGGATGAAGAGTTCTGATTCCTTTTGTAGAGGACAACGATGGTAGACTCAGATGACGCCGTTAGACTTATCGGGATTGCCGCAACGGCGATGGAAGATACGCCCCCGGTTTCTGCCACACCGGCACCAGCACCGGCACCGGCACCGGCACCGGCATCATATATTCCATCAAGCACATTGCCTATGGGAGATGTCAAATCAAGTGTACAGAATATTATGGATGGTCTTGTGAAACAAAACCCGGAGATATTCTCTGATATGAAATCGCGTGTGGAACGGATTCTAAGCGGAAAAGGGTACCTGGATGCGCTTTTGTACGGTGTGGATAATCCGGATAAGATACGTAAAATGATTACCAGAACGGGTATTACCGACCCACTACTGGATGCGTTGCCCAAAAACCATTATATACAGGTTGAGAGTCCCACTGGTGGGATAATATCTGTGGGCAAGATACGATTATTTTTCTACAAGGAAGACGATGATGAGATTGTAGTATACTGGAATATCATTTCTGAACCAAAAGACAGGCTATTTAAGACACTATCATATAACACAAAAGATTCTCATAAAATATTACGAGATATTGCCTTTGAAATCGCAAGCAATCACAAGACGACAATGCATATCAAACAGTTTGCATCAGATATCGGTATCTCGGAGCCGATTCTACAATCTACGATGAAAGATATCGTAATGGGTATCGGGATTACGGATATGAATCTTTCAAAAATAAATGACAATAACTATATACAAATCACATATACGAATCCACAACCCGTCACATCCGAAACAACCAATCGTATCCCATCCTATACGATGTATATCACCAATACAGGTGATGACTTCACGTTAAAGACTACGGCTCCAACCGCTGGTGTTAAGATTTTAGATGTGAGCAATCGTGATAAGAGTATTTCTGATGTGTTATTCAAGCTATTTTATATGATTCAAAAACACGGTGTTCTAGAATCGCCATCCGCGGGACGATCTCATAGAATCCGTGGTCAGACTAGAAGACGCAAGAGGCGTGTGCGCTAGCTGATTACTGAGTAGCGAGCTCCTTTTGTCGCATCTCCAAGACACGCATAATCGGGTCCTCGAGATGCATCACACGATGACAACGTATGCCTGAGATGTCTGGGTGAATCTGTACCAGCACCATCCCGTCGATGCGCAAACCATAACACCTCTCTAGGATAGACCGGTATAGATTGAGTTGCAGAGAATAGTGCCAGTATTTTGTATCATACAGAACTTCCACCGGAGCGAGCATTCGCTTTGTCCATCGGGGAACATCGTTCAGCCACTCGTCTTCACCTGGCTTGTATCCATAACGCGTGGCGTCTAGGTCAACTTCCAGGCCCTTTGAGACCCGCTTCCAGTCGTAAATCAGGTATCCCCCGGTTGCTGGGTTGTACATCAGGGCGTCAATCGTCCCAGCGATCTTATACGTTTCGTCCCATATCACCCACTCCGACCTGTACGGAACAATCCCCTTCGGGTTCGCGTGTGATTCCCAGAACTCTCTGACCTGGAGCGCCTCCGTGACAGCCTCTCCCCATCCGAGCACGGGCTCTTCGTCCCCAAGCTCCGCGTCTTCTGCGCGATTTCTCCGTATCGTACCATCTTCCCACCGGAATCCGATGTGAAGAAGTTTTTGATGTTTGTCTTGGGTCTTTTCAAAAGGATACCATACAAATACCTCGCTTGTCATATCACAAATCCACACACGGTGCCGTGACGCTTTGTCCTTGTTATCGTCATCGGGTGCGAAGATTCCGGTAATACGCCTGAGACTTCCCGCTTCGGAACCACCACACGGTCCATTCCCCGGGGCATACCCAATATGAATGCCCTGCATACTTAGCTCCATTCGTGCGTGCAGCGCCGTACCACGCTTGTTCTGACTCTCCCAGTGTGATAGAATTTCATCCTTTGATTTCCCAGAGAGGGGATGCTCACCGTTCTTATATCGCCTTCCATTCATAAGCGTGCTCACAACCTTATCCTTGTCAAATGGGCGGTGGAGGCACGAAAGCAACGATGTCGCACTAACCCACCCGTCTACGTGTCCATCAATCCGATACTTATGCCCTTCTTCCTGGAACTCTACTCTATCATCTCTAGGGTGCTGATTCACCCTGGAGAGGATATCCCACGATTTCTTGACGGGCATTTTATTTTAGATACTATCCCAACTGCGTTCCTTCTGATGGGTCAATTACATCACAATGTATGTGTGTAAAAACGCAACCATCGTTCCGGCTAAGATTGCTACAATCCAGAGAGGAAACAGAGTGTGCCCGTCACCAACTCCAAATGCCTTAGGCGTACCATCTTCGTTATAACTTATGACCGGCCGAATCACGACATACGTTATCATTATGACGAGGTATAGCAAAATGGCCGCGAACATCTATCTACTATACAATCCAGTGGAAGAACACGGTATGTTATAGCTTATCAAATCACACAGGCCCGTTCCCAATCTGGTATTTAAATCCGAGCGGTCCGCCTATCCTATGACGAACCGTGTTGAGTCGTTTACGAGAATCAAATGGGATTGGTTGGTGGATGGATAGTTTCATACAAGTCCGCGCATCATCGTATGGGTATGATATGTACAGGTCACCACGACTCGTGCAGTATTTAGCACCTCTCCCGGCCACAGTGGTTGACGCAAGGGCATCGCGGATTTTTCTAAGACATGCGTATTTATCTTCCTTTGATTCTTTGACAGGCTTCCGCTTGGGTAGGGCAGAACTTGTGTTTCCCATTTACCCGATGTGTTCTATACCTACGCATCATAATCAAGGTCTTCTTGTTGGGCTGCCTCTTCGGGCGCGCCTTCTCTTGCGGCCTCCATGAATGCCTCGTCTGCCGCGTCACCAAACGCCCTATCTCTCGGTCCGTCTTCGGGTGCTGGTTCGTCATCTCCGGCGCTTCGTCGCATCCGCATCTCTCGGTCCGCAACAAGCTCCGACTGCTGGGTGTAATATTCGGCATTGAACCTGGTTGGGTCTGCCGCGACGCGGCCTTCTAGGGTCAGCCCAAGGCTCTGGAGTGCCTTTGTGATCTTCTTACGCTCCCTGTCAAGCCCATCCAGCCGGTAGATAAACAGCTGGCGCTCCATCTCTCGGTCCTTGTTCGCCTCCTCGGCGATCATAGACGGTGTTACATCCGTGTAATCCGCGGCCATATCACGGAGGTCATCCACAACCCCGCGGTCTGTGCGCTCCCCACGGATGATATAGCGATTCGCAAAGAGCGCGACGTATGCGTCAATCGCCGCGAATACGTCATCGCTTCCCGAGGACGCTCTATCGCGGAGTACACCCACAAATGTTCTGAGGATGGTCTCGCGTGGGATGCGGTCCGGCATCTCCGTAATCGTAGTCAGGAAATCGCGAACAAGTATCCGCAGCGCAACGGCGCGCTCTGGCGTATGAATACCCAAGTCACCGGTCATCATATGAACTAACGTGCTTACGCGCGAGTAATACGAGTTTTCTCCGACCAACACTGCGAGTCTCCCTCCACCCGAACCGGTTTCAATCTTTTCGGGTGTCACTCCCTTGAGCAGTGGCTTCACACGGTTGTGTATCCCATAAAGAGGCCCCCTTTCACCCGCGTAGGAACCTCCCTTTACAGGCTCTACCGAGTACCGAGGTTGGCCGGTAAGCGCGCGATGGGTTTCTTCAACCGCCATAATAAGCGCATCATGAACCGCAATCATCTCGGCACGCGTGCTTCCGTTTGCGTCACCAGAACCCAGCGTAGCCTCACCACTACCAAAACGTAAAAATGTCTCCGTCGCATTCTCGGCCTCGCTCCCGGTTGGTTTGTCAAGGAGTGAGCTGTCGACAATCACCTGGAATGTATCGGTTACAAATGCTTGGAGTGTTGATGGTGCCGAACTAGGCTCTTCTACAGAAAACAGGATCTCGCCGGTTGTGACAAGCGGTATTAACGAAGTGGGTATACTCTTTGATAGGGCAGTCTCGGATTCGGCGCGATTGGGAGGTATTTCTGGGATGCGTTCTCTGGGTATCCCGATGAAATCATACGCTGGTGCTCGCAAGATGGTAACATTCCGGTGTGTCTGGCGACTCCTGCTAGCATCGTCGCCATACAAGACACGGTAGAGTGCTTCAGACCGTTCTCTTCCCATCCGCTTCAGCGCGTTGCGCAACTCGGGTGCGTGGACCGGTGATGCGATTGCTGCATTTTCTCGTACGGGGACCCCAAAAGGGTCTGTGCGGAGTGGAACCTCGTCGTTCAGCACTCTTTTACCGTCTAGGATAAGTTTCCCTCCCCCCGATGGTCGGTATCCGACAGGTATGGTTTCCCACATGCCTATCTGCCGAAGAGACCGATTCGTCATCACCGCCCCGTATGTTCGCGGGATGTCATCGCTCCGCTGGGCTCTGAACGAACGGTCTACGATAGCGGGAGAACTGCGTGACAGCCGAGATGCGATTTCAAACAAATCACGGATCCCAGAATCGTCACCCCGTTTTTTCATAAATATGGTGCTCGCACCAAGCATCTGCTCGGGTGTTCTGTACTTTGCGTCTTTCGCATCGGATGTTGTTCTTGCTGCCTTGCGAAGTATTTCATACAAAAATCTTGTCATTCTCTCGTCATCACCCCCCTTTGCTGGTGGGTAAAAGTACGATGGGGTTACATCTCGTGCGGGGGGGGGAACCACCCCTTCTGTGGTTGGGAGTTCAATGCTTTCACCGTGTCTTGTCATCAGCAAGAGCATACAGAAGACGGCACCGCGTATGATGGATTCCGTGAGGGTATCTCCGCCTCTGGGTACACGTATCATATCTGTAATCACACTGGCTTCGGTAACCATCGCAGCGACCTCTTCAGATAAGAGAGAGGTGCGCACAAGGGCTTCTACAAGACCAACACCCAGCAGAAAGGCGCGTCGTGCCCGGTCTGATGCTGGCTTAACCTCTGTGATAAAACTGGCACCCGCCATACCCTTGGAACCGCGACGATTTGCCTCTAGGATGCGTGGGTCGGTGATAAGGCTCTCGTCTGGTATAAACCCAGCCCCCGGCGCGCGCTGGATCTCGTCACCCTCTGGCTTACCATATCCAGTCTCATAAACAGCCTGCTCGATGTCAACCACCAGAGTATCAGCCAGCCTCGCGCGACGCAGATCGGATGCGTTTGCGATGGTCCGCTTGATATCACCGTCGTCACCATCCACGTATGTGACATTCCGTCGGAGCATTACATCCAGCATATCGTACAAGAAGGGTGCTTCGTCAAGGATACGATTGTTTTTAATACATCTCCTGCGCTTCTGGTATACTGGTTCCCCCCTCTCAAACAAACGACCCAGTGCATCTTCCATGTCATCGCGCCGGAGATGCATCCCTGGGATAGAATCCGCGAGGGCAAGATCGTCGCGTGTCTTGGAAAGAACGCGGTATTTCCGATTTAACTCAAGCGTTTGGGAGTACACCGAACGCGCTTCCTTAGGAAGACTATCGACCCCAACCTTTTGGATGTTTTCCACTGTAACATCGTCTCCCTGAACCTTGAGACCCTCATCTTTGATGCGGGTCCATTTTTTGCTAGAGCCATTCCACGTGTACGCGGCGGTTCGTAGATGGCGGGTGATTAGAGCAACATCGCCATCCGCAACAGGCCTTCCACCGAGGATGACCCTCTTTACGATCTCATCAACCCTGTCGTCATCCATACGGGTGTCTACGGGGAGTGCCGCGTTGTAAGCCACGATGTCCCTTTTAACCGCATCCAGCAAGACCTCCGGAGAAATACCCGCAAACGAATCCCTTGTTCCGGTTGGGCATATCGCGTCAGTCCTGTCAATGTCATCTTCGCCGACATCAAGGGGGAGGGTGCCTTCTGTTTGCATCTTCGTCAGGATGCTACCGGTAATCTTCTGGAATCGTTCACCGGTATACAGGTGCTTCATCGGGTCGTCGTCGCGTGATTCGTCCCATTTGATCGTGATTCCTTTTTCAGCAACCCCACGATTATCCACCTCGATGTCTTTCCGTGATTCATAGTGTTTGGCGATATTTGGAAGAGTACGAAGCCTGGAATCAATCTCCTGAAGGTTCTCTTGAACGCGTCCCATCTCCTCACGGATACGCTCTCGCTTCCCCGCGGCTTCCGCGGCTGCTGCTTTGAGATACTCTTGTATTGTGGCATATTCGTGGATTGACCGAATTGTATACAGCAGAGAGCCATAATCCCCCGGTGTCGTCGTGATGCGGTGAAATGCCTCCCACGGTCCAATCAGCCCGAGCGTATCTGGGTACGCGGCCCGGAGGTCCTTCTTGTTTCGGAATAATGCGTCAGGTCTCGGAATGCGAATCGGCGAGTCGTCCATCGTGATTTCTCTGCGCTGCTGGCGGGACCGTTTGCACGTATCATTACTCATCGCCGAGAGTATATTCATCTCAGTATGTGTGAGCGTACGTCGGGTGTACCCAAACGTCTCTAACAGAGAGGATGTCTCATCCCACCCAGCCGCAATGACAGGACCCAGCGCACGGAGCACATTGGGTAGCGGGAGCGACACGACTTCACGCAGGAGCGGTATGTTGGGGGCCATACGATTATCCAGCACAACCAGTGTATCCAATAACAAGGCTACGTCATCAGGGGGAGATACAAGGGTCACGAGTCCAGACCGCCCCTTCTTGCTGGGTATCGTTCTCGTCCAACCACGCACACCCTCTACCAGAGGTGCTCCAGGGGGGACGTAGTATCGGAGTGGGAGTATGACTGCGCCATCTGGCTGGATGTGGTCTGCTGGGATCACAACCTGTGAATCCTCGCCATCATTATCTCCGCCGTTGAGAATGCTAATCGATGGGGTTGCGATGCGAACAACTGGATGTTCTCCAGTGATATCTGTGGAATCTTGAATTGTTTCATTGGCAAATATCTTGGTGTTAGGTGGCATGATGTAAGGGGTCCGTTTCTCTACCGCGTGACCCTCTCCCCTAGATAACACGTACGGTGACCGCAGTGTGGCTATGTTTTCTCTCAGGGGCAGTTTTTTGGTTTCTGGAGACGGGTCGGATGGGGGTATCCCTACGTACTTGGGTGGGTCCCCTTCGTTTTTTGCCGAAACCTCGTCTACCGGAACAACCTCTTCTCTATGGCTTCCATCTATCGGGATTATCCATTCGGGAAACGACTGGTTTATCTCTCGTAGTAAAACGGGGTCCTTTTCGTGGAATATCTCTTCGCGACCATCCATAGACTGTTTTGTTTCACGGAGTATCAGATTCTTGATCCGCTCCGAAGCAGACGCGTGTTCTGTGGTTGTTCCCTTGCCTATCGCACCCACCGCCGCCACAATCTGTCCGCGGAGTCGTTCGGTATCTCTTGTGCCTCCCGTGCGGAGGGTTTCCTGGCGAACAATATACTCGGGTAGGTCTTCGCGTATGATACGAACGGATTCGGATTCACGAAGCCTCTGGATTTCCCTGTCTCGCGTTGGTGTTGTGGGTGTTACTGGCTCCTCTGTAGCATCGGCGTCGCGACCTTCTGCGGGCATCAGGAACACATAGGGGGATGTCTCACCGATACCTTCTTCGTTCAGAGGAATCCGTATCACGGTCTCCGCGAGGTCGGATATGCGAACACAGTATATCGCGTTTGGCTCGGTGCGCACCACTTGCAGCGTGTGGCGGTCGTGGTAGTCCGTAGACGGGACACCAATGACAAACCTTCCCTGCTCAGCGCGGATCGCTCTCTGGATTGACGCGTCTTCGGGGCGGTTCTGGAGCCGGATACGCTGTATCTCTCCCTCCTCTGACCCTGCTCGGTACGTCATTAGGCGAGGAGGCTGGTTATCTGGCTCATCAGGGTCTCCGGGATACCACAAAAGGTATGAACGTCCACCGCTTCCCATCGGAGGAATCCGCGTAACATACGCGAGCCCCTCGTTGAGTGTCTCGTTAGTGGATGTTAACTGTACGATGTCGTATGGAAGGAATGCTACTTCCGTATCTTCGGCTTCCATCTGCTAAAGGGGCCTAAAGAATGCCATCCTGTAGTAACCTAAGTGGTATAAATATGTTTGATAATCTTGTTGAGTTCAGTTCATACAACGCGGAGTTTCTCCGCGGAAAAGGTCTCATTGTAACCGAGCACAATGACCTTGGCCTGGCGATTGTTCGGTACCATAAGGGTGATAACGCGTGGAAAACACGAACACACGGTGAGTGTGACCGGGCAGACCCGGTTGTGAGAAACCACCGCTCAGTGGTGTACTCGCTAGAGTCGGGGCTTCCTCTTTCTGTCGCACCGATTCGCAGGATTCCGAATGACCTGATCGGAAACTCTGACTTGAATGAGGAAGATTCGTTTGTCGTAACGGAATACCTTGACGGGACGATGATTCACGTGTTCTGGAATCCCAACACGGATGCCGAAACCGGGGAACCACTTGGGTGGACCCTCGCATCAAGGAGCAAGATTCACGCCACGTGCAGGTTCACAAGCGACAGGCTGTTCCGAGACCTATTTGAAGAGGCTCGGGAGAAGAGCGGCGTGTCTTACGAGTCTCTGAATCAGAAGTTCAGTTATACGTTTATGCTGGTTCATCCCGAAACCCGACGCGTCATTTCGTATGATTCACCTCGTATTGTTCTGGTGTCAATGGTCGGGTGTGTTCCTAAGATTACCGGTATCGCGGATGAATCAGACTTACGCCTGAGTGCCCGAATGGTATCTTGGGAGAACATGACGACGGAGGCAAACCGCATCGCACCCGATATCCTTCCCAAAGAAATCACCGAGTTGGTTGACGCGAACGATGTATTGAACTACTCGCTTTGTGATGATGTTGCACACACGCTGTCCGGGTGGATGATCACGAAGAAGTCTGGGTCGTGGGGGAGGGTTCGTATTCTTACGGATGGGTTTGAGACGTGCGCGTCCCTTCGTGGAGATACGGCATCACGCACGACAAACTACCTCCGGCTAATGTCACTTGACCCACAGGGCGATGCGATTCAGCAGTATGCGGCTTGGTACCCACAGGAAACCGACGCGATCCAGGAGTTGAGCGTATCTATTCAGTCGGCTATCAAGGAGCTCATCCAGAACTACGTTGATCGCCACGTAAAGAAAACCAAGGAGCACGGAGACCTGCCACACTGGACCCGTCGTCCCATCTGGGACCTACACGGTAGATACCTTCGCACGCGCGTACCAATCAGGGACACGGAGGTGTTTGCGTACTTCCGCGATATCTCTCCGTCGGTGGTGAATCGTATGCTAAAAAACAGAGATAAGGAGAACCGCAGGGTAACTCAGGGTGCAGCAGCAGCCGCAGCAGCATCCGACGCGGCAGCCCCTGGCTGAGGCTCACCGAGCAGATACGCGCTTGGGTGAGGTGGGATTCGCGCAGCATCCGATACCTGCTTCGCGATTTCCTTAAGCGCCTGCTCCGTCGTCTCAAGGGTCGGGAGAATGTGTCCCTCAAACAACTCTTCCAGCGTAATATCCTTCCGATGAAACCGCATTACCATTACCGGGGTTAGCGGGTGTGGGATGCGATATCCCACAAACCAGTTTTCATAGTTGTCGGTGTCATTCTCCTTGGCACTGCGAAGGATCATATCTTGCAGAAGGTTTCCAAGCGTGTGGTCCTCGTCTTGGAACCGAATCAAGAACTCATCATTGGGGGCATTTCCCTCAACAATGAGCTCTAGCCGGGGTGAACGAATCGTCTTTGTTTCCTCGGTAAGAAGACCCTTCTGCGAATACAGTGTTGACATCTCCGTACGAATCGCACGAACCCGCTTTGCAAGCGAAATAGCACCCTCGCGGAAGATTGCAACCGAGTCCAGCTGACCCGTGGTTTCAATCACAAACCGGAATGCTTCGGGATCACCATTGGGATTCCGCTTTACGTGGCGAAGTGCAACCGTGCTCTGAAACGCCTTCCGAAAGCCCTCTTCACGGTCTGTCCCGGCGATACCCTCTTCGGCAACCGCGGCATTCTCTGCATCGCGGACAGCATCCTTGTCAAGACTCATGGAATAGGTGGCACAGCAAGCAGGAGAGAAACACGCGTGGTCCTTTCCGCTTCCCACAGCAAGACCCGCTACGAAGCGAAGTGTTTCACCAGAAGTCTCTCCACGAGGACCACGCAGGGGCACGATGGGGATGGGGCGGTACGGGAATACCACCCGTGACATCTCCGGAGACACGAACGATGCGGTCTTCTTGTCAAAGATGCGGAGGTCCCTGGTTGTGACCTCAATATCCCCGTCCGTAGCGGTTACATCCAATCGGACCTCGTATCGGTCTGTAATAATCGCGTGTGTTCCCTGGGATGGCGTAGGCGGGGGGATATGCACCGGAAGCAGGCTAATCCTGAGCGCAAGAAACTGGTTATTCAGCCGACTCGTATTCTCTGCGATCCTGATGGTGGCCTTCTCGGGGGGTTCCGCCACCATCGCAACCGTATTGACGTTTGAGAGAATCTCCCGTCGGATACCGTTCGCAACTGAGGTTGAGATACCCGTCATTCCAATACTGACACTGGTATCATCATCTGGGAATCGCTCTACCATTTCAACACGTGGGTTGGGAAACAGTGACATTCTGTTGTCTAATCGTATATTGAAAAGTGGGGACCGAACGTATGTGTTCAATTCTGCGTCGGAATGTTGTCATTTAACGACAGCAGGCGATGAGTGGTAAACACGTATTCTTTTATCACCCCGAATGTGGACATTGTAAAGAACTCCTCGGGCGCATCAGGGGAACACCCCTGCAGAATGAGTTTCTGTACATCAATATCTTAAACGCAAAGAGGCTACCGTCGAATCTCAAGGGTGTTCCGGCAATCCTACCGTCGTTTCAACCAGAAACAGCACTCCTACAGGGCCAGCACGCTTTCCAGTGGGTTACGAGTGTTGTATCAAGCGCAAACACTGGTGGTGGTCCACCGACAATACGGTCGCACCCTGACCCGCACGGGGTGCAGAATCCCCGCTCACAAGAACCAGTCGCGGATTCCACCGGACACGTCCCGGTCGTGATTAGTGGCAGCTCGGGTGGACCCGGTGGCGCCGGAGGAGCCGATATGAAAGAGTTCATCGGAACATCCAGTTTTGAAATGGGAGGGAAGGGATTTTCGGATAAATACAGTTTCTTAACCAGCGACAGCGCGATGCCGCACAGGTATAGCTACGTGGGGGAACACACCGCGCCTGGAAAGGTCGGACAGATGGTTACGAAAGAACCCGGTGATGCGCTACGAGACGCAAAGGGTGTTACCGCGAAACAGAAGATGTTTGAATCCGACCTGAAACGACTACAGGCATCTCGCGACGAGATCCCGAATGGTATCCGACGTGTCGGATAATGTGCGTTGGTATAATGGGTTGAATCCTTGTATCTCGTATAGACAAATGAGTTCCAAGGCACACGCGATTTTCTGCTCAAAGATTCAGAGTTTTTCTCAGGATATGCGCGTAGTCCTGAAGGGGGACGCTGAGGCATATCATATATTGTCAACTCTGGACGCGATGATTGGTATCAGTCCCGATTTGGTGGTTGCTTTTTTTAAGAAGCACATTGCCGTTCCGTACGAGAAGGAAATTTTGAGCCGTGACGAGTCATTCCTGCGGGGAGAGATTCATTCCAAGCTTGGGGAGTCAGATACTTCCGCTGCGGCGGGACCACTGGAAAATCTGCACCACAAGATCCACGAACGATGGGAAACGATGGCCGTCAAGGATAAGAATATCATCTGGGATTATTTCAAGCTCCTGGTCGTTATCTCAAAGCGTCTCTGAGAGTAGTTTGAAGGTGACTTAATAACTCATAGCGCATATCAGAAAAGAATACAATGCCAGTAAGAGTTCAACAACTTGTTGAATCCTTTCTGTCAGACATTACACTTGTGATTCCCGAGCAGGCGGATGGGTGTATTGCCGTTCGTGAGGCGCTCATCCGTGATGCCGACGGGGTCATCCGGGGTATCGTGAAGCACCTTGGTTCATACGACGAAGCCATCGTTGCTCGCAATGACTCGTTTCTTGTAAAGGATGGTGCAGAGGTCATCCCGGGGATTAAGATATCGGAATACTGGGAAGAGCTCAGCGATAGCTCGAAGGATACCGTCTGGAAATACTTGAACCTAATCCTGCTTGCCGGAGCAAAACACATCCGTTCCCTAGACCGCCGTGAGGATAAGACAAGGGCCAGGGACAAGGACGCTGCCAATGATACACGGGGAGAAGATATCGCTTCTGACATTGCTAAACGCCTCAGGGACCCAGAGGTTCGGGACAAGGTAATGGAAACCATCCGTGAAACAATGGCGTCTATACCCGATGAAACAGATGAGGAAGTTGATCCCATGGAGAAACTAAAGGCGATTGAGGGTATCATCGGGGACCTCAAGGGGACACAGATAGGAAAGATTATTGAAGAAATCGCTTCTGACCTGTCGGGGGATATCAGCCCAGAAGCACTGGGGTTCCCGTCTGAGATGGACATGAAATCAATGAACCCACAGGACCTTATCGGACTCCTCGCAAAACCAGACCTGATGAAAAAGATTATGAATGTCGTTGGGCGGATCGGTGACAATCTGAACAAGCGGATGGAGAGCGGTGAGATAGACCGGGAAGTCCTTGCAAGAGAGGGCCAGGACGTTTTGGCAAAGAGCCAAGATCTGCTAAAGAGCCTGTCACCGCAGGCGGCGCAGATGCTCGCCGCGATGGGAGGTGGAAAGGGCGTAAGCGCTCGTAAGCTATCACGCGCGATGGAGAAGATGGGTGGAAAAGACCTTGCAGCGGCTATGGGAAACAACACCCGCAACTCTTCGGTGCGCGACCGTCTCCGTAAGAAACTGGTCGAGCGGGAGAAGGCAAAGGATGATACTGCCACCGAACCGATGGAAACATCGTGGCAGACAGGGGATTCTCCAGAACAAACGAAGAAAGCAACGAAGAAGCCATCCAAGAAGTCGGATAAGAAACGGGGGAAGAAACATCGTTGAATTCTGTAGCGGGGAATGAAAACGGAACCATTCTGGAAAACAGACCCCTCGGTCCTTGTAGACACCCGGTATATCCACCGTTTTTTCCCATCATCATCGCTCACGATGTCTGAGCGTCTGAATGCGATTGTTCGCTTAGGAGCATTCGTTGGGGTTGGATTGGCAATCGTACAGAAGGCGGTATCGTGGGTCTTGTTGCCGATTGTTGCCGGGGTTATAACAATGGCGTGGGATGGTGGGTACAGCGATTCGTCGGATACTCCTGGGCGCGTCTCAAGGCGAGAACGTGACTTTATGTTTCTCGTAAAAGAGATCGTGTCTGGAAACACAAGGGATATTGAGCATCGTCACCGTGTTAAGCGCAGTAAAAGAGCACATTCATCTCCGGCGAAGGTATCGTCGAGGGTATATCAAGACCTGGACACGAACATAGAGAACCTTCGTAACGAAAGGGCTACCATGCGAAAACAGCTTGATTCAAAAATAGGAGATGCTCCTGGGTTTGCGAGAAAAATGATGCGACGAGATGAAGAGCGCTTCCGAGCAAATGGACGAAAGAAATATTCTCGTGTGTAAGAGCAGGAATCAACATGAGCAGCACATACCCGGTACCGATGAAAGATGGATATGGAGAGTTTACGGGTCAGAAAATGAACCTATACACACTTGGTCGTCTTCACGATGATGCGATTGCGGTGCGGGACAGGACCCGCCAGTCTACGGATGAGGGGGCGTGGCGGCTGACGAACTTCCACCTTCAGAACCCGCGTGCCGTTGAGCGCGTGGCTGCCTCGGAAATCCAGGTTACTTCTCAGGACGGATATGGGCCTGGTGGGAGGGTTGTTGACACCGAGAGTGACCTCAAGATTTCGTCGATCCAGACACATCCGAACGTCCCGATTCACCCCCAGTCGCGGCCTATCAAGACGGTTCCGTACATGGGCGGTGGCCGTGGAAATCCATACATCGAGAGCCTTCTCCAGAAGTCAGAGCACATACGGGACAAGAAGTCGTGCGCGACGGTTACGGATTCATTCTTCCGGCAGCAGTACACCCCGATGATCCCGCACCTCGCAAGGAATGTTCAGAACCCATCACATTACATCGAGGCGATGAACGACCCCGGGTGGGTACGCGGTGGGGCAATGTCCAGAAACATTGTTCGCGACAGGCTCTGTGAGCAGGATTCATTCCAGCAGTAGTTCACAATACACAAATACGTGACATTCTCGTAAAACGAGGATACCACGAGGAATATTTTACACTGTCCACCTATACACAATTGATGCGTAATCTTCAAGAAGGATACAAATATCATAACGATGGAAACCGAGAAGATGTACAGAGCTTTGAAAGCGTATTCTTCCACGGTACACGGTATGGTCCGAACGGTATTACAGAGTGATACGACGAAGCAGTTCTCACAGATCCGTCTTGGTCTATGGCTAAACCCCCTTCCGTATCACGTCTGTCAAGTCCCGAGACCAGTCCCTTTTACCGGTGAGAAATCTGTTCAGCACATACAGCTCATCGAGTCGCCGGATATCGGCGTGTATTCCAAGATGATCGTGTGGAATCCATTAGAATCGTCGAGTGCTCACTTCCACGAAAACACCCACTGCTTCTTCACAGGTGTCCATACCGGATTACAACAAACCATTCATTCTATCGATGGGAATGAGACGACTGTTCCGGTAAATATCGGACTCTATAGTTATCTACACGATACGATCGGGTCGCATTCTATGAAGAACCTATCTGGGGCAAATACGTGTGTATCTTACCACCTGTACATCGACGATGACACGCTGCGTTCTGATTCTGAATATGGCCACCGCTACGCGTCGCAGGCGTCATCTATGCGTACATAAACTCCAAGCCACATACTCCCTTATTTATTTTTAGTATATTGTACATCAGCGCGTACGTGTGCAGAACGGTTGGATACGAACTCGCGGCAACGGATTTACGCAGCACGAGTGTCATATTCGTAGAGCGGAACGTGTTGATATGACCCGATGGGTTCCATTCTTCTGGGCGGATTGCCCACGAATAACAATAGATATAGTCATCCGGTGTAACTGTATGGTGCTGGTATGGCTGTAATACACGGAAGAATCTTGCTGGATACTCGGGGACGATGTCGTATGTGTCGTACTGGATTTTCGCGCTATCGATGATATCTCCGTGACGAATCCCGTCATCTGTCGCAGGATTCGCTCCAGACATAAACTCACCACCACCATCAATCCCCGGTTCTTGGCTTGAATAGAAGAACCACAGGTTTTCTCGGGAACGAACACGGTATCGTGTGAGGAATATAAGTTCCTTCATCAGGCCATTGAACGGGAGCTCACGTCGTATCAGGCTGGACCCACCGCAGAACTCATTATTGAGGTCCTGCTGGACCTGTTCAATGAGGTATACCTGGGGGCGATTCACAAACCAGCGTGCTTCTTCGCGGTCAAGATACACGTATTCCACGATTAAGCTGAACTCTACGGAATCACTCAGAGAAACACGCGTATTACACCCCGGTGAATCTATGATAAGACTCTCTACAGGACGCGTGTCTATTTCAAGGCGCAGGCGCTGGTTCTGCAGAGAGATTAATGGGAATGCTGTTTCAGGATGCTTACAGAACCAAAATGGGAGTGGTATCATAAGGTCTTGTGGTCCGGAAAGCGAGTTGATTGTATTGTCACGTCCGATAAGGTCGTTGAAACCAGGTTGCTTGGAGGCGGGCGTTGTAAGTGTGCCCCAGGTGTTCATCCATTCACCGGTTTGGCGGTCCAGTATGATTTCCCCGGCTCGGAGGCGGACCTCTTTCATACAAGCGTATCCTAGGTTGTTTGTCCATCCATATCCATCCGGTGGGGATGGGAACTTTGCGCGGACATAGATGTTCTTGATAAGGTCCCCGTCTCGCGGAAAATCTACAGAGATAGAATATTGTCCGAGAGTGGTCTTTGTGTCAAATGAAATCTTTCGGAACTCGGTCGCGAACGGTCTGTGGTGAATGTACGCAGAACGAAAATGACTAACCTGAGGATTCCCAACCAGGAACTGGTCTTCCGCATTATATGCGGCAAGGATGACAACTCCACTTGGCATACTGTGGTTTACTAGTACTTGTGTGATTAAGTAAATCATTTTTAAATGCCACACTGGAAATAGAACGAATGTCAACAACAAAAGCCGTAGGAACTCTTTATGCGAAAAACGTAAAAGTTAGCGACTCCATTTTAGCGGAGAATATCACGACAACAGGGTCAAATGTTGTAAACGGTTCACAGACAATTACAGGCCCCATGGGCGTAAACGGAACCACCACACTCAACGGTTCTGCGTTGGTTGCTGGTGGGATGAATATCGGTGGGTCTTTACACGTTGGAGGAACTCTAACCGTAGATGGTGGTGGTGGCGGCGGCGGGTTTACGCCTTATGACGATTTATCGGTTGGAAATGTTGAGGTAAGTGGTCGTATTGTTTTTGATCCAACTGTTAGTGCGACTAAACCAATACTCATCGGCAATGGCTCGACTGGGTCCTTTTTGGGAGTACAATCGGGGAGGGTTGTTATCGGACATGGTGCAGGTACTGTACCGGGGGGAAACTGTGAGGGCTCCATCGCGATTGGGTTTAACGCTGGACAAAATGGCCAGAATCAAGATGCTATTGCGATTGGACATAATGCGGGTTCAAATTCACAGGGATTTGGGTCGATTGCGATTGGGTCGTCGGCGGGGAGTATGAATCAGGGGGTAAACTCAATTGCCATTGGAAATAGCGCAGGCGCACTGAATGGTAATACGATTGTTATAAATGCTACGGGTATTCCATTGGATACGCCCACAGGTATTCCAAATGCATTTTTCGCTAAGCCTATCCGGGATGTAACTGGTAACACTGGCTTTAGTAAAATTCTGGTGTACAATCCTACCACTGGTGAGATAGGACTCTCCGGATAAATATCATATATGACTTACAGATGTCGTTCGCACTGCGGAAAGGGACGCGAGCAAATGATACACTTGTTGCGGATACTATCCGCACACACAGTCTTACCGCAACAACCCAGACTGTCAAGGATTTACAAGTAGATAATCTACAAGTCAATAACCGCACGAGTATCAGCGAGAACTTATACGTTGATGGGGATACAACGATTGGTGGAAGCGTGGGTATATCCGGTAGTACTCAGATTGATGGTTCTATTGATGTATTGGGTGGTATGAATGTATCGGGAGGAGGAACCATTGGAGGTGCTTTAGACGTTGTGGGTGACCTCGGTGTGGGGGGTGATGCTACATTTGATGCATCCGTTAATATTTTAGGCAACCTGGTTATCCAGGGAGACCTTACGGTTGTTCAAGAAAGTACTCTTAGTGAGACCACGTATATCCACAATGATATTTTTTACACCGTGGCACAGACCATAGAAGAACCATCTACTTTTTATAAACAGGTTACGATTTGTGGGCAGCTCGATGTGAGCGGCGATGCATCGTTCAATACGATTATATGTCACGACCGGATACAGTTTCCGAGTTCACAGATACGCATTACAGAAGATGCGTCATCGTTTGTAAACCAGGGGACCGATGTGATCGCGATCGGGAAGTGGGCAGGTATCTCGGGCCAGGGGAATGAGAGCATCGCATTGGGAACGCTTGCGGGAGAGAATTCCCAGGGTGCGAGGTCAGTGGCTGTTGGTAGCCGCGCAGGATCCCTTTTTCAGGGCGCAGACACCGTTGCGGTTGGTAACAGCGCAGGATTATCAGGACAAAATGATTTAGCAGTTGCCGTAGGATTTCGTGCGGGAGAGAATTCCCAGGGTGCGAGGTCAGTGGCTGTTGGTAGCCGCGCAGGATCCTTTTTTCAGGGCGCAGACACCGTTGCGGTTGGTAACAGCGCAGGATTATCAGGACAAAATGATTTAGCAGTTGCCGTAGGATTTCGTGCGGGAGCAGTATCACAGGGTCAACACGCAGTTGCCATCGGTCATAAAGCAGGCGAAACAAATCAACCTGGTGATTCAATCATATTAAACGCACAAAATACAGAGTTGGACACAACCACGAGTGGATTTTTTGTTAAGCCGATTCGTGAACAGGAGAACCTGAGTGGATGGATTCCACCGGGAACCGTGTGGCACAATAAGAACACCGGAGAACTCGCTAGTCAACCGGACATAACAACCGGGGAAATCGAAGTGGACCTGACTGTCAGTGGGTCTCTTGGTATTAATCGTGCTGCCAGCGACGGGAACGTGTTTGATGTGTCAGGGGATGGTCGTGTTCGTGGTGATTTCCGTGTAGACGGGAGTTTTAATATTGGACCCGAAACGGTTACGATGTGGGAAGACGTGAATGGAAATCTTACGATGGCACACTCGTCCAACGCCGGGGGAACTCCGGGTTTGAATATCAACCTATATGATGAAAGCGATACAATCCTCGACTCTGGTGGGTCCTCCCGGGGGATCGTGATCGGTCCCAAGGATGTCGCGGGGAGCACCATTCATATCAGCAAGGAGGGTAAGGTTGGTATTGGGAAGCGCATCGAGGGAAATCCCTCACAGTACAAGACGCTTGATGTGAGCGGCGACGTAGAGATTGATGGGAAACTGTTCATACACAATACTGAGATTGGTGTGAGTGGGGTTGATACTGAGTTTGTGAATACTCGTGAGTTGCGTTTGTACAATCAAGAAGACGATGATGCTGCCGTAGTCAAGCTCGCTACGTTCACAAATACATACGGTTCTAATGAAACATATGACCGTCTGGATGTAGACTTGACGCACGGGTTTTTAGACGGAAGTGAATGGTTAGGACTGAAAAATGGCATAGAACACACGGTTATAAATCACGGCACACTCCACCCGACCATCCACGCGCGTCTGCCTCCGAACCACGGGTGGTATGGAACAAAACTCCATCACGTGAACTACGACCTGATGTGTGATACACGTGCACTAGATACTGGTAATAATGCGAGCTATGGGATTGCGGGGCGTGACTTTTATAGAGGAATATTTTCTTATAGTGTCGCTCCCGGTTTAAAGAAATATGCATCATTTGATGTAGTTCTCCCGGCGTGGCTAGATGGTAGTAATAACTACGCATTCCCAGAAGGGACACGGGTTACTATTTATGGAAAGGGCCTTCCGCGTGGCCCAAATGGCCAGCGAACATTTTTGCGTATTATTGTCCCATCATATAATTCTGATGTGTATGCCTCAAAACGAGACGAGGCGTTAATCCATCTGAATATTCCCCAGATATCAACCGATATTTCGTATGGTCTGGCGAGATATATAGATGAATCTAGCCCGGGGCCATCAACGGGAGGAATGTCACGTACGAAAGATTCGAATAGCGTATGGATCGACCTAACAAGTATTCCAGCGATGAAAAACCTAGAGATCCGGGCATGGATGAGAGATACAGATTCGTTTCAGAGTAATAACTATCCAGAATATGCCCCGGGCGATGGATATTCCCCGGGTAGAGTTCCGGGTTTTTCAGAAGGCAATACAAAAAATATATGGAAGTGTGAATGTGTATCTACGACATATGGGTGGGTGCTGGACCGTTTTACAGTTACAAATGGGAACGGAGACACCACGATTCCACAGAGTTTAAATGTTCGTAAAGATGCAACTGTGGGGGGAAAAATAGTTGCGAACTACAGAGATTTCTCACAGAGTCAGAGTGAAGCGGCTATAAACACGCTTACATATGGACAACCAGATATATACATGGGTGTAAACGGTGGAACCCAAGACCTTTATGGATATACACTAACCGCAAACGTGGGTCCTGATGATGATTTGGGGCTATATATAAAGGGGCGCGATGGCATTAATATCGGTGCAAATATACACATTGCTACCTTTTTTAGCATTTCCGCGGGTAATTTTCCAAGTGGTAGACACGGTCTTAAGGTGAATGATTTACTTGAGGCAGGGGATATTAATGTTGATGTAGGTGGGTCATTATTTGTAGGGGGGGATACAACATTAAGCGGTGATCTCGGAGGTATTCGGGCTCATTCAACTTCAAATGGAACTACTTGTATGATTGACTGTAACAGAGACCTACAATTCCGAACAGACCCAAATAATGGAGGTACTACACGGATGACCATTGGCGTAAACGGTGATATTAGTATGGAAAACTCACTTGTCGTAAATGATTTACTTGAAACGAAATCACTGTCTGTGATGGGGCGAGGCCTTCCCTCTGGGTTTAAGTCGGTCCTTGACATGGGTGGTGTTGGGATTTCTGGGACTGTGTTAATACAGGGAGGGGATGCTAATTCTCCGGGTGGGATAGGATTTCACGCTGATAAACGGTGTTTCATCTGGGCAGGTAATAAATCGGGGAATCAACTCGGATCCGATTGGGATGATTCAAATATCGTGATTGATGATACGTTTACGAGTCGAATCCCACTAAATGCCACACAAATAAATGCCACACAAAACGTGACTGTTGGCGGGACTTTGACATCGAATGGTTCACTAAATGCCACACAAAACGTGACTGTTGGCGGGACTTTGACATCGAATGGTTCACTAAATGCCACACAAAACGTGACTGTTGGCGGGACTTTGACATCGAATGGTCCACTAAATGCCACACAAAACGTGACTGTTCGCGGGACTTTGACATCGAATGGTGACATAATAGATTTTTGGCAGTCCTCGTCTGACAATCGTCACGTAGGATCTTTAGTAAAAAAAAGTGATGCTGGTATAGATGGTTATTATGCTGGAATAGAAATGCGAGGAGCCTTAGGTAACGCCCGTGGTGAACTTGATTTGAGTGTTCGTGGGGGTGAATATTATGACCAGCTCAACACTGAACGGGATATGGTGTCAGTTCGTTATGACCGGGTAATGATGTGTCATAATAAAATATACGGAACCACTGGCTATCCTGTATTAGCACTCGGTCCCGGTGCAGACAATTTTAGTACAGATTTTGTACTGTCTGTTTCAGGAACAGTGCGATTAAATGGCGAGTGTCGTTTTGGAAACGGTCTAGGGAGTGTGTTGGCTTTTGACGATGATGAAGGATATGGGCCGATCGACGGTGTAGTTGAGGGTACTGGCAGTCAGAGCCTGTACAACTTTACAGCAGGTCACGACACATACCTTGTAGATGATGTTCCAATGGAACAGTTTGATGGATTTATAATATCGTCTACCGGTAAATCATTACGGTATACCCGCAACTATGAATATTTGATGTTTACAACCTTATCTACGTGTAAAGAAGATACCGCGTGTGCTGGTGTGTATTATTATCTGGATCCGTCAAGTTACTCCACGGATCCTGATGTAAACTCCGAATACGTGGAAGACATCGATATGAATGGAGTGTATGAGAGGAGTAGATATACGCAAATTACAAACAAGAAGATAGTGAAGCGTCCCGATATCAATGGGCGGTGTATCTCTATTGGCGAGGGTACAATATGGGTATGTGAAGAAAATGGCTCTATTTCAAACGGAGACTACATCACAACGTCATCAATACCAGGCATTGGTATGCGTCAAGATAGTTCACAGTTACACAACTATACCGTCGCAAAAGCATATACAGACTGTGACTTTAATCTACTCATAGAGGTATATTCCGTTCCAAAAACGGAGGAGATTATAACCACTGAAACGCGTAAAAAGATAATTACGACAACGATAAGTGAGTCCTATGAGGAGATGGTTGATACGAGTGGAAATCTAGAGATTCCGGTCACGGATTCCTCGGGAAATCCGTTGAGAGATTCTTCCGGTAATCCTATATTTAAAACGCAGTGGTTTAGTAACATAAATAAAAAGGTCACAAAATATAGAAATAAGGAAATCAAAAAGGTGATACCAATACATAAAAAAATCCCTCTGGTAAATGAAGATGGTACGTTTCTTACATTTCAGGATATTACAGAATATGAAATGGAAACCATAACTATATCAAATGAAGAACCCATTATGAACGAAGACGGAACACCTATGATGGTAGATGTATCGGAAGAAGCGTATATTCGCAAGTGGGTTATGGTGTATGATGATAAATATATAGTATATAATGACTCTGAATATACCAATGTATATTGTACATATCCGTATGATTTTTCTACGCACAACCCTGATATGATAGGTAAGACATTCCGATGTGCACGTATTGGTTGTACGTATCACTGTGGTTAATCGTAGTGGTGTAAATAGAGGATACGCATGTCATTCAATCCAGGAAGGAAAACTACCGACGAAGCGGCATACGCAGACAAATATCAGCGCCAGCGAGGCCCGGGGTCTTACCAGTACGAGTCCCCGTATCCAACCCAGCCAACAGCGTTCCCGATGGATTCCTGGATCCGCCCACAGACATCGGGAGCACCCCTCAGCCGGCGTTTTCAGCCGGTGGATGTTGAGAGCGATATGCGGGGCATCGGACGGCCATCCAACCGAGCACCCAGTGAGGCGACTACGCTTGCTGCGGACACCCGTGTGGCAACTGGTTCCGCGGTGGGTCACGGTGGGCATCACCTACCAGGAAAGAATCCGGTGGATGTGGATGTTGCGGATGGTGGAACACGGTGGGCTGGATACCTCCAAGGTGCCGTGGTAGGAGTTGTAGACCACATAGACGTACCCCATCTCAGGACAACCCACGGTCGTCTCACACACCCAGCGATGGCCCTAAAAGGTGTTGGCCTGAATCGTTTTGATCCCGTGCTGCTTCATAACCCAGCAGAAAAGGCGTTTACGCCCTTTGACCGTGTCGTTAGCACGCGCCTCGTGAGCAAGGACCAGTGGCGCCTTCCTGCGTGCTCTCTCCACCGATTGAAGCTGATGTCGCATACCACCGGTTCGGATAACATTTCTCGGCCGGTGTACACGCACCCTAAAATACCCGGCGATACTTCTACATGTGTCAAGCAGAGGGCTGAGGCGGTAGCGAGGTACACCTCCAAGGCGGCCGACCACGTCGCATCACCCCCGTGCAACAAGACACCCCGTGCTTTCTTGCCGATGGACGGGAATGGGTGCTACGGGGGGTCAACGCAATCACAAATGTCAAGACACTACGCCCAGCAGATTGTTACACGGGACCCCGTGCCTTCTTGTGGCTGAAAAATAGGAACATCACAACAGATGGAAGCGGTTGTGATTGGACTTGTGCTCGGTTCGGGATATCTTTTGTCCCATAACGAACAAACCAAAAAGTCAAAGGGTAAATCAACTACCAAGCGCGCTGGGCCAGGCGTTGGTTCAGAGGCAAAGGGTGGTGGGAGCGCCCTAGCGAGGGGAAGAAGCACGATGGGACCAGATTCGGGAGATTCTTACCCATCAACGTTTCATACGACCCCCGTAAGCGGGTCACGGATTACACGGTCTAAGAAATCGGCACGCGGCCGCCCGGATGCCGCTGGGTATCACACCAATATGTTTCCCTTCTTTGGGTCAACCATCAAGCAAAATACAGACCCCGATGCGAACAAGCAGATTCTTGATTTTATGGTCGGCGCGGGGAGTTTGGACATCGGAAAGCGCGAGGTTCCCCAGATGTTCAACCGTGAGCAGGAAACGATCGGCACACCGTTTGGGGCGCCAAACCAGCTGGAAGAACAGCGGTCTCATTTTTCGGGGTCGCGTCTCCGACAGAACGAACTCCCATTTGAGCAGATCCGGTCGGGCCCTGGCCTAAACGACGGATATACGAACATACCCAGCGGGGGCGTCCAGCAGGCATCCTCACGTGAAGTCGCCCTTCGCAGGTACAAGACCGTAGACGAGCTCCGACCCGGAAACGACCCCAAGGTCCAGTACGCGGGTGTTACGATGAACCCAGCAGCCCATATCAAGTCACGAGGTAATATCGGAGAGGTAAAGCATCGCAACCCAGACCGCTTTTACATCAACAAGAACGGCGAGCGCAACCTGGTCACAACTGGACAGGTATACAAGACGAGGGTATACCCACAGCCCGTGGACCGCGCCGTAAACCGCCCGACCACAACCCGCGAATACTTCGGGACCCAGAAGTCGGCAGATACGCACCATTCGTACGTCCGACCAGCAATCAAGGAGTCGCACCGCATGCCGTCCCAGACTCTCCCACCAGGCCCATCGGTCTACGCGCACGCGGGTGGTGCGGCCGGAAGCGGAGCGGGTGGTAATCCAGCAGGAGGGGACTTTGGTCGGGATGGATACCAGGCACTACCAAACCAGCGGACGATTACGGGTTCGCGTTCAAAACTGGGTCCAGCAGGTGGTTCGGGTGTGACGGTTCAGGCAGGACCCAATCATTACCCAGATGAAGCACGGTTCAGCCGCAAGATGTACTTTGAGGGTGCGGCTCGGGAGTTTGGTAATATGCAGAGCACATACCCGAAGGGTCTCCCGTCTAAGGACCCGAATGATATCGCGAGGGGTACGATACGCGAGCAGACGGAGGATAATGATTACATCGGCATCGCCGCCCCAGCGAATACGGTTGACGCAACGCGCCTGCGCACAGACTACGAGGCTGCTGACACGATGACCACCCGCGAGCAGACGGGCGAGACCAACTGGGTTGCCCCCGGCAAGGCGGATGTATCGTGGGAGCGCAACCAAGACGCAGAACGCAATATGCGACAGAACAAGTCTAAAGAGCGTGTATCCAGGGGGCGTAAGCCAGCGCCACAGGGGGTGAAAATCTCTTCGGGGAAGCAGTCGGTGCGCATCAAGTCTAGAAAGATCGAGAGCGACTATTTCAACCAGTACGAACGGGCACCAACAGACCTCCACCGGGTGACCACGAACCGTTCCGTTCTTGGGAAAACCCAGATACGCCCCCGCCAGGGCGAAGAAGTCCACCTGGAAAGAGCAGACCCATCCTATCTCCACCCCCTGCGGAGCAACCCGTACGTGCTAAGTGTTGCCGGTCGTCCACCCAGCGTAAACCAGCCGAAAGTGTCGGTATGACACCGTATGAGGACCACAGCCACTTAAAACACCCGTGTGTATACTAAGGTAATGAACACGACACCTCTTTCGGAGCTCTCACGGCCACGAACACTTGATGACGTAGTCGGTCAAGAAGAAGCCATCCTGAAACTTCGTGGGTATCTCGATGCTCCCGATGAGACGCCGCATATGATATTATCAGGTCCCCCGGGGTGTGGTAAAACATCTACAATCCTTGCCTGGTCACGATACGTGTACGGCCCTAAACATTCTGATATAGGAAGGTCAGTGGGCAACAGTTATCCCGTCAGGATGCTCAATATGAGCGCTCTACGGAGTGTAAAAGACGTGTTGAATCGGATCCACGAGACCTGCCAGTATATACACGATACGTCTAGGTCAAAGGCATCTCGTGGTATTATCATATGTGATGAAGCAGATTCTTTAACAGCAGAGTCTCAAGAAGTACTGGTATACTGCATGCGGAAGTACCGAGAGCGATGGATTTTCACTCTGGTGATGAACTACCCGTCTCGTATGGGTGAGCGAGTATGGAACGAATGTGTGCATATTCCGTTTCTTCCCCTAAAGGAAATCCAACCCATTGTGGAAAGCACCATACGTAACGCGAAACTGGGAAGGAAGATTCCTAAGAAACACATATCAACACTCATGGATGTCTACAGTGGGGATCTGCGGCGCATCCTGAACGCATCCCAGGGGGTGAACCATATGGGTGAGGGATTTATTCCAGAATGGAAACGATGGACCTCTGTGTCGGTTCGTGACAAGACACCCTCGGGTGTGTATCAACATCTCCACGAGAAATGTCACCAGGATGGGGGGGCAGAAGAGAATCGCGTCTATCTGGGTCTAGCGCTCGCGCTTCATCGGCCCGGGTCGCTCCGCCCCATACTCGCCGCAATCCAAGAGCATCACTGCGATTGAATGGGTAATGCGCGTTTTTTAAAATACGTAGATATGGAAGGGGTACTCTTGGAAGCAAAGCGTGAATATACAGAGCAAGTAGTCTCAAAGATTACGCGCCCTTTATACGATGAGATATATGCGATCTGGCAGAAATCTCTGGATGAGAACGGGAAATCACCGATGCGTCACTTTCAGGACCTTCTAGAGAACATCGCAGAACTCAGCGAGAAGGATATGCTATTCATCACGGACAGGTGCATAGAAAAGTCTGGGTGCGCCTATTTTGGTGACCTGGTCACTGCTATCTTTGTCGCGCACACGCGGGTCCTGCTGTCGGTCCGCAAGGAGATGGTTGCTGACGGATATCGGTTACAGGTACCTACTCCGAATCGGTTCCTCCGCGCGTGCGTAGTATGTTGTGCGAGGGAGTTTTGGAAGTCACCGTATCTATTTTACCAGAACGAACACGATAATAAGATCACCAAGATTCAGGTACAAAAGAATCTACGAGAAGCAGAAACGATCATTCAGGGGGCGATTCGGTCTACGATACGGGGGTTGCTCCCATTGAAGGACGTGCTGGATGCAGCGATCGAGCGCAGCGACCTTGGAGATATTGTTGTGGAAGATGATACCGTTCTATCCTTGCCGAGTGATACCATTGACACCCATCCAGTAGAAGATAGGCCAACAGAAGATAAGCCAGAAGAAGATAAGCCAGAAGAGGATAAGCCAGAAGAGGATACGCCAACAGAAGATAAGCCAACAAAAGATAAGCCAACAGAAGATAAGCCAACAGAAGATAAGCCAACAGAAGATAAGCCAACAGCAGAGGACACGCCTGGTGAAGACAAGCCAGTAGAAGACACCACCGAGGATACGCCAATAGAAGACAAGCAATCAACCGATTCCCCACTGGACGATATACTCAGTTCCATTCAATCCAGCACTGGTGTACCGGATATACCAACATACGAGGACGCTGACATACCCAAGGTGGATAGTGCACCGGAGTCATATACGATAGAAATCAAGGGTCCACCAGATGACGATATCCTACTGAACTCTGTGAGTGACGCGATATCCCTAGACGAGGATACGGATGTTACGATTGAAGCAGAGGAACTATGATGGTAGCAATGAACAGGATGTATAACTTTGTGATTTCTATAGCCGCGGGAATTCTAGCATGTGTCGCGTACTGGATAGACCATACGATGGTCAACCCAGAAACGAAGACAGAACCGATTTGTCAGAAGACGCTCGGAAAACTCTTCTGTGGTGGTGCTGCGGTTGCGTACGCAACAATCACAGTGATGGGATCTCACGGGACCGCAAACGTAGCAGCGGCTGCTACACCCGGAAGCGACACAATCCAAGATGTGATTGACACAATCAAGACCGGACAGCCTTCTTTTTGAGGAGTATAGGCTCCTCTTCTGACGGAGATACGAACTCATACACTTTGGTATTTCTACTGGGTAACTCGGCTGTTTTAAACACGGCAAACACATCATTTGTGAGTTCCTTTGATGGTACCGCGTTATCGCAGTATTTCGCGATGTGCTTGTAAAGACCAAACCCCTGAAAGCGGTCTTCCCCGTTGCGATTCCATAGAATATTCTTCCCACGGTTGTCCATCAGCCATCGGTAGAGCATCTTCTGTACATCCGTCTCGGGCTCATCGAGGGGGTCACAGGAACCCTCCACGATACTGCACGCCAGGCGGGGCAGGTCAAACGACGGATTCGGAGCGACGACTGGTTGGTCCGCGTGATAATACGGGGGGTAGTTATATTGTCCACCCGCGTCGTTTTTGAAATCAAACGCATCTGACAAAAACTCTCTCCCCTGGTGTTCCACGAACGATCTTCCAAAATCAATAATCTTAATCACCCTTCCATACGTAGGAACTCGGAATACCGCACCATCGACACGATACCACAGGAACTCATCTTCCGTAGACACCCACATAATGTTGTTTGTATGAAGGTCGTTGTGTACAAATCGGGCCTCCTTCTGCGCGACGGCAAGGCTAAACACGACCTGATACAAGATGGATTTCCAGTGTTCTTCCGTGATTTCAGGATTATCTAGGAGTGTATCAACCGGTCCTTCTAGGTTTTCATAGATAGATGACTGTATGGGCATATTGGGTATAATTGCGTAAAACCTCCCACCGTCATCGTCGGTCTCGTCTGATTCATCCGTATCGTAGCCGCTTTCATCGTCTTCACTCTCACTGTCTTCGCTGTCGTTATCTTCGCTGTCGTTATCTTCGCTCTCGTCTCCGATAGAAACAGGTCGAGACGCCTGATTGTCGCTACCAGAATCGTTCTCATTCGAGGCGTCTTCTTCATCTGTCATTTCTTCCTCGTCGTCCTCAAATGGTTCGCTCTGTGCATCATCGCTCAGGTTCTTTATGGCACCAATCCCCGGTAGAACGGTCACTTCCACAAGTTCATCGTCGCCTGGATGCGTAGTTTTCGGTGGTTCGGTATTCTGTTTGAACTCTTCACACAATACCTCGGGTGTCTCGGCAATATCCTTCATGTCTTCCGTAAACCCAAAGATGTCGTCACCAATCGTTATCTTATGACTCTTCTTACCGCTCTTTGCTCCGTCAACAATGGAATCACGTATGGTCTCCACCTGGAAACGCTCACCCATCCCCCGGTGAAACCACGCCATGTTTCGGATGCTATAAAAATCATCGGTGATATCTACTCGCAGAGCGGGGGCAATGGATGTGAAATGACCATACATCTTTGAAAACCCCGGGCACTTGCCAGCGTCAACCAGGCGAGACATCGCGTACCCGGTTATACAGTCTACGTACCCCTGGTTGTTAGGATTGGATACCTTGCTCGCGGTGTTTGTATTCTCCAGGTCACGAGATGGGAGGCACGCATCCATCCCCGTTGGGACGTATGTACCCTTCATCATCCCGATTACATCAAGAACCGGCACCGATTTAATGTGGGCCCTAACGGTGTCTTGTCCTGAATCCCCGTTTGCGATAGTAAGATGTACCTTTTGATGACACGGGGTGTTTGATTGTGTTTCTGTGTTGGCTGTATCGTCGTCACCCGGCAACATACCGCCCCCAGAGACAGAGAGTATACTATGGTTTGTCCGCATAGAGTATCGCTTCCGCAACAAATCAAATGTCAGTGGGGTATTCTTCACATCCATACCGGGGAAAAAGAACTGGCCATTCATGTATCCAAGCAACCGTAAGTCTTCCCAGAACGTGCTCTCACGTGGGAGGTCTTGGAGTTCTGTTATCAAATGAGACATTGTATTTCCTGGTGTTTCACAGGGTTTCCTGTGTAAAGAATCAACGCGTTGTGACATAGGAATAGATTGTTGGTTTTAAAAATAGACAATGAGCCTGCATCTCAAAAAGTTTGATATGCGTCGTATCGCGGATGATAGCACAGTGGTAATGTTGGGAAAGAGAAATACGGGTAAATCCGTTTTGGTGCGTGACCTGTTATTTTACAAGAAGTATATGCCGGTTGGTACGGTTATCTCTGCTACGGAAAGCGCGAACAAGTTTTACCAAGACCACGTACCACCCACACTGATTCACGAAGAGTTTTCACCCGACCTCATCCGGGGATTCTTAGCGAGGCAAAAAAAGATCGTGGGTAAAATGGGAGAAGACGAAACACGTACCGGAAAGGGTCGATCAAAGATTGACCCCAAGGCATTCCTGATCCTAGACGATTGTCTGTTCGATAACACCTGGTCTAGAACAAAGGAGATGCGGTATGTATTTATGAATGGCAGACATCTTAAGATTTTATCAATCATTACGATGCAGTACCCGCTGGGAGTACCCCCCACACTTCGTACCAATATTGACTATGTGTTTATTCTTCGCGAAAACGTCCTCTCAAACCGTAAGCGTATTTTTGAGCAGTACGCGGGGATGTTTCCTTCGTTTGATATGTTCTGTCAGATTATGGACCAGTGTACCGAGAACTACGAGTGCCTGGTGATCCACAATGGCGCAAAGAGTAATAAGATTGAAGACCAGGTATTCTGGTACAAGGCGGACCTTCACCCACCGTTCAAACTGTGTACACCAGAGGTATGGCGTCAAGCCGCTGCTGCCGGAAACAAGATTCATTCTGCTGGGTGGCTTGGTGACGACCAGTCATCAAACATACGAGAGTCTAGACCAAAGGGATCAGGAGGACGCGTGACCGTAAACCGTGGGGTTACAAACTTTTAAGAATCCCCGAACCGGTTGACCCGAATCCACCCACGCCCCGGTTCGTAGTATCATACTCATCAAACTCTCTCGTGCTCATCTGTGTAAATGCAGGTGTCTCGATGCGTTCAAATACAATCTGAGCAACACGCATCCCATAGTGGAATATTGCAGTATCCGTTCCATTGTTAATGAGCAGGACCTTTAACTCACCCCGATAATCCTGATCGATAACCCCCGCCCCGATATCAATGCTGTCACGAACCGCCAATCCAGAACGGGGTGCGATTCGCCCATATATACCGCGCGGAATACGCATGCGAACACCTGTTCCTACAAGCCGCCTCTCCTTCGGTGGAATGTGTACTTCCTCTTCGTGTAAATACAAGTCATACCCAGCAGCACCAGCACTGCCCTTCGCTGGCATCTTTGCAAGCCTATCAACGAGTGTAATATGGACGTCGGACATTCTTTAATAAAGAATGCGCGATATATTAAGTGATTCTACTCATCGGACGTATTGCGATCGTTTAGTTCCTCAGTGACCTTGGACGGGTTCACGGGAATGCGGTCTGCGTCCATCTCGGCCATGATCTCGCGCGCCTCCGTGATGTCACGAACATTCTGTGATGATGCGGCATCTGATGCCTCTGTACGAACATCACCCGTGTCTGCGACAGCAGCCCGTGCTGCATCAATCTTGCGCTTCTTCTCGGCATCGAACAGCTCGTTCTTAAGCTCCTGCTTCTCCTTGTGGCTCTTCATCAGCTCGTTGAGCTCCTTCTCCGCATACTCCTGGTCCTCGATGCTGTGCGGGTTCGGGTCCCACGGCAGCCAGTACCCAACCTGTCCAACAAACACATCGTGTGCCGAATCCTCCTTCTGAAGCTTCTTTGCACGAGCGCACGCTTCCTTATGAGTGCTGTATGTTCCGCGCACCTTGACACCCCGGATGCTGGTTCGGAACTCGTTCTTTGCGTGGAACTCATCCTCGAGTTCTTGCTCCTTGTTAAACATAAACTCCTTGTACGCATCCTCGATGTTTTCCTTGCTCGCGACATCCGCTCGGTTCTTCTCGACGTACTCGCGGAATGACTCGAATACGTTTGTAAGGTTGACCTTGGACTCGGACATCTTTTCGGTAAGGACCTCTGTAAGATGCGTTTTCAAATCTGCGGTATCCACTGTGCCAGACACGTCTGCTAGTGCCGACTCGACCTCATTCACAACACACTCTGCAGCGTACTTCACGGACAAATCAAGAGCCGTGTTCTGACGGTCCCCGAACCTTGCGAGGAACTTTTCAAGCATATCATACCGAATCTTCGCATCATAGAACTTCATAAACCTCTGGAAAAAGTACAGCTCCTTCTTCTCGATAACCTTCTCCGGGCTCAAGAACGACAGGCACACAAACTCCTGACCACGAATCGTGGCATCTACGTTCAAAAAATCCTCTTCCTTCTCGTTCAACTCGCGGACACGCTGACTGGACATCTTCTCAGACATTAATATTTTCGTATGCGATATAAACGTATCGTTGTCTTAGGCTACCGCCCAGTGTTTTGTCTTTGTGATTTTTCTGTGAGACATTGTATAGAGTACCTAAATATGATGTCATTTGACCTGAATGAAATTATTACACGCCTCGTGAAGTATCTCGTAGAGGGTCTTGCGGTTGGTTTCGCGGCTGTCTTGATTCCCCGCAAGGGGCGTCTGGATATGGAGGAGATCATCCTTATTGGCCTTGTTGCGGCGGCCGCGTTTGCGGTTCTGGACCTGTTTGCTCCCTCGGTTGGATACACCGCTCGTCAGGGTGCTGGGTTCGGTCTTGGCGCGAACCTTGTCGGGTTCCCCGCGTAAGCACGAACCAATCGCCTGTTTTTGTCGTGTATTTCACGACGTAAATAGACAATTATGAGTTTTACAATTACACCATTGGCTCTTGCGAGAATATACCATAAGAACATGCTCATGTATAAAAATGCCGATGATATAACGGACGTCTCGCTGCGAAAGGTAGTACAAAAACTAAAGGGAATCCGAGAGTGGGAATCACCGACCGACCCAGTCCAGAAATCCTATGTAGAGATACAAAAACAGCTGATCCAGACAATCATCGGTATCCAATCCACGATTGATTCTTCCTCGAACTAGTTGGTGGTCTATTGGTTTTTACCTCCTTGTTTGCGCCGCTGTGTGCGTCCCTGTGTGCGCCCTTGTTGACGTCCTTGTTTGCGCCCTGGTCTCTCGTCCCTGTCTCTGTCCCTCGCGGTGCTATTTTTACGGGTATAGGTCCGCATTCCTTTTTCGATGCGACCGGGGACCTTACATACCGAGCAATGAAACGACCACTTGCGGTCATCGTCCCGAAGCTTCCTCCAGACACCCATTGTATGAACGCCCTTTGTCTCAATGCGCTTAAAGTTGGTATAGTTGTCATCAAGGTACCAAGCAACTTCTTTGACAGACGGATGCTGAATATCGTCTACTACAAGAAGACCTCCCTCTCGAAGGAGCATAGCACCATAAAACACATCAACCAGCGTATAATCGTACAGGTGCATGCCGTCCACAAATATAAGGTCAAACGACCCCTCGCCGTATGTTTCGAGTGCCTGGGGAAGTGCCACGTGACTCTTTTTTTGTACAAGACGGACCATCGGAAGCGTCCCCGCCTGGTGTACGTTAAAAACACCAAGCCCCTGCCACCCTTTTTCGTTTTCAGCAACCCCCGTATGGGGACCCATCTGGTATGGGTCAATCGCCACATGGATTGCCCCCTTTGCACGAAGGTCTTCTGCTCTTCTAACGGTGGCTTCATCAGGAGAGGATACCTTAAGGGCCAAGGACTTGCTCCCAATGGTATGCGTTTTCCCGGACGAAGGGAATGATGCTGGGTCAAGTTCTGTAAAATCACGTGGGTCTGCGGGTGGTGTGCCTTTCAACTCGGAGTCGTCGCGTTTTGAATAACGATCAAGCACACCCTGTGTAAGATACAGTGCAGAAGTACCACCCGCACAACCAACTTCTAGCGTACGATACATTGGGTCCTTTTCATCCGTAACCAGACGATAAAGAAGATTCCCTTCGTGGGGATTGATGTTTGCTTCCACGCGCTGGACCTCGCCCGTCCCATCCACCAAGAAGGTGTGTTTATCTATTTTTTGGCTGTATAGACGCTGTATGATCGGGTTGGGATACGCGATTTCTCTTGTACGCCTAGCCGATGCCATCTATTTATGAGAGATATGTTCTGCTTCAGATCGACCTATGGAATGGCCAGTCAAGGTCTACGCATATCTTCTGCCAGACTTTGTCCATCTCGTAGAGTTTCTCACGGGATTTTAAGAGCGTAAAACTTGCGAGAAACTCTGTTTTACCCAGGATACGACAAAACTTGTTCAGAACGTATGAATAACTCAAAAAGTTCTTCCTCCAGGACGGACAGTGTTTCATAAACGGCGTCTGAATGGCCCTGAACATTTCTCGCAGTTTTTCTTCTGTTTCCGGGGTGAGCCTAGGCGGCGGGATTCCATTGAGGCGGTTAATGATGTGAGGGATGTGTTCGTAGTATTTATTCAGCCCCAGACGCTTGAGAATCTCCCGCAGTTTTGTCGGTTTCAGGTTGGAGATATTCCGCCGTCTTTCCTTGCGGAACTCCAGGATAATCTTATCATATACCTCGCTTGGGATATCAGTGGTTTCCTTCGCCTGGAACTGAGCCAGCCACTCGTTGAAATGGTTAATCTTCCTGTAGTTGAAGTATGACGTATCCTTGTTCTGGTCCTTAATACCCGGTAGGTCAACGTCTACAAGAACACGGTCTTCCCATCCACAGTGTTCACAGAATATAATCGCATCACTCGGGACAATTGTCGTATTTTTCCCACACTCCGGACATTCTCTGAATTTATGATTTTGTTGACGATAAAACTCAGGAATATAATCTTTTTGTATATTTGATTTATATCTTTCATACAAATCGCTCTTTTTCATATCATTCACCTCCATATTATGAAACGACTTGTCAATCACATTTGGGGTTTCCCCGGTGTTTTTAGAAGGACTGTACAGCATCCCTAGAATAGAATCCTTATCGGGTACAATACGGTCGGTGTGATTTGCACTTCTCTCTGGGTGGTCTGAATCTGGCCTGTCTGTGATATCAAAGTATCGCATCAGCAGTTCTCCGTTATCTAGATAATATTTAGTCAACCCGGACTCATCCAATGTATCCTTTTGCTTTTGATGAATGCTTACCATTGTTTCACGATTCTGGGAGACGTTTGCCTTCCGAACCTGCCGGATCTGAAACCCTTTTGACCGCCGCATGATTCTTTGTGTATTTACTCTATCAGAACTTAAGTCAAAAATACCTGAAAAGTACCTGAAAAGTACCTGAAAAGCACGTTTCTGAAAAAAATATTACACGTATGGTATAGTTTAAAATGGGTGGTGGTCTTATGCAGCTTGTAGCTTATGGTGCTCAGGATATGTATCTCACGGGTAACCCGGAGATCACCTTCTTCAAGGTAATCTACCGTCGTCACACCAACTTTGCCATCGAGTCTATCGAGCAGACCTTCAATGGCGCCCCCACGTTTGGTCGCCAGAACGTGACGTGCCAGGTCTCGCGCAACGGTGACCTTATCTGGAAGACGTACGTGCAGGCGACTCTTCCCCAGGTTGATATCACAAACATGGGTCTGGCGGCGGCGGACCTCTCGGAGGCCAACTTCCGCTGGCTCAACTGGCCCGGCCACAATCTCATCCAGAAGGTAAAGCTGGAGATTGGTGGTCAGAAGATCGACGAGCAGTACGGTGACTGGATGCACATCTGGAACGAGCTGTCTCTCCCCTCCGGCAAGCAGCGTGGTTACGCCCGTATGATCGGTAACGTGCCCGAGCTCGTGAACCTTCTTGAGGCCGGTGGTGAGGGCTGTGACGACACCTGTGCCGCGGATGGTGACTCTTTCCCCGTTGAGTCTACCGCCACTCGCAAGTGTGCCCCTGCCTACACCCTGTACATCCCCCTTGAGTTCTTCTACTGCCGCAACCCCGGACTTGCTCTCCCCCTCATCGCCCTCCAGTACCACGAGGTTAAGATCCAGGTCGACTTTGCCCCCGTAGAGGATATGTGCTGGTCCAATAACGCGTCCATCACAAACTACGTGCGCCAGCAGGGTCTCCAGGCTTGCTCGCTCTTTGTTGACTACATCTACCTCGACACCGATGAGCGCCGCAAGTTCGCCCAGCACTCGCACGAGTACCTCATCGAGCAGCTCCAGTTCACCGGCGAGGAGTCTGTCACGGCCACCGCCAACCAGATCCGCATGAACTTCAACCACCCCGTGAAGTTCCTCACCTGGGTTGTCCAGCGTGACGATTTCGTCGGCTGCAACGATGACGCCGTGAACTCGTACCACGGCAAGCAGCCCTTCAACTACTCCGATTCGTGGGACCGCGCCGTCCTTGAGTCTGGCTACTCCCACACCCTCGTGGAGGGCCTCGCCGGTAACAACCCTGTCGTGTCTGCTCTCATGAAGCTCAACGGCCACGACCGCTTCCAGGAGCGCCGCGGTAACTACTTCAACTGGGTACAGCCTTACCAGCACTTCACCAACGTGCCCGCTATTGGTGTCAACACGTACTCCTTCGCCGTCGCCCCCGAGGACCACCAGCCGTCTGGCACGTGCAACTTCTCGCGCATTGATAACGCCACCCTTCAGCTCCACCTCACTCCCCGCACGGTGAACTGCGACACATGCACGTCTGCCAAGGTGCGTATCTATGCCGTGAACTACAACGTCCTCCGGGTTATGTCCGGTATGGGCGGGCTGGCATATTCTAACTAGTTACATTCCTGTCATATATGGTCTTGTCATGTGTATCACATACACATTACAACCTGCTCTTCACACACCCATCTTGTTCATTATAAATTGATACCGTTATGTACATTACACCATTCCACATATAAGTTGAATAACGCCATAGTTACCCCCACTTTACACACCCATCCCATTCATACTTCGGACTAAGGAGGGCTTGCTTGAATACACTATCACACTAAAATGCCAACCAAAGAAATACTGAATGCACGCAAACTGATTCGTTTACAACAAATCACAGATGGTAAAACAGAGTGGCTCCGTATACGTTGTAATATTAACTATCCTAAAGACACGTTCTTAACGAAATCAAAGGGATATCGTCTAAAATGTAAAACGTGTTCAGAGAAAGAAACTGCTGCGAGCATTAAATACCGTAAAACTCACGCTGAAAAGTTTGCTACAAACTCACGCTTTTATGAAGAACGTCGCAAGAAAAAACGCCAAGAAGTAATTCAAAAACACAGAGAAATGGTATCGTCGGGGTGTGATACGGTTGTATGTACTAAATGTAAGGAACATAAACCGATTGATTCCTTTAGAAGCCATACTCGTAAAATTACATCACATTGTTACGAATGCCGTCAATATCAACACATTATAGAATATAGACGAGGACCAGATACTCGTGAACGTCGTCTACGACAGGTATCTCGTTCAGCCTCACACTACCTTTCAAGCAAATACTGTGCTTACCGTGCGGCAGATATGCGTAAACACTTTTGCGAATCCAAAGAAGAGTTTGAATATTTACTACCACGAAAAATCGCATATCATTTGATGAGTGTACCTTGTACATATTGTGGGTTTTATGAACCTGGTAAAATTGGTCTTGATAGGGTAGACCCTATCGGTGCACATACGCTTGGGAATGTGGTATCTTGTTGTGAAACCTGTAATGTTGCAAAAAACAACCTCACTTTGAAACAGTTTGTTACACATATTGAACGTATACATAATCATCTACAGAAAACACTCCATCTTTACCTGGTTTAACCCGGTCTGTTTACTCCGCCCGCGTCATCCGGAATCCTTTGCCACCATTTTCGCACATGTTTTCAAACATATGCGAAAATATAAAACAATCGTGTGTATTCGACACGATAGACTCCTAGCAAACATTTACAGAGTATCTTGTACCGGTGGTTCTCTTTTCGCGGCTGGTCCTGGTATTACTAAATCTCCCTGGCGTATATTGTTGTAAACGAGCGGATTTTGTGAAGGGATAATCATTGCAAACACCTTCTTCTGTCTCTTCTTTCTTTGGAGGTGTTTCTTCTGCAACCGCATCATATATACCCGATGTTGGTCCTCGGTGAGAACCGGTCTATCTACTGGGCTGATAGCACCCCTTCGGATAAGATTTCGTCTTATACAATACGCGCACGATAGAACCAGAACTACGAAACAAACGCCACAGCCAACCCCAACCAGTAGGATATTCACCTGTGTGTTGTTCATCTTAGCAATGTCACTGAATGTACATACCGTTATTGTGCAAGTGCTGGACTCAATTCCTCTGCGTGTACTGGTTTAAGAATCATACCTCTTTACAAACTGCCTACCCTTTATATATTCCATGATGTGACCGGTCGTTTCGTTTCGGAGTGTAAACACTGGATACCGACGAGACCCTCTCGTATTACGAAACTTTGAAAAGATTCTAAACCGCACGAGCTCTTCATCGGTCATGTGTGGTTTGTTTTGGAGTGACCGGTATTGTTTAGCGGCATATACAATATCAATCACTGATTTCTCAGACAGACACTCGTCGTTCAACGAACGCACACGCTGAGCGTCTCGTAGATACTTTAAGATTCCATTCGCATCATCTTCCCACACCCAGAAGGCACACAGATACGATAGCCACGATACACTCCGTGTGGTATCGTCGTCTGATGTCATCCGAGCACCATTCCCGATTGTGTTATCTTCTATGAATAGAAGCAAGTGTCGGCGCGATATCTGATTCCCCATCTATTACTACCTCCCTTAGAAATGTTCGATACCCAGAACTTGGGCGTGTGTTATGGAGGTCTTTTGTGCGCATTTCCACAATTTGTCCCGATTTATCACTATATGCAACCTTGCGGATCCCAAACGTTTTCATTGCATTTGTACAGTGTTTACACGGCAGTGATTCCTTTAAGATACCATCGGTTCCCATTCGGATAACAAGCAGTGTCAGGTGTTTAAGTCGTTTGCGGATGCTTCTCTCCTTCTACACATTTCAGACGTCGGGTATACCGGAACAGAACATCCATCTCTGCGTGAAACGAACAAGGTGAGCCGTGTTGGAAAGACGCACAGCGAGTACGGTAGTGATTGTACCCACTCTCTACAACCCTTCCACCTCGGCCTAGGAGAACCGCGCCGTGATATTTGCCCGCGGGTCTGTCTACCTTCTTTCCACACATTTCAACACATCGGGTAAGACCGTTTACCATTGGTAGTAACGATTCGTATAGTATGTGAATCGGTAAGTAACGGATACTTGGTCTCAATTTCGGGCTACGTTAATACAACCAAGGATTCCTTGGTATATTAACATTGAACGGAGTTACAACGCAAGTTACAACACGAGATGGATCGTGCTCTCTTTTTGAATATTGTAGTCGTTCAGTGTCCGACCATCTTCCAACTGTTTTCCTGCAAAAATCAGTCGCTGCTGGTCAGGAGGAATCCCTTCCTTGTCCTGTATCTTTGTCTTTACATCCGTTATCGTATCACTACTCTCTACATCAATCGTAATCGTCTTTCCAGTGAGTGTCTTTATAAAAATCTGCATCTTACTATCTTATGGCGACAGAAGGAGGCTTTTAGTGATGGGGTGAGTTCGGTGGGGCGCAGCTGGGGAGATATTACAAAACAATATGCCCACGAGCTGGTTCATCCATCGCGGGGTATGACACCTGACGATGCAGAGAAGGAACTCTATAAATCAATCTTTATTGAATGTTATGGTAAACATGCTACCAGCATACTCCCATACTACTGGATGCCCAAATGGGTTTCTGATAAGATTACCGACCCGAGCGCAAGAGTGCTTCAATGTTATGAGAATCCAAGCGCACCATCCCCGGTTCCGTATCACACGCTGTTAACTAGGATATCCGGCGTAAGCCAATCTTGGTAAGTACGGGGTCTCAACCGAGTCGTAGTTTAAAAAATCGCATAGACTCAATCATCGTGGTAATTCCAACACACGTGACCACGAGCCGTCCAGCACATCCTCTCCACAATGTTTTACCGTGCCCCTTGTGCCTACCCGTTTCATATAGGTTGCAAATGATTTGATGATATGACAGGTCTCTGTGGATAGACTGTTTTGCGATACGAACCACATCAAAAGGATGTGACGCAATCACACCGATGCTTACCCCAATCGCCGTGGTTACAATCGGATGACGTTTATTACACACCAATCGTCCCTCGGAGACTCCAAATAATCCACAGGCAAAGATTAGATTGCGAGCATACATGGGTGTGATTCCAGATGGGCGAGCACGTATAGGTATCTGTTCTGCTCTTGCGGTCTTCCACGACTGAAATGGTCCTTCTACAAGCGTCTGTAATGCAGCAGAGAGAGGAGAATATTCCCACCACCGAAGACCTTTTGTAACCGCATAGTCTTTTGTGCCGATAAACGCTGTTCGACTGGGTATCATCCCCAGTAACTGGATCCCAAAACCCGGATACAACCCACGAATACCTCTCCACAGCGTCGTACGGTTTACATATCGGATACGCGTAATCTCAAGCGGGTGCGTCACAAATGCCTCTAGCGTTGCCGCACACGTATATGGTAGTATGTCGTGAATCATCTGACGTTTATATGGTTGAACCATTAATACAACACCGTTTAGGATAGAATGGACTGTGGCTATTACAACTCATTTGTGTTTGGGTGGTTCTTTACGGGGATACTCACAGGAGTTATTATGAACAATGTATGTACTACTCGACGTAAACAACGGCCATATCCGATGTATCTACCCCGCGATGAACCAGACCGTGAACCAGACCGTGAACCAGACCGTGAACCAGACCGTGAACCAGACGATGAATCTGACTGTGATATTGAATCTGATGTATCGAACGCAGCGGATATGCCAATGTTTCAGCGTGGGGACGCCGTAATCGTTTCCCTATCACCAGACCAAGAAGCACCCCTGTTGGGATGGGGTGGGGTGCGGATGGGTGACGTTGGTATGATTGTAGATACGGTTGATAACTATATTGAAAACAAGCAATGTTATCAGGTTGATTTTCCAGACCATAAAGGATGGATTGCGATGGAAACCGAACTACAGAAACGGGATACATAATGCATTATTTCAAGTAGATAGATGCTTCGGTTCATTCTTGGAGACATTACAAATATGTCCAACACTGAAACAATATTGTCGTATGCGGTTGCGGTTCTTGTGGCAGAACTCGTTATTATTTTCTTGGTGCGGCTCACGAACACCGCGTTTGCGGCAAAGGCAATCAATCGCTGGTATGACACATTCCGACTAGATGCGTTTCTTATGGACTCGGGGATCCTGATGATTGGATTCTTCCTTGCATCTTGGGCATACCCGATGCTGTTCTCGAAATGGAATCCCTTGTACTATCTCCTCTTGATTCTCGGGATACAGATTACTCACGACATATTATTCTATATCTTCGCGATACTGGGTACCCCCAAGGGTCATAATCTTGTAATGGACCTCATGCGCCACTATGCGAAGGATGTAAGTTATAATGCTATCCTCGGGGACTCGTTTATGTATCTGGTTGCCGTGCCTGTTGCGATGCTCCTTGTTGGAAATCGGTTCACAACACCATCGTTGCTTATTTCTGCCGTATTTACGATATATCCAATCTTATATATGCTGTATACGGTTCCCGTAAAGTCTTCCGCAAGACCAGACCCAGCGGTTGTGGTTGTACGGAAACGTCTGCGTGATGACGTGATGTAGAGTTAGATGTTTCGCTTATGGATTACTTTTACACCCTTTATGTTTACCCCGTGTTTCTTTAGATTCTTCTCATCTTTAAACTGGCTGATACCCCAAAACCTGGAATACGCATCCAGTGCCCACGAATGTTTCTCTGGAAAACCATCAAAGTACTTTCTTGAGACATATTTGTTATCCAGGAGAAAATACACATTCTCTTTACCAACCGCAAGCGGGTATGGTACATCATTGTTTCCAACCATAGAGTGAAACTCTTGGATTGGTTCGTCTGTGGTAAACTCCTGAACAGTATGGCCGACGAACACATATCGTTTCTTTCCCAGGTCAACTAACACCGAGTTTCCCAATCCAAATCGCGATGCCTTTCGTTTGTTTCCTGGAAAACTTGCGTACGCGTCATCTCCGGGTACGCTTTTACCAACAAGTAGTCTTTTCACGTTCGTGTATCTCTTGACGTGAATCGTATACTCGGCGTGTTTTGGTTGCTCAGCATATGGGGGTAATGATGTTGTGTAAATATCGACCACATCACCAGAAAAAGTGACCTCGAATGGTTTAGCACCATTGTTGTGTGTGTAGTATACCTTCGTTTTCTTCCGCTGTGTTTTGTTTTGTTTTTTTAACGGACGTTGTTTTCGGGGGTGTCGTTTTTGCGTTGTATTTCGGGGCATTTCTACTGATGTCGTAGTAAATACTCCGTCACAATAACGCGCTCGTTGTGGGTTAATCCGGGCATCTGGACGAGACGTACACTGGATAACTGAAAGCCGGGTGCGCTGATATCATAGAAACGGGCGATAATCTCGAGTGCCTGGGAATCTTCGATCAGCGCGCTGCTGGCTCTCGTGGTTCGCTGGATGCCCACCTCCCAGTTTGTGCGGACAACCGCAATCGTGTTATTTGTGCCTATCGTGGTTCCGGTTGGGAAGTTTCTCAGTTCCCTAGCGTGTCTCCTTTCGGGAGTCGTGTCATTTGTATTGATAACTACGGCGGATAATGGATATTCGGGAAGACCGGACATGTTGTTCTCTATTCGCTATCCGGGTTCTATTTTTACAAGAACCTCCGCGATAGGCTGTAGATGGCAACCGAATCCCTGAGCATAAGCATTGATAGTCGTTTCAGGGATAGTCCCGATACCACTACTGATTCAGAGTTTGTAATGACACTCCCGGAGCCCTATAGGAACGTGACTCGGATTGAAGTAGTATCCGCAGAGATACCGATATATTCTTACGCGTTTTCAACTGACCAAACGACGGTCCTTCAAGTTCGTCGCGGACCCAATGCGTCTGGATTGTGGTCACATTATCTCTGGGACACTGTTATTCTATCCACCGGAAACTACACGCTAAGCGGTCTTATACGCGAACTCCAAGAACGGATCGGAACATCACTTGGGTTTGCTCAGGCAGCAACAAACCCAGAGGACCAGGGATTTGTAATCAGTGGTGACCCTGAAACCGGGCGCATCCAGATGGGGATTAACTTCTCGTCTGCAGAATGGGGAACCACTACGGGATCTGGGGGGAATGACATATCATCGTACGACATCCAGTTTACACCAATAGACCTCAATGCGGCATATGCTTATGGGGGTGCGCAGGGTGAAATCATACCAGGTACGTCGTCGGCTTACCTTGATGAAATCAGAGTCTACGCTGCGGCAATACGGTCGTGGTCCACTTCACTCCCGCGGGGAACCACAACGCTACGAGATTTACTCGGATTTGCTGACTTTATTCTCTATGGCCTACCCAAGTACACCACAACCGACCATTTCGGGCTATACGGATACCCATATGTCCTCCTCCAGATAAACGATTACGACGCGATCGATCACATCACCGGGGGAAGCATCATCAAAAGCCTAGCAAAACTATCATTGGATGAGCGTGGGAATGATAACGGGCGTGAGTTTGGGGGGGGGTATGCGTTCAATCATTCGACAGACGCGGTATCATACCCGAAGGTATTTGACCAGCCGGAAAACATTTCGCGCATTGACGTTCGCCTTCTTAGTCCCACGGGAGAGATTGTTGACCTTCTCGGTTCTCACCTGAGTTTCACCCTGCGCATCCAGCATATACGCGACTCACGGAGATACGATGCGGCAAGAGATGAGTACGTTCCGGCGGGGCCGATTACTGGATATCGCAGTCCTCCCGTGGTTTCTCGCCAAGATTCGCGCTCTAAAAAACAACATAACAGGCTGAGAAACGTACGATTTACAAAGTAGATAGGCTAGATGAATACTCCTTCTCTGACGGTTGGGACTTTCCATTATGACGGGATCGTCTCAAAGAACGGTACATCGGGGGCTGGTATTGATGCGTGGAAACAAGCTGCACAACGCGCGGGTATTCCATACACAATCCACCCGGGGAAAACAGACGCAGATATTCTGATTGGAAAGTATTATCGGGGGATTAAGGAATCAGAAGGGTATCATCCCAGTCACATATACCTAAACAATCCTATACAAGCGGTAACCCGAAAACACTCAATGTGGTATAAGATTCTCTGGCAGTTCGTGTTGTCCGTGATGTTACTCGCGGGATTCATACTTGTGATTGCGATATTCGAAGCAGTCTTGGTGTTAGTCGGGATGGGTTCTAACAAGGGGATTCGCGGATACGTTGATACTGTATTTCGGGATATCTTTGTCTTTTTAAACGGAGAGTTTGTCTCGTATCCGAAACATACGGCAGATAGACTACGGCTGCTGTTCGTGTCGGCGATAGGGATTGTTACCCTCGCGACGATGACCGCATCAACCGTCCAGGCGCTCTTATCATCGCATAGTGGTATGCTACGGTCCCTTGCGGATACCGAGGGCGATGTGTACATCGTACAAAAAGGGTCTGTCGCAGAGGTCATCACTCGCGACCTAGGAATCCGCCACGAAACTGATTCGGGTAGTTTAGATGAGATATTACGGACGATACTGGTTGGAGTTGAATATCCCCAAGAGACACGTGGTGTGATTGCGACCCGTAAAGATATCTACAAGGCCCTTCACGAAGATAGGTCTGGGTTGCGGCAAGAGTTTGAGGTTTCTCCATACGTGTTCGGTAACGCGGGGACCGTATTTATGATACGGGATGGATTACATCCATCTATGACACGACATATCAATGGTGCATTGGACACCATACATAAATCAGGGGTTGTTACTCGTAGTATCGATAAATATGCTCCAGGAACTCATCGATGACCACGACTCTTTCGACGCGTGTGCCTCTTCCTCCTGCGCGACTCATGTCGCGAGCAGTAGGAAATGGGCCTTCCATTCCTGACGGTTTGGACAAACCGACACCTTGGGGGCAAGCACGCGTATTCGGGGAGGTCTTTGCACTCACTCTGTGTACCCGCTTCTTGGAAGACTATGCTGGATAGCGTCTTCTTGTGGAACCCGACGCGTCTCCGATACAACGATAGAAAATCTTCGAGTGATTTCGCGATACGGTATGTTTCTTGGTAACGCCTCACCCTCTTTGTAAAAACCCGTGTTCGCGGTGAGTTCCGAAGGATGCCGAGTAAGATTGTTCGGAGGAATCCAAACATCATCACCTTGGATGGGTCATCTTTGTGTTTTGCGATAAGATTTGTTCGGTAATAGTTCGTAAAAAACTGGTCAACGCTTCCGTTGAGAGGATGGCTCTTTGTGAAGGACCGCATTATTCGAATCGTCTTTTCCGGTGGTGCCTTGTAGGATTCCTTTAGTTTTCTGTACAGGTGCTCGAGTTCAACATGTACCCTTGAGAGAAATACCTTGTCAACGAGAAACCATACGTCTTTGCGAACCATTTGAAACGCGTTCTATCTACACATACTATGGAATTGATCGCATATAGAGGCTAGTATGGTTAAGATACCAAACGAAATCCCCATGGCGTTCCGAATCCTTGTGATTGACGTAGAAACAACCGGCCTTCCCAAGAAGCGTGGTGCACCAGCAACCGACGTAGATAACTGGCCATATCCCGTACAGATTGCATGGGTTCTCTTTAAGTGTTCACACGCAGGCCGACCAGGGAGGATTCTTACGCGAAAGTCACACCTGATTCGTCCCGATGGATGGACCGTCCCAGCAGAGTCTAGCGCGATTCACGGGATTACGCACGATAGGGCATATTCGGAGGGTATTTCCCTGCGTGATGCGATGCAAGACGTTCAGAAACACGTTGCACGTGCGGATGCGGTATGCTGTCACAATACGGCCTTTGATATCCCCGTTCTCATATCTGCGGGTATCCGCGCGGGTATACCCCCACCCGACCAGATGATTCCTAAGAAGCCCACGATTTGTACGATGGAGATTGGAAAGCAGATATGTTGTATAATTCGTGAATACAGTGGGAAGCACGGAGTATTTCGTAAGCTCAAGCCACCTCGGTTATCAGAGTTGTACGAGCACATCTTCGAGAGGTCATTCTGTGGAAGGCTCCACGACGCATCCGAAGACTGCAGGGCTACCGTTGAGATACTGGATGTGATTATGCAAAAATATGTAAGGCTCGTGCGGGTTCATTGTCCCTCCCTGTTCCTAGTCAGAGACCTCCAGGCGGTTATGTCGTAAGTGCAGCCTTCACTGGTGCGTATGATTTTCTGTGAAGCCGGTGTACACCGTGCTGTAGCAACGCGTCCCGGTGCTGCTTTGTACAGTATCCCTTGTGTTTTGTCATCCCCCACTTCGCATCCAGCGATGGGTCGGCATCGGCGTGTGTTTTGACGTGGTTATCACGCGACGTTTTCGCGAGGATGGATGCTGCCGCAATACTACGGTCGTTCGCATCACCACCCACGATACACCGGTGGTCAATAGGGATACCCTCTTCATCTAGGTACACCGGGAACCGGTTGCCGTCTACGAGGATTTCACTCACTTCGTAGCGAATCTCCAGCCCAGAAATCGGGTCCCTATCGCGTTTTGCGTGAACAATACGTATACAGTCACGAATCGCTCGGTGCATCGCAGCAAAGGTTGCGTTTAGGATATTCTTCCTGTCAATCTCTTGTGCCGTGGATTCGCCCACTGCGTACGCGATGGAATGCTCACGAATCAGCGCCACCGCATCTTCACGTCGCTTTTCGGAGAGTTTCTTGCTGTCCCGAATGAGAAATGCCTCTTCGGGTGTCATGGTGGCATCATCTCGGAGTCGTTCAGGGAGGACTGCCGCCCCGGCAAATACACTCCCCCACGCGCAGCCACGCCCTGCTTCATCCACGCCAATCACTACGCGCTTTATACGGTGTGGTTCCATCTGTGAATTGATTTGGTAGTTCGTGTGATAGATGTATCAGATACCATCAATTTATACGCATACACCAAGCCGAATGCCGAAGCACGTGCGCCGCCCTCTTCCACCAACGCCCCCGCCCCCAAAGGTTGCGTTTGATATTCGTGAATGTGGCCACACGAGATTGCGAAGCGGGGCGTCTTATGCGGACCAGGCAACGGTCCACGATATAGCACGCGCACTACACGCGTTTAAGATTGACCTACAGCACGTGATGAATCGCATTGAGACCCGATTCGAAGACCTAGAAGAGCGCATACAAGGTATTGAGACCTCGCTTGCGAAAACGAAATGAATAAAATATTCTTACATCGTTTCTTTAGATGTGGTGGGTATTATTGGTCGTATCTATATTTTTGATCGTATTACTTACGCCAGTAACGGTCTTCCCCGAACCGTTTAGTACTTACGACGGCATACAGAGCACGCCCCCACCAGACTTGATACGCAATGGTCAAAAAGAAGAAGAGGACATTCACCGGCGAGATGTGGTATCACGGGTTAAGCCTTATATACCATAAAGATGTTCCAGCCATACAACAGACAGGACAACAATGTACCAAGCCGATACACGGGATGAGTACCCTTCAGACGCAGCCTCTCTTCCACCTCCCCCGTTCATAGCACTGGTTCTCGTGCTTGGTGTTTTGGTATGTATCGCATATGCCGTATATTATATCTTATGGGAGACGATGATTGGTACGTTTGATACACCGGGTCTTATCCAGTTGTTCCACAAGGTAATGTCATCTTCATCAGTACCCAAATCTCTTTCTGATGAAATAAGTACCGTTATCACACCACATCCCGTATCCATACTGGTTCTAGTCGTGCTTGTAGCAGGATATCCTTATTATTCCCCGTATGTATGGGCAACATCTCGCTGGCTGTGGTTGACGATTACTGGCAAACGTCTTCCCGACAGCGCCACGTCAGAGGCTTTCTTGGTGTCTCCGCCATCAGACCCTGGAATAACAGACTGGGTAATCACCCGACGTGAGCTCCTCGACAGGCTTCGCAGGAGGACATTCCGATTAAATCCACCACACGGCATCCGATGCGGAACAAGCCAGAGACGGAATGTCCCCCATTGGGAGCCATCACACAAGATGATACAGCTGTACATCCAGAGGATTGCAAACACGTACCTAACGAATACGGACACGGATACAAAGGCTTCTATGGACGCGAACGTGAACACTGCCATACGAGGATTCCGTCAGTTGTGCGAAGAACGTTCCATCCTACATGATATCATCCTACAAATGGAGGTTGACCCGACCATCCGGTACTCGTATCGTCGCGCCCGAGAATATCTCCAGCCCCTTATTGCGTTCTATGACCGCGAACATCACAACCAGCGTTCTGTTGATGACATACTCGGGATTTCACTTGGACAACGCGACCCATACAACGAGACAGAAGACAACATCCTGAACGGAAGACGACATACGCTCCCAACACAAACAAATGATGTATCCGACCTTGACAAGATGGGGATACGAGAGCTTCGTGGAGGAAATCACGCAGCGCCTATCGCGCCGCACCTACGAATGGATTCCTAGGTACTCAAGTAGATAACACATGATATTAGAGGTCGCATTTCTTGTCGTATTATTATTGATTGCGTCTCTGTACGCTGGTTATGGTGGGTTTAGAAGACAATCCCCTGAAAACACTGGACTTGAGGCGTTTGTGTCATTACGAGATGTAGACGGTAATGACGTCACCGATGCCCAGGCGATCCAGTATGCAAGAGACGCTCGTTCCGCCGGGAAATGCCCCGGAGATACCACCGACCTACGGGAAGAACGTGATAAACTCCTGCATCGCCTGACGGAGGTCCAGCAAGAAACCCACGGTGACCCCGAGAATCCAACAAAGGCGGGTATCCGCGTGGGATTAGAGCGCATGATAGCAGAGATTGATAGGGCGCTTGAGGAAGAAGGTCGTTGTGTACCACACGCCACCGTAGAAGCAATCATACGTGCCACCAAAAGAACTTTCCGCCCAAACTAGATAGATGAAGATTAGCGTGACACTGCTTGCGGTCGTTGTGATCGCTGCAATCACCCTTGGATGTGCGTGTGGGTATGGTGTGAGTGAGGGGTTTAGTTCTGGTCGCCGGTATAAATGCCGCGAATACGTGGATATGAGCAAGTACATGCTGAAAACGGAATGTCCCGCGCATCCAGATATGAGTCAGTACGTAAAAAAGTCAGAAGTACCCAAGTGCCCGCCCTGTATATGCTCGTGCCGCAAACCGTGCCGCGTTGGAAAATGCCCCCCGTGCCCTAGACCCAGATGCCCACCACAGCGACAGGCCGTGTGTGCTCCCTGCCCAGCGTGCCCGGAACCTCGTCCTTGTAGATGCCCCGAGCCAGAAGTCGTGATCAAAGAGATACGGCGTCCGAGAGGAAATATGGATAACGTGCGCCCATCAATGAGTTCATTGTACGGTATCTTTGGAGGATATTCAAACCGTTAGTAAACAACTGGGTCGTACCGCTCGTGATATTCACGAACACTACGGATTACAAGGTAGAAGGAACGTACTTGACATGGATCCAGATTTATGGGGCCCATATGGATGGAAAATGATTCACGCGGTGTCACGCATCCCGGGTATGCGTCTACATACATTCCGCAACTGGCTCTGGTCAACCGCCGCAATATTACCCTGTCGCAAATGCCGCAGTAACTTCCGACGCCACATACGGTCTAAAAAATGCGATCACGCAACAACCCCACCGATGCTCGGCATATGCTTACACCGCGAAGTCTCCCTAGACCTAAAGAAACGGACATCTAAAACATACACCGCGCAGGATTTACCATCACCGTCTGTTGCGAATATCTTCAAACCAACATTTTGGCTAGCCGTTTCCAGCAATAAAACGCGCAGGAAAACAGGACCAATACACAAGTGGTTGAAAGAAACAGAAACATTGCTCAAGAGTGTTCCTGGTAAAACATACGATAACGCAATTGCGTCACTCTCAAAACTTCGCTCGGGTGCGTTTGGACCGATACTAGTCCATACACGAGAGCATACTCGCCAGACACACCTTCGTAGTGCTGTTTTAAAGATGCTGCGCGAGATGAAGATATCAAACATTCCGGGTCAAGGAAGCATCTCGCGGATGCGGGTAGTCACATCCCGTTCACACAGGGCATCTACAAAACGTCGGCACACAGAGAACCGGAAATCACGTTCAGGTACACGAAGAAGGTCTCGCGCCGTGGATTCTAGAACATCATCTGGATAATCGCACCGGAGAAAGACGACTGCAAACCACACATTTGACACGGCGGCACATCGTTCTTTTGTCAAGCAACCCTCTTCGCGCAGCCCCGTTTCCAAGTATAGTTTTTCTATCGCGGCCTCTTTACCGTATACCGCGACATCATCATTGTACTCACGGTCCATATTGGGGTGGTTACTCATAGTATGAGTATTCACTTATGAATACCTTAGAACTGCTCAATTCTTCGCTGCAACCTACAGATGAAGGCCCTTGACACACAAACGATTGGCATCCTTATTCTGTCCGCGATACTGATTTACACGGTTATCAGGTGGTCTTCCATCATCCGGTACAGAACACCAACACCATTTGAGTCGTTCGTGACCTCAAGGTCCCCACCGGATACGCGCGTGCTGATGACAGTGTACAAGGTTGACTGGTGCCCGCACTGTAAGCGGCTTAAACCCGCGATTGATACGCTACAGGGGCTACTCGCGGACCGCCCAGTTCCCGGGTGTCGATTGGAGGTGGTAGACTGTGAGAAGGACCCGAAGGGGTGTCGGGATGCTGGAGTAAAGTCCTATCCAACGATCCTAGTGAGTCGCCCTGGTCAGCTGGTTGCAACCCCTCTCCCTGCGAGTGTTGACCGTCAGGACCCGGACGCGATGTATCGTCACCTTCGTACGGTGTCTCGGGCGACCCGCTAGCTAGCTGGGTTACTTGGGTCAGCGGGGGTGGTTGGGTCTGTTGAGACTGTGTGACCGGGGGGATACTCGAGGTGGGTGGTGATGTGGATGGTTGGGTGGGCTGGTTAATGCGGTCTAGGAAATCCTTGGTGACCGTGGACCTAGAGACTTCGGTGTACCCAATAAAATCAAGTGTTTCACGGACGGACGTAGAATCCGCCTGTTCAGATAGCATCGTGGTGGGGCTAATTGGTGTAAGTATGCGAATAATCTGGTTCTTGTATCGTGGGTCTTCGCAGCATCGTAAGATGCCCCTTGTCGTGAGAGCGTTGAACGACGCGCGCAGGATGAACAGGAGATCTGGGTTCGTGGATGGTGGGTCTGGTTGTACGATCGGGGATAGCGCGATGGTGTACGGGATGTCTTCGGGTGGGACCTGACCAATCATAAGCGCATCCCAGACACCACCGTCTACGAGCACCATGTTGTTGATACGAACGGGTACAAATAGTCCGGGGATTGCCGAAGTAGCACACAGCGCATCTTCGACACGGATATCTGGCGTCTCTTGTGTCCCTAAAATAACCTGCTTACCGGACCTTACGTCTAGCGCGTTTACGGCAAACCGAACAGGATATCTCTGATACAACTCACCAAGCGTCAGCGTACTTCTGCCAGTTACACGTCTCAGGACCGAACGAATCAGCCGCCGCAGACCGTTTCCGGAATCAATACCTCCCGTATCCGCCATCGTCAGGATTCCATTCGTATGTATCCTGAAGAAAGACGCGATGGGTATGGACATTAACAGCTGGTGGATAGACGTATGGTGGATTCCAAGGACAACCAGTAGACCAACGAGACCCCCGACGCTTGTACCGTAAACCACCTCGAACTCGCGCAACTGGATACCCTGTTCTTCTAGTGCCCGAAATGCCCCTGCGTAGGTTACTCCAAGAACCCCTCCTCCGGTAAGAACCAGTGTATTTCTTGGCATTCTCTATCGTTATGCGTGGGATGCGTTATAGGGGTTAAACGAAAGAATCTTGTAAGTTGTTAGAGAAATGGCATCATCATCCGACTATCATATCGTGATCGTGAAAACAACTACAACTACATCAACAGTGGGAGGAAGCCCGACATATGAGGCGAAGAAGTACAAGCTAGAAGATGCTTTATTCAATGATGGTGGTAAACTGTCTGATGTAACCGGATCCGAAACTAGTGATGGTGTGGTTGCGGCGCTAAAGGGGGTGTTTACTGTCGCTCCTGTCGCAGGTGATAGTCCTCCTTAGTATGAATCATAATAACATACCTTGTTTTTATAGTAGATGGAGGGTTTTTCGTATAACATTTATTATGCCATACGAAAAGACAATGATAACTCGTATCATCTATATGATACCCCCAAGCCGGATATACGCGGTGAGACAAATATGGTACATATGGAAGACGATATATCTAAAACAAGGGTAAAGCCTTTGAATAAGGTTGAACTTGGGTCACACCAGTTTGTACATCTTCTAACAACACACATACCGAGTGGAGGTGCGATTCCTGGTATGTCAGGTGATTCTCATGTCCTTGCAAACTTTGGGTATACAGGTACTATGGAATGTCCTGCCGGTAGAGTCCTTGAAAAATACAAGATAAACTCAAATATTCTACAGGTTATAGACGCTACACCAAACTTCCTTAACAATCGTGTATACAAAACTATCGTTAGTGATTTAATAGAAAACGAGCCTACGCCAAAACAATATATACTAATAACTCAATTGGCTGGGACATCCGAAACTGGTGAAATCAAGACACTGGACGAATATGACTCGTTTCATGACGATGTCAATACCACGAAGGGCAACTATGAACTGATTGGGTATATATTATACGGTAAAAAACATTACACGTCCAATGTGAAACGGAACGGTAAATGGTGGGCCATCACAGATACTATTTCGTCTGGAGACGATGTGGATATGGTAAAATCTGAAGGTGAACTAAAATACGGCGGAAATGCGGTATCCAAAGATGGTAAATGGAACCCAGTAGAACACAAGGATAATGCGGTCCCATATGTCGTTCTGTACCGTAAGATAGGCGCATCCAAACCAACATTTCAGTTTAAAAACAGTAACCCATCTGTCGTCAAAAACCCAGGTAATGCCTGTTATATTCTATCTGCTATGACTCTGTTATCAAATATTCCCGAGGTCGTTGGTACTGTAATGGGTAGTAAGGCGGTATCGTACTTGGAGATTAAGCCCACTGATCCAGTTGAGCCTGCTGATCCAGTTGAGCCTGCTGATCCGGTTGGACCCGGTGATGACGATGAGATGATTATCGCGGTTGCTCTCGCAGCGGCAGAGTCAGGAGTAAGGGGGGCTGGTGCCACTGGCTCAGCCGGAAGATCCCGGATACGTCCCCATAAATCTAATCAAACGAGAAGACGTCTGCGTGGAAACCGACGCGGGAGTTCTACGAAACGGCGTTCCTCGTCAGGCTAAGATAAGATACATTCGCAATCTGCTGGAACTATCATAGATGGACCGTCAGATTGATATTCAAGAACTATTCCAGAAAAAGGTTGAGCGCGAAGAGATGCGTCTCGCAGTGTACGACACCATCCTGGAACGAGTCCACAAGCGTATCCAGCTGGTGGCTGCCCAGGACGGCGGTACTACGTTTTCAACGTACGTCTTGCCGGAGGTAATGATCGGACAGCCCCTGTTCAAGGCAGACCAGTGTCGGTCATTTGTGATTACCAGCCTAGTCAAGAATGGGTTT